CTCTTATAATATTTTCGAATATTAGTATCCTGTATAGGGTATACACAGCAAACCATCTAATAAGCTCTTATAATATTTTCGAATATTAGTATCCTGTATAGGGTATACACAGCAAACCATCTAATAATCTCTTATAATATTTTCGAATATTAGTATCCTGTATAGGGTATACACAGCAAACCATCTAATAAGCTCTTATAATATTTTCGAATATTACTATCCTGTATAGGGTATACACAGCAAACCATCCAATAAGCTCTTATAATATTTTCTTCTTTTTTATTTTCATCTCTAAAATATAGATATGAACGATATTGATAATTTAACAGATTTAATAAATAACTTAAAAATAAAAAGTAGCTTTAGTGACGAATTTATAGATTTTACTAATTTCGTTTCAAAAATATGTATTTAGATATGTTTAATCGTGGATATATTATTAAACCTAAAGAGTTTATTAATAATTATATACTTAAACCTCAAATACCAAAAATTATTCTGAATTTAAAATATGAGCAAAGAGAGCATTTTATAAATATATTAATTGATGAATTAAATAAATATAAAAATGAATTAGAAAAAAATAAAATGCAACTTAATGGCGGAAATATAAAACATAAGGGTAAATCTTATAAAAAATTTATGAAAATATAAAAATATAAATATTTACAATATACAAACTATTCTATACTTACTCTATGTTAATTATGTAGTAAGTAATTATCAATTACGTTTTTAATACTTCTACAATCAAAATTTAACATATTTCGCATAGGGCATTTTAGAAATACAGAATCGTAAAGATATAAATCGTTATTATTTATTTCTTCTATCGTATTTCTAATTTGCGAGTTTAGATACTTGAGCAAACATTCAACATGCATAGGAGGATATTGTTTGGAATTTGTTTTTTGACCATTAAATGGAACATATGCCACTCTATCTTTCTTTTTAAAACTATCGCAACAAATACAACAATTTTTATTAGAAAATTCTTCACAATTTTTATCTATAATAAAAGGCATATTTCCAATTGTCCACATATTCTTTTTTAAGACCATTTTTTCAATTCTCCTACAAGCTTGCTCTGTCAATCTAACATCTGAAGTAGATGTGTAATTGTCTGAATCTATACCTCTCGAAAAATCAAGACAATAATCTGTTTTGAAATTTACTATGTCTCTTATGATTTTGTATTCGATTTCTTTTTTTTGGACAAAAGTTAATTTATCTATATCAGTACCTGTATTAGGAGAAATATAGATTAGATCATTTTTTGTCATAATGAATCCGTTACATATAAAATCAAGTTTTCTGAAAGGAGGCATTAAACTCTTGATTTTACATTCAATAATATCTAAATTTACATTAAATACTATTCCTTCTGTAACATATGGAATTTTGCCAATTGAAATAGTATACTGATAATTATGCAATATGCCAGAGCAAGGAGCAATATATTTATCATATTTATCATCGACAGAATATATTATTTCAACAGATGTCATTGTTACATTAGACATTCCAAATTTATTATTGATATGCTGAGTAATGTCTTTAATCATGTTATTAATATCATCTCTATCGTAGAGACAAACATCAATATCATTTGGGACAATTGTACGAGGCAATGTATCAATATCAAATTGTTCATTCCACATGGACTTATAGTCATCAAATTTATTATAGAAAATGTTAGCATAATGATTGTGAATAATGCTATCTCTCACAAATCCTCCAAAAATTATTCCATTCCATTTGAAAATAATATTTTTAATATCGGCCATGATACAATATTTGACGTAATTCGAATTGTAGTTAATTTTTACATTCGTAACATTCGTAACATTGGATGACATTTTAAACTGGAGGAACAGAACAGCAACTTATTCTACTTAATAAATTTATACTAACTTTCTCAAAGTCTTAAAAGTCTTAAAAGTCGTGTAGTGGCAAATCGGACAAATCGGTAATATACTTACTACGAATATTATCAATTTTTTAAAAAATAATAATAAAAATCGAACAAATTATTTTATAATTAAAAATATATATTAAAATATAAATAGAATTTGCGTGTAATGTTGATAATATATGTAATTATTAATAAATAATATAATAACATATTATTTAATTAAATGTATTTCTATTTACATTGTTTTCTCTTAATCTAAGATATATATTTCTCTTTTTTTTATCATTAATTATATATTTATAATTATCGGAATTAATAGTATTTTGATTATCAAATGAGAAAGAATAATTATAAATTTTGTTAATATTTGGATAACTCGGGCATCTTAAAATATTTGGCCTTCTAAAACTGCATGTACATCTCAATTCAAATATGCAAATAATTAAAATATTTACTATCAAAATAGAATTATTTAACATAGTATAATTAATATTTAATTAATTAACAAAATCAATTTTTATAATTTAATAATAATTTTTTATATTCATAAAGGTTCATAATACCCATATCACGATTGCAAGTTTTGTAGCAAGGGAGCAAATTATTTATAGTGCTATCACCTCCTAATACATGTACTACTTTATTATAACACTCCATATTATCATAATCTAATATATTATCACATATACAACACTTTCCTTTCATAGTTTCTTCTGAATTATATTTTTTCCATACTTCTTTTTTTGTATTTTTTGGTATTTTAACTCTTTTATCTATTAAAAAATATTTTTTGATTATATCTCTGTAATCATCCATTGTTAGAGAATTAAATAAAGAATATAACGCAATATCTAACCACTCACATTTTCTAAATTTAATATAGGTTCTATAGGTAATGTATATTTATACGGTTATAGTATTGCTTAACTTCATCAATATTATATAAATTATATTTTACAACAGGAACACGAATATTGTCAACGTCATAGCCTTCATTTTTTTAATTGCGAATAAGAAAAATAATTAAAATATCTCGAGAGGCACGCTGTATTCATGGGAAGACATATTGGATATATTTAGGACACTTCCGTAATACTTCTATGATAAATTATAAGGGTTATTCTAATACTTCATCAAATATTGCTGGGTTTTCTGATAATGCAAGCCAATGTATTTCTTCACGATTTGCTTTTAACATATCAATAGCTTTCGGATTTGGATTTTTTGATAAATAATAAAATTGTATATTTCCTTGATTTTTTTTTAATAATTCTATTGCTTTTGGATTTGGATTTTCTGATAATCTTTCCCAATCTATTTTTTTTTGATTTTTTTTTAATAATTCTATCGCATTTGGATTTGGATTTCCTGATAATCTTTTCCAATCTATTTCATAACGATTTGATTTTAATAATTCTATTGCTTCGGTGCTTGGATTTCCTGATAAATATCGCCAATCTATTTCATCGTAATTTGCTTTTAATAATTCTATTGCTTTTGGATTTGGATTTTTAGATAAATATTGCCAATCTATTTCATCGCCATTTGCTTTTAATAATTCTATTGCTTCGGTGCTTGGATTTTCAGATAAATAATACCAGGCTATTTTATTAGGATTTGCTTCTAATAATTTTATTGCAGCTGGATTTGGGTTTTTAGATAACCAATGCCAAGATATATTTTCAGGATATTTTTTTAATAATTCTATTGCTGCTGAATTTGGATTTTGTGATAACATCTCCCAATTTATTTCATGAATATTTTTTTGTAATAATTCTATTGCTTCGGTGCTTGGATTTCCTGATAAATATCGCCAATCTATTTCATCGTAATTTGCTTTTAATAATTCTATTGCATTTGGGTTTGATGATAATTTTACCCAATTTAATTTCTCAAGAGGTATCCAGTCTTTTAGTTTATATTTAACCCTTGAAAAAAGTGTCTTATATTTATTTACTATTTTTTCAAGGATATCATCAGGTAATGCATGCAGGCTTCCTCGTCGCATTGATGCATTAATGCTATTTGTTACCTTCATTTTATTCTTGATAGATTTTGGAGATGAATTAATATTATCCTTGAAGACATTGATATATTTACAGAACTTTTTGAGCTGTTTCTCTTCACAACCTATAACTTTAGACATCATTCTGACCATAATCTTGTTACCACACATTGCTTCATAATCTTCTATACTGAGCTTAAATATCGTGTTTTTAATTCTTGATTGCATATTAGTAATTAGCTGAGTACTTGGCACAGAATCTATTCCTAAAAATTTAGATAATTTATTACCTTTCTTCTCTATTAATTTTTCGAGATAATCAGATGACATTGGTATTTATAAGTTATTCTATTAAATGGTTTAGAAAAATAATCAAATATATGATATGAATATCTGAGAAATAGCATGAGAGACATTTAGGATACTTATGTTATACATTATAAGGATTATTCTAATATTTCATCAAATATTCTTGGATTTAATGATAAATGTTCTAATCTATTTTTTCAGGATTAGCTTTTAATAATTCTATAGCATATAGATTACTATATTTGGATTTTTTGGTCTTCAACCATAGTAATAATATGTTCATTATTAACTAATCTTTGTAATTCAGGTATTTTATAACTATCTATTATATTTTTAGAACCATGAACATCACTTCTGTTCTCATATTTAAATAAATATTACTATATAATAGTATAATGTTTTTATATATGTTATATATTTTATTATCTAACTAAGAATAATATTTATAGTTAATAGATATGTCAACTAAAATTACTAAAAAAATTAGTAAAAATTCTACAATAGCTAAACCGAATAGCTATCCTATAAATGCAAAAAATGTTATAAAATGGCTTGAACAAAGTGATCCCTCTATAAGAAATATAGCAAATGAATTTATTTTAAAAACTACATATATAAATCACAATATGTTTTTGAAAACTTATAAGAAAGCTATTGAGGAAATGATTTCTATATTAGATATAAATGTACTACAATTTTTTATTTCTATAGATGATAAAAATAAGTCTAATTATTGGATAATGCAGATTATAGAAAAATATGTAAATAGTAATAAATATAAAATAATTATTGTTAGTGATTTTAGTAAATTAGATCCTTCGTATCCTGTTATAATAGCTGATGACGCAAGTTATTCTGGTTCTCAAATGGCTAATACTATTGAAGATAACTTCCAACGTACAAAATTAGACATATTTATCTTAATCCCTTTTATGTCAAATACAGCAATTGATACAATTAAAAAGAGCTATAGTGATAATTTAAATGAAGGTTCTATTATGTTTTTAGATAAAAGTATGTATATTATGAAACCAATATATGAATTAATAGATAAGGATAAAATAGAATTATTATTTTCATATTATACACATAATCCAAAATATATAAGAGAATATCCTATATATTTTGATCATAAAGTAGCAGACAGCTATTCATCTTTTCCATTAATATATACATATGGTATAATTCCTAATAATTATAATAAACAAATAATACATGATATACAGAAAAAAAGGTTACCTATGAAAGATATATTTGATAAATTAGAGAGAATTCCTTTATTAAAAAATTGTACCATTGATATTCCTTATAATATAATGGTTCCTCCTTGTCCTCAACAACCATATAAATTAAACTTTAAAAAATTGGCAACAATAACTAATAAAATTAACACAATATAGCTTTTACTTTTTTACATATTATATTTGAATATTTAACTATTTTTTATTTTTTAATATTTAATAATTATAGATTATGAATAATAATATTCCAAAAATTGCATCTTGTATTAGAAATACAAGTACGTGGGCTCATGTTAAATCTGAATATAAGTTCGATTCTAAAAAATTTAATAAAACTAAATTTATAAATGATTTACCATTAATGTCTCCTAAAATTCACGCATTAATTGAAAAAATAAAGACATTAGATGATATAGATATGAAACGCGATGGTAAATACTATAAACATATTATATATAGTGATGTAGATGGAAATAATGGTGCTAAAATGGTTGCATCTTCAATGATAGCAAGTAATTATAATTTAATATATAATAATGGTATAATAAAAAATGTAAATAGTGATTATAACACATTTGGATTATTGACTAAATCTACAGTAAATAAGAAACCATTACCTGTAAAATTAAAGAAAAATATGATGAAAATAATGAATAATAGAGAAAATAATATAAATGGTAAAAATATGCGTTTCATAATTTTAGATTCTGGATTTAAAGAAGGCATTGATGTATTTGATGTAAAATATATGCATATATTGGAACCTTTAATAACTAAATCAGAAAAAACACAAGTTATAGGAAGGGGTACAAGATATTGTGGTCAATCAGGACTTCCTTTTAATCCAAATGAAGGATGGCCTTTATATGTATATGTATATAATATACAATACGACGATAATTTAACTATTCACGATTTATTTAATAAACATAGCAATCAAAATATTAGTATTTTAAATTTTATTGCTGATGTAGAGGATATTATTATAACATCGGCAGTTGATTTATCATTAACAGAAAATTTACATATATTATCTTTAAATAATAATAGATTTTATAATTATATTCAAGAAAAAATAAGAAAAGGTAATAATCTTATAAAATTAAATCATAATGATAAAATTTATAGAAATGATATAGATGTAATAGATTGTGAAAATAAGTGTAAAGGTATATTAGAAATAAAATCAGATGATTTTGACCCTGTTTCTATTTTGCTTTTAGCAGCATTGCATATAGTTGATATTAAATATATAAAAAAATTGCCTAAATTGAAAAAATCGACTACAAATTCAAATGATAATAAATCGTGGGAAGGAGTAATTATAAAAAATATTACCTTTGATATTGAAGATAAAAAGATAATTAAAGCATTTAATAAAAAAACTCCTTACAATACACTTTGTGAATTTATAAGTTCTCGCAAAGATTATTGTGATACAATAAATGAAATTTGGAAAAATAGCGCTATGTTTTTAAATAAACATGGTAGTTTATTAATAGATAAATTAGAAGAATTATTTAAATATAAAAAAATCAATATTAATAATTATAAGGATATATATAACTATATTAAAAAAGTAAATAATAAAAATAAAAATAGTGAAAAACCTCCTAATAAAAAATTAGATTATGTTGAATTATATAATTATATATCAAATAATTATAAAAAATATACTTGGAGTATTTCTGAAATTAAAAACAAATGTATTGAAGATGATAATCAAATAAAAAAAGATGATAATATTCCTACATTTACAAATTCGCAATTATTTGTGCAAAAATATTTAACACCTGAATCACCTTATAAAGGTTTATTTTTATATCATAGCGTGGGTTCAGGAAAGACATGTACGGCAATTGCTACAGCAACAAATACTTTTAATAAACAAGGCTATACTATTTTATGGGTTACAAGATACACATTAAAAGAGGATATATGGAAAAATATGTTTGTAACTGTTTGTAATATTATAATCAGAGATAAACTTAAGAATGGAGAAATAAAAGAAATACCAGCAACACAAGCTAAAAGACTTGAATTACTTGGTTCTAATTGGATACAACCAATATCTTATAAACAATTTACAAACATGATAAAAGGTAAAAATAAACTATATGATATGATGGTTAAAAGAAATGGTAAAGAAGATCCATTTAAAAAAACACTAATTATTATTGATGAAATTCACAAAATATATAGTAATACATTATCAATCATGGAAAAACCTAATCCCGAAGTTTTACAAAATATGATACAAAAATCATATTCTTTATCTGGAAAAGATTCTTTAAGATTACTTATTATGTCAGCAACACCTTTTACAAATGACCCTATGAGTACTATAAAAATATTAAATTTACTATTAGAAAATAATGATAGAATGCCAGAAGATTTTAATTTATTTAAAGAAAAATATTGTAACGAACAAGGATTAATTGATAATAATAAAATAATGGATTTCATGAATAATATATCTGGAATAGTTAGTTATATTGATACAAGTAGAGATAGAGGTAAATTCGCATATCCTTTAATTGAAAATATTATATGTAATATTGAAGTAAATAGTACTAAAATTAGTTCAAGTATGATAAATATAGAAGAAGAAATAAAGAATATTGAAGATAAAATAGTAAATGATAAAAATATTTTAAGTAAAACTGAAATTGCTAATTTAAAATCTCAATTAAAAAAATTGGAAAAAGAAAAGAAATTATTAATTAATAAAATGAAAGAACCTAAAAGTATCATAGATTATGTAAATAAATGTTTTACAGGAAAAAAGTAAATACTTCTTGTGCGTAATATTTCCTATAAGAAATATAAAAAAAATAAATAGATAATGTATATATTAATATTGTATGCTTCTTGTATAGCAATAATTTTATTCAGTATTTATCATTATATTAATATTAAAGGCGACTATGAAGAAAATCCAGATAAGAAATATAATATAACAACAGATTTATTAAATGTAAATAACATAATGATATTTATAATTATATTTGCTTTTTCATTGCTATTAATATATTTTTCTTTTGATGAAAAAAACGACATTCTATCTATGATTGGAATTACAGATAACGAATATAGTAAATTGAATAATATATCAAAGACTGTTTTAATAGATCCTCGTATATTAAAAAATACAACCGAACCTATGAGTTCTGGTTTTGAACCCTATAATAGTAGCGGTGGTTCAATTGGCGAAGAAACAACAGACGATGATACATCTGTATCTTCTAATAATTCTGATTAAATATATATTTAATAAAAATTGATTATTTTTAAAACTCATTATATAAACATGAGTAATATATGTATTGATAATTTTATTGTAACATTTTTTTCAGGAAAAAAAGAATATAGATCATTGAGTAATTTTTGGGAAAATGATATTATTATAGAAAATGAGGATAAAAATAGAATATATGAAAGTGGCGAACATTGTTTTCATGGAGAAAAATATATTAGACTTAGTGAATTGTCTAATGATGAAAATAGGAAATGTATTTTGCTTGATTATGGTAAAACATTTATAAAACCTTCTCGGTATAAAACAAGTATAATGGCGAAAAAAATGGGAGGGAAAAAAGGGTTAGTTCTGAATAGCGATGAATTAGAAAAATGGAAGTTAATTAGTATTGATATACAGAAAAATATATGTAAATGGAAAATTACTAATTATGAAGAAGTTAGAAATGATTTACAAAAAAGTAAAGGTAAAATTTTAGTACATCCTGCGATGAGATGTAGTTTAGAAAAAATAGAAGGTAGAATATGGGAAGGAAGAGCTAAAATTATAGATAATAAAATTATTATATATGGTAAAAACTTATTAGGAAATATTTGGATGGAATATAGAGATAATTATTAATTTTTACAAATAGTCTTAGGATCAATATTAAGAGCTCTAAGAATTCTTTTATAAAATTGCAGATTAAAATTAACTACACTACAATTTTCATATTCCTTAATAATATTATCTTTAATACAAAGCTTTTGAGCTAAATCTTTTTGAGTAATATTTAATGCTTTGCGACCATCTGTAATAGCTTGAGCATATTCGCGTGTAATTTTATTTAACTTTGGAATATCATCTTCTACTAATTTAATATACTCTTTGTGCCCTGCTTGATTTTGAATAATATTTTTTTTATCTTTGATATTTTTTTTAAAGACTACTTCTTCCCAATCTTGAAAATTAACTGGATTCGCCATTCTTATTATATCTTATAACAATAAGTAATAAAATAAATCAATTTTTATATTTTTAAATATTATTTAATTAAGTATATTATTTAACAAATTATATTTACTACCTTGTGTTTTGCATATTCATATTCACTTTTATTAATTCTTATTAATTTCATTGAACTATTGAAAAATTGGTAAAAATTATTTTTTTCAAAATATATTCTTCCTTGATTTAAAACAATAATTTCATTATTATTAAATAAATCTTTGAATTTTTCATTTAATTCACTATTTTCACCATCTATTTTAAAATATTCAGAAGGTCTGCAACAATATATTTTTTTAATATATATTATTCCATCACTATCGTCCATTTTATTATTTATAATATTTTATTTTTATATTAGCTATAAAATGTTTTATCTTTAACATTATTTATTATATAGTCTAAATAAAAATCTTTATTTATTGAATGAGCAGAAATAGGCTTAAATTTACGTCCAAAAAAAGCAGGACTTTTTAATAAATGTAAGAGTTCTGCTTGTGTAATATGTATATAATTTTTTAATTCTCTATCAGTAACATATTTATAATCCATACCTTCCCAATTAGCAAATGTAGTCGCTGATTCAGGAGGAGAATTATAAGAAGTCCCCTTTATTTCTTCATAAAATTTATCTTTATATGTATAAGCCAAATATGTTATGTAACATAATTCATCAGCAGCATAAGCTTTTTTAAACCACTGAAAATACTCAGTATTATTTACCAATATTTCACTATGTTTTCTATTTAATATGCACCATTGAGATGCTTTATTTAAGTATTTAATATCAATATAGTTTAAGGCATCTATACAATCTGGTAAACATTCTTCAGGATTTGCTATATGGAAATATGAATACTTTTCTTCTAAATTGCCATAAATATATTCAAAAGGCTTTAGGGGTATACAAGAACCAGAAAGAAATATAAAATGTGTATTATTTTTATCCTTCAATGCTTCTGATAACATTAAGTTTTGTGCTTTAACAATAGAAATATCAGCATACTTAGTAGGGATATTCTTTTCTATCTTATATTCTTCAAAAAAATCAAGACGCTCATTATATTTATAATGTATATAAATAGTATATTTATTCTTATCTATATTGCTAAAGAACATATGCCATAATTCTTCATGATTTATGACATTGTATATCAAAAATATAAATGCTATCTTGTTCATTTATATTTATATCTTAAAATATATTTATATGAAACTTATTATAAGTAATATTCTTATAAAAAGCTATAAAAATGAAAATGCTCTCGGGGAGACTTGAACTCCCAATCTTTGGCTCATAAGACCAACGCTTTAACCGATTAAGCTACGAGAGCAAATGTATGTATATGAGAGGAGTTGCTCTCATATTATATATAATACATTTAATTCTTATATCTTTTTTCAACTGATAAATATAATATGCAAAGATGTAAATATATTACCAGAAAATTAATAACAATTAATTTCATAATGCTCTTTTTACCACATTTGAAACATCTATTCTTTGTGCTATTACTATTTTTTACAAGATGGTTTTTGGTTTTTTATCTAATATTATAGCTGTATATGAACAACCTATTACATTATCAATTCCCTAAAGTAATATTTTAAAATAATTTTGTTATATTTTTAGATAAAAATTGATATGAAAATTATAAATAATTATCACTATTATAGTCAAACAACTACATTTTACCAAAAGAACAAGAAAAATAGTATAAGGACAAACACTTTTCAAATATAAAACAAAAGAAAAAGTAAAATTAATAATGGAATATGATGTTAAATCATTTAGTAAAAAATACTCAGTACAAAAAAGAATTAGAATATTATATAAAATTACAATTAAATTATATCTAATAGTTAAAGCAAAGAATCATAGAGGGCAGTTGTATTATGTATTTGAGTTTTTAATGAAACCTGAAAATTTATGTAAATTTGTAAAGCAAGGAGATATATTATTATATTGTGATAAACGACGTTCAGAAGATACAAGTGGGAAACAAAAAAATTTCGCAGATAATTCAAGAGCGGTTGAAAAAATGAGAAAGGATTTATATCCGCTTGAATGGATAGAAGTTAAAAAAAGGGGGGATTTATGGTTTAAGTATATGCCTCAAAATAAAAAATATATATGTAAAGATTTATATGAACAACATAAACATAAGAGTGATTGTTTCAAAAAAAATATTATAGGAGAAAAATTATGCGAAACAAATTATATGTGTGAAATAACTGGATTGCCTGTAAGTGAAGGTAAATTAGCAGCTGATCATTTTATTCCAAAAGAAAAAGGTGGAAAAAGTGAAATAAATAATTGTATAATACTTAATAAAATATTAAATGAAAAAAAAAATAATAAGATGCCAATAGAATGGTTTTGCGAAACTCTCTTAACAAATTTTATGAATATTTGTAAAAAGGTAGGAATATTACAAGAATGTAAGGAAAAAATTATTAAATTTATTCAAGAATTTTGATATTACCATATTTGTTAATATATAAAATATTAGTAAATATAAACTATTCATCCAATAATAATTTTTTTATTGATAAAGCTATATTATATGATAATTGAACTGGCACAGCATTTCCGATTTGAACACATCTTGAAGTATGTGAACCACACAATTTATAATCTAAGGGAAACCCAGTAATTGTTGCTGCTTCACGAACAGTAATAGAACGATGCTCCCAAGGGTGTATAGGAAAATTACTATGACCTGGAACTAAGGTTGGTGCTGGAAGATTTCTATTTAATCTCTGTGTATTTCCTCTTGAATAAAACGCGCTTATTTTTAATTCGTCAGGTAATTCATCTATAACATCTGCAATATTATTTCCTTCTGGAATTAATTTAAATCTGTCAATAGTTTTTTTATTATGGTTCATTGGTTTATTGTCTTCGTCAATTAGAGGATTATTTATACCTTTATAATCTATTAAAATTAAAGCATCGTTTAATGTATAATTTGTATCTTGTTCAATTGGATAAACATAACTTTTGTTGATATCATTACTAACAGCAACCATTATTATTCTTTTTCTATTTGTATACCCTCCGTATTTATCTGTTTGTAAAATTTTTTCATAAAATGTATAACCCATTTCTTGGTATAGTTTTTTTATATCATCAAGAACATTATATTTATATTTACAAATACCATTTAATAATTCATCCATTTTTTTTTTATTATTATTTATTGTTAAATTTAAATCACAATAGTTTTCTCCATTTTTTCTTTTACTTGATTTAATGCCATTTAACAATTTATTTACATCGCTTAATTTTGTATAGTCTTCAAATGTTTGCTGTGTTTCTTCACAATTTACATATAAAATCATATTTTTAATTGCTGTAACATTTTCTATAACGCTTACTTTGGGTTTTAATATATTTACAAGTCTTAATTGGTGTTTGTATAAATAATTTCTTGGGTCAAACGGATTTCTTACACCTGCTAAAGAAAACCCTTTACAAACAATTCCGCCAAATAAAACATCAACCTTTTTATTACCAATTTTTGTTTTTATAACTTCTTCTGTAATATCTTCTATTGGGCACAATAAATACTCTTCATCGTTTATAACTTTATTTTTAAGTAATGTGTCTATTGTATCTTTATCAATATCATTTACTAATAATGACTTAAATCCTGCTTTTTGAAACCCTAAATGAGCACCGCCAGCACCAACAAATGTTTCAAAAATAGTAAGATGATTATTTTCATATATTTCATTATCATCTTCAATAATTAACTTAATAGGTTTTTCTTTTTTTATAATATGTTTCTTTAATTTTTGATCCATATTATCTGATTTAATATAATTATTATCTATATAATATAAGTCAATTTTTATTATTATATAATAATAAACTTGATATATATTTTTTCATTATGCTATTCTTTTTTTGAATAAATATTACAAATATTGTGTAAATAATTCTTCTTAATGTAGATATAATATATCAAATAATACAATTGTATATAAAAATATAATAACAAATTTTACCAATACTTAATAATATAAAAATTTATTATAAGTAATAAAAAAAATAATGCTCTCGGGGAGACTCGAACTCCCAATCTTTGGCTCATAAGACCAACGCTTTAACCGATTAAGCTACGAGAGCAGATGTATGTGTATAGGAGGAATTGCTCCCATATTATATATAATACATTTAATTCTTATATCTATTTGCTTAATTAAAAATTGATTATGCTTATTTTATATTAAACACAAATAAAATGTTTACAGAAATGGCTAATTTGCGAAAAAATGAAGAAACATCAAGAATTGGAACAAAATGGTCTAATGAAGAAGTTGAAGAATTAATGAAAGAACTTATTGATAAAAAGTCATATGAAGAAATAGCATTAAATCATAAAAGAACTATTGGAGGTATAAAGTCGCGTGTAATATGTCTGATCTTATATTTACAATACAAGGATAAATCTAAAACTATAGAAGAATTATCATTAGAATATAATATTGAAAATGATTTAGTTCTAAAATATATTAATAAAATGAAAATTAAAGATTCTAATGAAAGTACTATTGAAAGTACTATATTAAAATATATCGATAAAAATGAAATTAAAGATTCTGAAATAAAAACAAAGGTTAATATCGAAATCTTATATGATAAGATTATATCATTAGAAAATAAGATGCTTTCTATAGAACAAAAATTAGATACTATTATTTATTTAAATTCATAGAGGAGTTCTCTGTTGTTTATAATAGGTATAATTATTATATTCTATATATATTTTAAAATTAAAAATGAGTACATAATTAATTTTTTTCTGAAGTTTTAAAAGTTTTTATAAATTTCTAAATTTTTTTTAATTATGTACTCATTTTTAATTTTGCAAAAATAAGTAATTATTAATATTATAAGATTTAAGTATTATAGTTACTATAATAAATGATAAAAATGAAAATTCTCTCGAAAAGACTCAAATTCCTAATCTTTGGCTCATAAGACTAACGCTTTAACCGATTGAGCTACGAGCGCTGATGTATGCGTATAGGAGGAATTGCTCTCATATTATATATACTAATTTACTATATCTATTTCTTATATTTTGCATCCAGCCATTATAGGGTTTATTTTTTGAGTTCTCATTAAATCATTTTTATTTATTGCTTCTAATAAATCACTATCGAGGCGATTTGAAAAAGCATTTGTTTTATTAGGCATTTTTGTTATTCCGCAATTGTCTAATTCTGGAGACGTTTGATATACTACTCCAACATTACCCATTTCCCTTGCAGGGAAAATATTAGCAACTGGTTTTTTACTATACATTTCAATATCTTCCGAATCTAATCCAACATTCATATTTCCAGGGTTAGGAGTATGACCGGCGGCAATTAACATTTCTTCACGCGTTCCGTCTATTTCAGCATTTTCATCAGCTGTTCTATCAGGTTGTCGATATTCATATATTGAACTTGCTATACCATATTCATTAACATCAGAAGTAAATTGTTTATTAGTATTTTTCATTTCAACATTTTTATTTAAATAACCACCAAATAGCCCTTCTAATACCCCTCCGATAAATCCATATTCTGATTTTCCAATTATTGTAGTTTCTTTTGTAGTTGTTTTTGCAACTATATCTGGATCATATAATGTTACTTTATATACTACTCCTCCAATATTTCTTGTTGTATCTTCTGTTGGTAATGTTTGCCTTAATGTTTTTTTAGCAGCATCGCTATTTTTTACATAGTTACCATCAATACCTTTAATATTTGTTAATGCTGCATCATGTATTAATGTTTCTTTAATAGTTGTTTTAGCCAAATCTGTTAAAGCCGAATACGTTTCTTTATTTCCTGATAAATTACCATTCTCATTATCGTGCAATGTTGTTTCTTTAGTCGTAGTTTTAGCAGTATCATTTAAAGCAGAATAAGTCTCTTTATTTCCTGTTAAATTACCATTCTCATTATCGTGTAATGTTGTTTCTTTAGTTGTAGTTTTAGCTGTATCATTTAAAGCAGAATAAGTTTCTTTGTTACCTGTTAAATTACCATTTTCACTATCATGTAATGTTGTTTCTTTAGTTGTAGTTTTAGCAGTATCATTTAAAGCTGAATAAGTCTCTTTGTTTCCAGTTAAATTACCATTTTCTTTATCATGTAATGTTGTTTCTTTAACAGTCGTCTTCATTATATGATTAACTGGATCGTATAATGTAGCTTTTGAAGGGATTTGGATACTTGGATTTCCTACACCTCGTGCTGCCTCTACATTATATTCTTTATTTGTATATTTTAATACATCCATTATAGGTGCTACTAAGGCTTTTATTATACTTGTAGCATTTGTTACAACTGTGCGTTGCTCTGTCGTTTCTCTTTCATTACCATATAATATTATTTTGCTTTTGCCATAATCATCTTTTATTCCTTGATTTAATTCTGAACGTGCTATAGGACCTCTGTATTCTATATGTGATTCTTGTCTTGTAGTAGGGCGAATATTTTGAGAAGGTCTTAAAGTATTTTTAGAATTAGCACCTGTTGTTTTGAACCACCTATCTTGCGTATTTTCAAATACTGTATCAGGGCGTTGTTTAGTCATTGGGGCAAGTTCAGCTCTTCTATCAGGGCCTTTAGCATGTCCCTTAACAGGTATTTCAAAATATGTTTGTTTCTGATTTATTCGTGACCTTAATTCATCTAACGAACGAGGTTTAGCATATTCTAATGTTTCACCTTGATGAAAACCACCAGTACTTTCTCCAGTATATCCTTGATTTAATCCTGGACCAACACGTATCTTTTCGATGGGAAAAAAATTATTAGCAATTTCTGTAACTTCTAATCTCGATTTATAAAAATCATCATTATTTTTCATACCACATATATTACCGCCAGCATTAATTTGCGGTTTAAACATACACTGAATTTCTTTCTTTTGTTGTTTTAAAGAATTATTACCAGATAAATTATCGAGCAGAGGATACATATTTTCAATATTTGTATTTTGCGTTACATTTTTTTTAAGAAAAGGTGTCATATTATTATGTGCAAGAGATGATGTGCTAACTTTTTCTCCTGTTAATGAATATGTATAATCTCCAATTAAATCTTCTTCTTCATTAATTTCTGAATAAAAATTTCTTTTAAATGTATCTGATGTTGCATTTTTAGATACTACTCTTGTTTCATAAGGGTTTTGTGCCTTTTTATATAATTCGTTACCTCTACTTTGTTCATCTTGTTTTACATTATTCCAATATGTAGATTCATAAATATTTTTCATAGAAGGTACTTTGTTATTTGATATATTCATTTTATATTATCTCTAATGAATAAAGGATAAAAAATACAATTAAATATATACATTATATATTAGTTTTTACAAGATACCCCTGGATATATTGATCCTTCGGGATAACCCGGAGAATATAATTTATTATTATTACATTTTTTCCATGTTTCTAAATTATTATTATTAATTTTACTATTTGGAAAAAATATCGATTGATCTTGTGGTTTTTCTATACAAGGAATATGATTATCCTTAGCTACCATTCTATAATTAACAGGAATTCTGTCAAACTCTTCTAAAGCTCTTTCTTGAGGGTCATAACATATCCACTCCCATCTATTTATACCAGTTTCTTTTAAAGTACATGGAGGATTAGATAAACGCGTATCTTCGCGAGGTATCATACATTGTCTTGCTTCAACTTCTCCTTTTATATCACATCCGGTTTTATTATATTTACCAGGCATATATTCTTCATCATTACATTTTGTATTTTTATAATTTAATCTAAGTAATTCATTCGAATCGTCTATAGCATTTTTCATACTGCAAGTATTGTGTCCATAATTTTGGTATCTTAAAGAAGGATCAGCAGGTATGTCTCTGTGACAATCTTTACAATCATTTGAAGGAACATCTAATTGGTATAATCCTGGACCAACAGTTCTTCTTAATTTTTCTTTATAACTACAACTATCATAGTTTAATCTTGTATCTATATATTGATTCATATCTAATAAAATAATATATTATTTTATACGTAAATAAATAGATATGTTAATTAGTTTATTAATTCCTAAAATTTTATTGAAAAATGAAAAGTTTGTTGATAACGAAAACGAAATAACGTATACATATACTTCCATGGAAAGAATATATTTATATATAATGGGATATAATCCTGATTATTACTATAAATGGGATCTTGTTGATAAAATTTTTGTAGCAATTCTGTATTTAATTACATTTTTAATATCTATATCAGCGGCGTATTTATCATTTAAATGTACATGGAAAGGAGCAATACGAAACTTTTTTTATAGATTAATATTTGCTGTATTCGCGTTTTTATTAGGACCACTATATCTAATTTGGTATTTTTTTATAAATTATATGGGTAATTTATGTTAAAAAAAATTAATATTATTTATAAATTATTGACATTTATTATAATTTATTTTTGGCGGCATAGGCACTTCTCTGTACATAATAGATTGGCATGCTGGTAAATGTAACATAGTTGTATCTATAGGTTGTGTTTTATCATTCTTAATTATACCATCATTTGTTGGAACATATTGATTAGTACCGCACTTAGATATAATTCTTGTTTGACCTCTTAATTCACTATCTAAATCAACAAGATTTCCTTGTATGTGTGATACAACTGTTCCACCAACAAATCCTAATTGATGTCTACATTTGTTTTCGTGTTCATATCTGTAAGGTGATAATAAATAACTAAGCGTACTTACATTATCTTGTAATTCTTGTTTGTAAGAACAATTATCATACGTGGTTCTATTAAAACTCATCTACTCTCTTCTATATTATAGAGAAAAGTTTTTATTTCTTTCAATCCAGTTACATTTTTTATTAAATTCAGTTCTATGAATATATGAGCGTGTATCTTCACCCCCATTAGTCCATTTTGGAACAATATTTTCAGGATTTTGAATATCTTTTACACAATCTAATAAGGGCATAAAATTATTCATTTCTTCTTCCATAATTTGTTTTTTACATCTTACATTATTGGTATCACTACCTTCAATTAGTTCGAGTTCCTTGCCAATATCTGTTTTACCACATCTTAAATTTGGTCCCGAAGTAAAAATTCTATTATTTAATTGTACTTTACATCTATCTTGAGTCATAGAAGAAGGATTATTTCTTAACATAGAATATTTATCTATAAGACAATCATCCGATAAACCATAACCAGGACGACCTCTAAGATTTGGATGATTCAGATACATTTCAGGCATTCTTACAAATGGACTAACGCAGTCTACTAAATTATTTTGATATAAATTATAGCCTTCTATTTTATTATTATTTAAATCTTTTGCACTTTTCCAACAATCATCAGAGCATATATTAGTATTAGTATCAAAAATATTATTTTCCATTATCTATATTTTAATAATATAAATATAATTTATTTATCTACTTTATCTACTAAATATTTTTTATCTTCTATTTTTTCAATAATATCATATTTTACGTCTAATTTAATATTTTCATATATTTGCGTATAATCTTTTTCAAAAACATGATTTTTATATTCTAATATTTTCCAGTCATTATTATTTTCACTATTACCTATAATTTCATCAACTATATCCTCTGTTTTTTTAATTTTATTAAATGTTTCGGCATTATAAACTTTTTTTCCACAGGTGTCATATTTAATAACATTTTTATATGTCAATAGGTCTTCTTCATTTTCTATATTTTTTGAATAATTTTTATATTCTATTTCTTTTAACGAAGTGTTATCCTCATTAACCTCTATATCAAGTTTAATAGTAGTTTTTTTAATCATTATTTTATTAAAGTAATTTATTATTTATATATGCTAATTATACTTAAAGTAATAAAATAACTAAGAAATGATGTATATAAATTAAATTATTATATATATAATTGATAAAAAAAATATTAAATTTAAAATTGAGCAGAATTCTTAATATTGTTATATAAATTATTATAACATTGTTCTCCATTATTTTCTTTACAAGATGGGCCACGTTCGTATAACCACTCTGTAAATAACTCTCTTTCATTCGGTATAGTAGTTGATGGTACTGTATAGAATTGTCTGTCCATCGTAGATTTATTATATATATCATCTGATTCTCTAAATACCTTTTCTTCTAAATTTGAATTTATAGCATTTATTACATTTGTATTATCAATAGAACATGATTTATATTTCCTTTTTTTATCTATTAAATTTGGATTCATAAAAGGATTTTCCGCTGTAGGTTTTGTACAATATTCATTATTAACAATGTCTAAATCATTAGAATTTAAAAATTTTTCAATTTTTTTATTTTTCTCCATTTGATAATTATATATTAATATTGAAATAATCATAATTATAAATACAAATAATATATATCTTGAATCGTTAAATACTAATGTAGCAATTATTCCAATAAATAATATTAATCTTATTATAGCATTCATTTTTTCATCTAAACTCATATTTATATTTGGATATAATACAGGATTGAATAATTCATTTAAATTATCTAACCAAAACATTATTTGTTTCTTACTCTATAATATTTATAATATTTATATTATTTTTATTCAGTATTTTTCTTCTCTAATTTAGATTTAAGTCTATTTATTGTAGCATGTTTTTTAAGAGCACTTTTATTAATAGTTGTTCGTGTATCTTTTTGTTTTCCTTTAGGATTCATCATATTGCTAAAAGCTTCCATTCCCTCTTTATTATTCATCATAGTACTCATCATTTTCATCATATTTGCCATATCAGATTGTGTCTTTCCGGGTGTTCCTTGAGGATTTCCACCGAATAATCCAGGCATTACAGATGCAAATTTCATAGCATCTTGAAGTAATCCTTCTTGTTTTAATTCACCGCTTGAAATTTTTGTAGCCATTTTTCTACTAACATTTGATATTAAATCACTAAAACCACTATCAGGATCGCCTATAGCTTTAAGAATATCTCCATTATCACCTATAGACTTTTGTAATTTATCAATATCTACATCTTCCATTATTTCTTTGGCAAGTTTCCCTAACATAGTATCCTCCATACCAGCCATATTCAAGTTGCTTTTAGCTTTTATATTTTTAGTTTTCAAAACATTTAGTCGTTGTATTAATTTCTTATGAGTATCATTTGAAATTTCGTTTAGCAAACTATCTTCAATTGAAGATTGAAAAGTTTTAATATATATTTTAACATCGTCTTCAGATAATTCATTTTTAAATAAATAGAAAACTGTTAAGAAATGATGACATAAGAAATCGTCATTAATAGCACGTTTAATTGAAGAAAGATTAATATTTGTAAACAATTCTATATTTTTTACTTCATCTTTATCAAACCATTCTTCTAATTTATCTTCTTCGGTTTCAATATAAGAAGCCCAGAACGTTTCAGATAGCGAATTAATATATTTAATATATTCATCGGATGATTTATCAAATGTTGTATAATTAGTTTTGATAGTTTTTAAGATATTCTTTGCAAAATAATATTGATCATCATCTCTTTCTTTTTCACCATCTTCGCCACTCGCCTCTTCTTTTATTTTTCTTACACATTGTTTTATTCTTTTTATAAAATCTATGTAATATTGATTAAATACAAATTGATTTGACATAATTAAACCCTATAATAAAATATATATTAATATTCCTTATATATATTTATATTTTAACATTATCTCTCGCCTTCATTATTTCTTCAATTGAAGGTAATTTTCCTTTTTTACCATTATCATCATGTATAATATTTATATCAGATATACCATGACTCATATTATTATCATTTGTAATAAAGTCCCAGCCATAATTTTTATCATCCCTTATTTTTTCATCTTCTACTAATGTAGAAAAACTATCAGATAATTTATTACTATTTAAAGCAAAAGCAACAATAGATTCCGGTTCTGTATTTTCTTCTAATTGTTTAATATTATCTTTAGTATTATCATTTGTACTTTTTTCAAGTCGTGTGTTCTGTCCACCGCATAATATTCCTCTTCCAGGTAATAATAAATGGTCAAATAAATCTTTGCCAAATAATATTTCTTTACTTGGCAATATCATAAGTGCTGGCACAGAAGTTATTTTACTTTCAATATTTATATTTTGTTTTTTTAATTCGTCCATTGGTACTAATTTTATAATTTTATGTGTATCATATCTATTTATATTATCAAGTAACATTTTACTACGCGAGCAATTAGAGCTAAAAAATAATATCATCTTAATTATAAATATAAAAATAAATATTGATTAATATACGAAAGAATACAAATGTTTTAAATTATTATATTTTCTTAAAAATACACCAACGATTGAAGAAACTAAATTTTTTGAGTTCTTCTTCTTCATCTAATTTCATAATTATTTTATGAAGCGTAGTCTTATCATTATCATCGCTTGGTATTTCACTTTTAATTTTATTGAATTGTTGTGAAAATAGCTCACTATCAACTAAATCTAATTTATATTCTTTACATTTTTTTATAAGTACATCAAAGTTAACAATAAATTCAGGAATAAACTTTTTGGTTGCTTCTATTAAAACATCTACTTTTTGGTTATAATCACTATCTATATCTAAATCATATTTTCGTATAATGCTCCAAAGAGGAATACCCTTGCCCTTATCTAATACTTTTCTTCCTTCAATCATATCTCCTCCATTATTATTAATTGCATCTCTTACACTTTTACCATCCATAAAAGTACACATAAATGTTCCTCCCTTTTTTAACATTGAATTTACATTTTTGAGGAATGTATTGATTTTTTCTTCACTTTCAAAGAAATAATGAATAGCAAACATACATGAACATACATCAAATCCATAAGCTCCTTTAGCTGCTATTTTTTTATAATGTTCCTGAACATTAGCTGTTTTTTTATTTAATACTATTTTTAATATATTAACACTTTCAGGGTCATCAATAGAAGAAGAACATTCTCCGTTCATTATAGATTTTCCGCAATCTCCAGCGACATATACTATATTTGGAAAGATAATTTTATTAATTATATTATTTTTATCTCTAAAGAATTTCTCTCTTGTTGAAAGTAATCTACTATATGCCCCTGACCTTGGATTATAAATGTTATTTTTAACATAATCTATTCCTAATACAAATTTATAAGAATTATCAATCCATCTATTCATATCACCCCCTTCACCGCATGCCAATTCTAACAATGTATCTTTATATTTTTGTTTTGAATAGAGCATATTTTTTATTCCTATATTATGAAATTGTTGCATATTGTAAGAAAGTAATTCATCTCTCGGAATATTTCTCGAATAATATATATCATTAGATTGTAATAAATCGTTATCGATATCCATCTTTAATACAGGAGCCTTACCTCTTATAATACTTTCTGTAACAGGATTATGAATAGTTGTCCAAATATTAATAGCAACTGAGTTATCGTTAGCAGTTTTAGATAATTCGCCCATATTATATATTCTTGTTTTATCTTCGCGAATTCGCATAGGTATCCATCGCATAGAAGGATGAATAGTATTATCTAATACGTATCTATATTCTACTATTTTATCTCCTTCTATTAAATCGCCATTTTCACATCTTGTTTCTAATTTTGAGTTTAATCTAATGTAAGATTTTTCAACACCTTGCTCGTAATATATATTAGGTTTGAATAGTTTCAAAATATAGCCTCTATTTTTCTCTTTCATCATTTTGCGATATTCATTGTTATATATTTCTTTTAATCCATTATTAATGGTATAATTTTCTGATTGTCTTGGATTACAACCTACATATAATGAGATTTCTCTATATTTTATTCCTTCAATTGATATTACACTTCCATATTTAGCTAAGAAATCAATAGTATTTTGTTCTGGAGGTTTCCATTTAAATACCTTATCCCATTTAACATTATCTGTAATTTGTACCGGCTTATTTCCATAATGCGAATAAAGGGCAAGTTTTGCAGGAGTAAATATAAGACCATCAATATTATAGGGAAACCTTTTATCGCCGCTTAATATATTATCACATTCTTTCAAAATATTATCGCTATATCTGTGATCTTTAACAATATAATCTATAGAAATATTTGATGATTTTTGTTTAATATACTTTTCTGTACTTTTTAGATATTTAAATCTCGTATTTTCATTAATATCATTATCTATTAATGGAATATTTGTTATTTTTTCACCCTTATAATAATACATATCAAAAGCAGCAAATAATCCAACAGATGAATTGTCTATTCTATGAACGCATGAAATATATTCTCCATCTATCAATGAATTATAAAGTTCTTTAGTAGCTTCTAATCCTGTATCAATTACCATATATGTATTATTTATTAAATAAACTTTTCCTACATTATCAATAAACATCAATAATCTTTCTCCATCAGCTTTTTCGGTTACAGTATATTCAGTTAATATACTAATATTCGTATAATCATCTGGTTCGGTAATGTACTTTTTTTCTAATGTAACCGGTTTTGGTGTTAATAGAGGGGGATTTTTATTATATTTATTATATTTAAAAATATCTTTTGATACAAGATCCGAATATTTTTTAATAATATCTACTTGTTGTTGTTTTGATATTATTAAGGGATTTAAATATAATGTTTGTTCCATTTTTATAATTGCCTGTAGTATAATATCTTTAGAAGCATTTGTTATATCTATATAAAAATCATATTTATAGGATGATTTAATAATTTTTGAATAGTTTAAATTATAATATAAGTCATTATCATCCGCTTCATAAGGTTCTAATTTATTACATTTACATACATTTACTACATAATTTATATTTGTTTTTGCATCTGTATATGTAATTTTTTTATTTATTTTAAAAAATTTACGTAATTCTTTCCAATTTGCCGGAACATTATCTTTAGCAATAGGATTTTTATTTTTTGTCAAAAAGAGTAGTTTAGAATTAAATAATTCATTGTAATCATCCTTCGCTAATACTTTATATTTATAAATATTTGAATTTGAATTAATATATGATGGGTTATGAGAATATTTAATTATATTTGTATCACCGGAAAGTTCAAATAAATAATCTTCGCTATATATTTGTAATACATGCTTATCTATTTGTTCATTAAAATTTTCTGATTTCATAACATTTATAAAATTTGTATATTCATTTTCGGTCCAATCGCTTGTCCCTACTAATTTAATAATACTTTCAGTATTTTCTTTTATTAATTCAAAATGTTTATCAATAAATGAAAATATTTTATCGTCTTTAAATATTTCCATAGTATTATCTAATAAATATAGATATTATAGATTTATATATCAATTTTTAATATATAAATAAAAAAATGATATATTCATATAGATTATAACATATATAATAATGTCTAGTAAAATGTTTATGCCTATAAAATTTAATACAACTATTATTCTAATTCCACAAGAACTAACGAGAGATTTTGATAAGACTATCATTAATAAAGTTAGAAGTACATTAGAAAATTGTTGTAGTAAGCATGGATATATTAAAAAAGATACTATTAAAATAATTAAACGTTCAGCAGGATATTTTAAGGAAGCTCATTTAAATGGGAATATTGCTTATGATATTAGTTGTATAGCTGAAATATGCAATCCATCTCAAGATTCAATTATTAAGTGCGAGGTTAAAGCAAAAAATAATTTAGGTTTAAGAGCTATCGGAATGTATGATAATATGGCTATTTTAGAAGTTATTATTCCTAAAATTACATCAGGAATACAATCTGATGTAAATATTGATAATATTAATATAGGAGATATAGTAAATGTGAAAGTTTGTGGTAAGAAATTTACCTTGTATGACAAAATGATATCTATTATCGGAAAAATAATTAAAGATAAAAATGATGATTATGATATTAAAGAGGTAGAAGAGGATGATAATCTATCAATTGATGATGAAGAAGATTCTGAATTAGATGAAACAAATTATGATGGTATAGAATTATTTAATGAAGAAGATGAAGAAGAAGATGAATTTAATACCGATAAGCCGAATAGTAATAGTAAAGGGGGTAAAAAGGGAGGATTAGATTTTGACGAAGATGATGACGAGGAGGAGGAAGACGATGAAGAAGATGATGATGACGAAGGTTTAGATGAAGACGAAATAGATGAAGAAGACTTTGGAGATGATGATTATGATGAACCAACAGGAGGATATATCGAAGATTAAATCGAAGATTAAACATATAAATAAATATATATATATATATTTATAATGAATAAAAAAGAGTTATGTAAAAATATACAAAATAATGTTAGTAAGCTAACTAATATTGAAATTATTGAATTATTTAAAATAATTTTAGCAACAGGGGAAAATTATACAAAAAACAATAATGGTGTATTTATAAATCTAAATTGGCTTAATGATGAAACAATACATAAAATTAATAATTATATATCTTTTTGTATTAAATCTCAAAATGAAATAACTAAATATGAATTAATGAAAAGCTTACTTAATGAAACTATAGTATCTAAAGAAGAATTAGATATTAATGAAAAAAAAATAGAACCAGATATAATAGATAATAATTTAAGACAAAAATTTTCATCGAGTATGAAATTTTATTTATTAAAAAAAAAGTTTATGAAACAAAATATTATTGCTGTAAATGTACTTGAAAATGAATTAAGATACGAAGATTATGTAATAACATAATAATGACTTTATAATAATAATATATTACATATCTTGAAACAAAATATTGAAATTTAGAATAAGTAAATATTGAAAGAATTAAAAAAATGATATATAAAATAATTAATATATATATATTAAATGATTAATGTATTAGCAACTAAGTTACCTTCTATAATTGATAAAAATAATATGTTATGGAAAAATAACAAAATTAACTTATATGATAAATTTTCTCAACATAGTATTCTTCCAAGTACAACTTCTTCTCAATCTCACATAAAAGAAGTAAAAGAAGTAAAAGAAGTAAAAGAAGTAAAAGAAGTAAAAGAAGTAAAAGAAGTAAAAGAAGTAAAAGAAGTAAAAGAAGTAAAAGAAGTAAATGAAGTAAAAGAAGTAAATGAAGTAAATGAAGTAAAAAATATATTGAAACCTTTAATAAAGGTTCCTAAGGTATTAAATGTTAAACCAGTTAAAAAAGGAGGACTATCTGATATTTTAAATATTCCACAAATAGATAAAAAAATTATTAAAAAACCTAATCCTATTGATATTATATTAGAAAAATCTTTAACATGTGATATTTATAAAAGTCATGTTAAAGAAAAATTAATTACCTTTATTTCATCAAATGAATTTTCTAAAGTTTTTGGAATTACTAAAAGTTCTGAAATAATGTCTGGAATAGTTAACGAACGATTAAATAAATCAGTTGCTTTATTTCTATCATTTTTATTAGACAAAAAAATTATATATAATGAAAAAGAAATAATATATGATAAAAATAAAGAAAATTCAGGTGTTATTATTATTTAATCTTAGGTTTATATACTGGCATTGTTAATAATCTATTCTTTTTCATTAATAATTCAGCAATATAATTACATAATATATCTTTATTTTTCATTTTTATATTAATATTATCTAATTGATTTGTAAATTTATTAAGCTCTTTTATATTCCAATCTCTACAAGTTCTTCCCAAACCTTTATCTGTATCTGTAGAAAAAATTTTCATTATATTATTTACTCTCTTATCATTTTTATCATTTGCTGGTAATATAATTCCATAAGGCATATTTTCTAATCTCATATTTTCAGGTACTGATTGCATTTTAATTCTATTTTTTTTTAGTTCTTTTACATCAGATTCATTTATACCTACCTTATCTATTTTTTTAACATTATCATATAATATTATATCACCCCCATTTATATCTTCTAAATTATTTTTAATATCAATATTATATATATTATAATATCCTATATATTTATTATTATTATATTTAAATGAAGGAACTTCTGTATTTTTTATTAATATTCCTTGTTTATATAAACAATCAGCAATATATAATAAGTTTTTGTCCTTTTTATCATTAATATCTTTGTAATTATGTAAAATATAATTAATTATTATTAAAACATATTTACTATCACATAGGTAAATAGAAATAATAGTTTTTATAATATCATCAAAATCTACATTTAATAACTTTATAATATTTTCAATATTATCTTGCGAATCATTTGATTTTGATTTATAGTTAATTATATCATCGTCTTTAATAACAATTTTTATTTTTCTCGAATAATTTATTTTATCTATTTTGTTAAGTTTAATTCCTTTTTTATAAGGAGATATATAATAATTTTCTAATAATACATTTGGTTTTATAGATTTATATATAGTATACATTAAAATATCTTCATCAATATCAATATCTTTAATTAAATTTTCTAATTCAATATAAAATATATTATTTTCAATATATTTTTTTAACTGATTTTTAAGCTCTTTTTGACCCATTTTTAGTAAATGTTTATATCTTTCGCTTTTATATCCTGATTTATCAGATTTATCTATATTTATATTTTGAGAACAAATAGGTTCATATTTCGGATCATCTCCTAATTCATATTTTACACGTTTACCTTGAGATGTTTCTATTTCTATGACTCCTAATTTAAATAATGATTTTGGAAAATAATTTATGTTTTTCATTAGAGCACAATCAAGAGCATTATTTGTTATTATTTTATCTATATCTTGACTTTCTCTATACTTTCTTGTTGAAATTCTTAATGCATGAATATCCGTAGTTTCTTTTTTATTATTATCATTTAAACTTGCGTGTATAAATACTGTTACATTTCTTTTTTCAAAAGGTAATTTTTGATGCCTACAATTTCTTATACCTCTTCCAATAATTTGTTCAGGTCTATTAAAATGATACCATGGTTCTATTAAATGGATTTCGCGAGCATTAAAAAAACTTAAACCTTCGCTTGCTACAGGTGTTATTAATATAATTTTTATATTTTCTCCGTTTATATTTTTATCATTATTAATTATTTTTATTAATCCATCAATAGTTGTATTACCCATTATTTCCTTTTTATCACTTGTTAAAATACAATATTTAGGATTCTTTACACCTTCGTATTTTGGTATATCTTGAACTATTTTAGGATTCTGTAATATATTATTAGCTCCATATCTATTATATCCCATATGTTCTAAGCATATAGCAAATGGTATAATACCTGAATATAAAAATCGCGAATATATAATTACAATACCATTTGATTTTTTAATGAAATTGCACATATTTAAAAATTTACCTGAATATTTGCCTAAATTTTCTTCATCTGGGTATAAAGCATTTTCATATTGTTTATTATATTTTATAGATATAGGATCTTTTTGCGTAGTCTTAGTAAAAAACTTATAAAACCCTTTTTCACCAAAAGTATCATCGTATACAATATTCATAGGTTGTAGTAATTTCATATTTTTATTTTTATTTAATCCTTCACTTTCGTCATTTTCTTCAATTTCTTCTGATATATCTGAATCATCTGATTTATAATCTATTTTAATATTTTTATCTTCTAATTCTTTTATTTTATTTCTCTGAAAAATACCCAATTTGGAAGTAATTATATCATCTTTTATATGTTTATACCATAATAATTCATTTTTTGGTATTAATTTATTAGAAGGGTCTTTATTCGGTACATTTTCAAGTATTTTAATACCACTTAATGAAGGATTTAATTTTAAAGCAAATGTAAATGGATTTCGTCCTTTTAAGTATGAAATATAGTTTGAAGAAAGTTTCTTTATCAATTCTTTAACATCATCGTCTATTTTTAAATTAGTATTATTAAATATTTTTTTATATTTATTTAAAAAATCTAATCTCTTATCATTAATTAACATTAAGTTAAAAAGATCTAATATATCGCGAGGTTCATTATACATTGGTGTTGCCGATAATAAGATTAATCTATTATTTTTCCCTTTTAATAAAACCTCCTTTATTTTAATATACGAATCCTTATCTTTATTATTTGTACTTCTGATATTATGCGCTTCGTCTATTATTATAACTTTATTTTCAACTATTCTATCTTTATATTCTCTCGCTATATATTTTGAAAAACTATCATAAGTAAATAATTTATATCTTTTATTTAATGTTTCCTTAAATTTTTTATTCAATTCTGTTTTATTATTAAATAGAGTTTCATCTATATTTAATAATTTAATATAATTATCACCTGTACACTGATTAGTTAAATCTTTGAAATTTTTAAACTCCATATCAAATATTTGACCTTTAAAATTTCCTGTTAAAGATTGTGGCATAATAACCCATATTGTTTGTTCATAACTATTCATTAATTTAGCTGATAATATTAATTCTGCTATAGTTATAGCTGAACATGTTTTTCCTACACCAACCCCATAATATAGTAATATACTTCTATATGGTGTTTTATGAGACATGTATTGACTTATAAAATATTGAAATAATGATAATTCTAACTTTCCACAAAGTTTATTTGCTAATGTATTAAATTCGTCAATATTTTTAATTATAGGAAATTCTGGTATTTTATGTATATTAAAATCATTATTCATAGCTATTTTTTTATCAAAATTAACATCATTAATATCAGGATAATATAATTTAATTTTAGACCCATATTCTTTATCTATATCATCGAGTATTATTTCAGAACTGCTACTATATTTTGAAGAACTTTTTGAAGAACTCTTAGAAGAACTCTTAGAAGAACTTTTGGAAGAACTTTTTGAAGAACTTTTGGAAGAACTCTTAGAAGAACTTTTTGAAGAACTTTTGGTATTATTTTGTTGAGGCTCAATATTAATATCTTTATTTGATTTTAATGATGCCGGACATAACCCTGTTTTTTTATCACGCGGACCATTTTTACATTTTGGCATACAGACATTAGTTATAGGATGTCTTTCTTCATTTTCTTTACATTTCATAATACATCTTCCAGTTTTAGGATTAATTTCTTGACTATCTTTACATATTTTAATGTTTGGTATTTTAGGTATTTTTTCTTTAGGTAATGATTTAGGACATAACCCTGTTTTTTTATCACGTGGGCCATTTTTACATTTTGGCATACATACATAAGTTAAAGGATGTCTTTCTTCATTTTCTTTACATTTAATAACACATCTTCCTGTTTTAGGATTAATTTCCTGATAATCAGGACATATTTTTATAGTTGGTATTTTAGGTTTTTTTTTAATAAGTTCTGATTTAGGACACCACCCTGTTTTTTTATCTCGAGGACCATTTTTGCATTTTGACATACATACATAAGTTAAAGGATGTCTTTCTTCGTTTTTTCCACATTTCATAACACATCTCCCTGTTTTAGGATTAATTTCTTTTCCTTCTGGACATTTTTCCATTATTATCCTATTTACATTAAAGATTTATAATTTATTATACTATGGGCTTTTTTGAAAATTTTAATTCTTTCTATATTATGATTCTTAATATGTTCTAATACTTCTTTTTCAGAAAACCATTTTAAAGAACGTATTTCTCTAATTTGCTCTATACAATTATTATCTAATGAAATTTCAGCATTATCATTTATTATTTTTGCTATATAGTATACATGTTTATACAATATATTATTTGTTCCAAAAAATATCTCTTGAAATGGTGCTATAGTAGTATCTATTTCGATATCTGTATTATTTAATTGCGTTTCTTCACAAAATTCACGTATAGCACAATCTACATCAGCTTCTTTTAATTTTTTTCTACCTTTAGGAAAACCCCATTCTTGTTCAGATATTATATTGTTATTATTATTTTTTTTAATAAATAATAAATTTTTTATATTATAATCGTTCATTATAATTTCAAATTTATTTTTTGATTCCAAATATTCTTTAGTATGTTTAAATTGATTATAATTTATTTGACACCATGTATAATTCCATATATTATCAAATGTATTATTTAATAAAAGTTTTTTTTCAGAATCTGTCATATATTCAATTAATTTCATAATATATTTACTATCATCTATATTATACTTACCTCTTACAAATTCCATAAATGATAAACTATCTTTTCGTTGTATCATTATATATCGTATATCATTATTCACTATTTTATAACATATTATTCCAAAACTCATTATAGGATGAGGACAATCTTTATATAAATGCCCATTTAATCCACAATTTCTACAACATTGTGGGCGGAAATAATTTGTTTTCTTACTATTATCATCATATATTTTTTTCATTATTTATAAATATCAACATTAATATATATTATTAAAGATTTCTTAAATGTATTTAGTATATTATGATAATAATTTATAATATAAAAAAATAAATGATATTAAATATTATTTAATAAGGAGATAATTTATCATCACTATCAAAACCATCATAATTAGAAACGTTATTATTTATAGGTTGTTTATATTCATTAGAATAATTTATAGCAGATACGTTAGCCTTATCAATAGATAAATATTTATCATCGTCAAAACTGCTTAATCCTGATAAATCAGAAGAGTTTTGAGGGAATGATAAAGTATTTCCATTGTTTATATTGTGTTTAGGTTCGCTATAAGAAGGTACATGTGTTTCTTTAACTAATTGAGAAGGATTTTGTTCATGAACTTTATTTACTGAAGAATAAATTTGTTGCATATGTTGTTCATTCATAGTATTAGCAGAATTATGCGATAAATGTTGTTCGGGCATTTTATCAGGCATTTGTTGATATGTGGGAACTTGAGGCATGTGTTTTCCCATATTTTCATGATGTACTTCATTATAACGCGGTTGATTATTTTCTGAATACATAGAATTATCTTTTTGCGACATAGATGAATTATTTAACATATTTTTAGCATACATATCTGCGTCCTCTTTATTTACTTTATTTTTTTCTATAGAATAATCTAATCTATCATTGGCCATTTCAAAATTAGACATTGAAATAAGCATGGATATAATTATCATAATACAATATAATATTATGACGATTGATATAAACCATGCTAATATCCAACACCACCAACGAGTATTACTATCGCCTCCTGTTACAATACAAGTTAATTCAAATAGAGACATTAATATTGAGGGTACAGATATTATTAGTATAAATAATACAAATACAAATCTTTCTCCTATAGGTATTTTGCTACCTGTAAATAAAATTATTAAACATAGTATTATTATTGTCATAAATAATGCAATACCGGCATATTTTGATTGATCTGAACCAAAAAAGATATCGCTTATATTTATAGTATCTTGCTTCATTATTATTTATATATTATTCTATTATCATAGAAAGAAAAATAAAAATTGATAATGATATAAATATATAGTTATAAGAAAAAGTATTAATGGGAATTCCTTATTATTTTTATTCATTAACAAAAAAATATCAAGGTATTTTACATAGTAATAAACCCAATAATACAGACATATATTGTATAGATTTTAATGGTATTATACATAATGTAGCACAGCAAGTTATTAAAACCTATAATGATAAAAATGAAAATGTATGTTCTGAAGATAATAATATAAAAGAGATCGAAGAAAAAATATTAGAAGGTTTACAAAATAAAATAGATGAATATATTGATACTTATAAAGCCAAAAAATATATTATATGTGCTGACGGAGTTGCACCTATGGCTAAAATTATTCAACAAAGAAAGCGTAGATATTTAACTATTTATAGGAATAAAATAGATGCAAAGCATATTAAAAAGCCTGTATGGGATACAAATTCTATAACACCAGGGACCTTATTTATGAATAATATGAACAATTATATAAATAATAAAATAAGGTATTCTACACGTAATATTGAATATGTATATAGCGGAAGTAATGAATGTGGTGAAGGTGAGCACAAAATTTTTAATAAATTAAAGAATTATTCATCAAATAACGAAGACATTATAATTAATGGCTTAGACGCTGATTTAATTATCTTATCTTTAATATCTCATATAAAAAATATTCATTTAATGAGAGAAACAGAAGATAAATTAAGTAAAAATATAGTATATAATTATTTGAATATTGATAAATTAAGAGAAGCAATTTTAAAAGAACTCAAATATGTATGGGAATTAAATGATAATGATATTAACAATGATAATGATATAGTTGAAAGTTATTGTACACTTTGTTCTATTCTTGGAAATGATTTTATTCCACATTTGCTAACTATAGATATCAAAACTGATGGTTGCGATAAGTTGCTAAATGTAGCAAAAAAAGCAATTAAGGAAAATGGTCTTCTTGTATCAAATAGAACTATTAATTATGAATGTTTAAAATATATATTTAAATATTTATCAATTACCGAAGATAAGGATATTTTCAATATATGTGATAAATATATTAAGAAAAATGCGTTTAATACATCTCAACTTCCAAGCGATAGTTATGCTATAAAAAATAAATCACAACTATGCCAGACTATATATAATAATAGCAATAATTGGCATAAAGAGTATTATAAGGTAATTTTTGATAATAATATAACTCTTGACTCTTCCATTATTTATAATTCATGTAATAATTATATTAAAGGAATTTATTGGGTATACGAATATTATAAAGGAAATGATATAGATTGTGAATGGTACTATCCATATAATTATCCACCTACATTGAAAGATATTAGTAATCATATTATAGCATATGAACAGCCAGTTATAAATAAAAATAATAATTTTATTGAACCTGCTGTTCAACTTTTAATAGTATTGCCAAGAGAAAGTATTAATCTCCATAGTAATAAATATAAATCATTTATTACAGATAAATATAATGGACTATATCATATGTATCCTGTAAATTATGAAATTCAAACATTTCTTAAAACGCATTTATGGGAATGTGCGCCAATACTACCTTTAATAAATATAAATTATATAAAAAAAATTATTTCAATGAAATAAACTATTTCTTATAATTATAAAGGTGTTTTACATTAAATAGATAAAAAAGTATATATAAATTAACCAAAAGTTATAAACCATATATTTACAAATATCTTTAAGTAAGTTTCATAATATCTTTAATTTTATTTTCATCTAATGTTGAAAGATAATACCATGACTTTTTTTCTGGATCCCATCTTCCTCCTAATTTTTTAACACTATCTTTATTTTTAAAAGGAATTTTAATATATATTTTTGAATTATTTTCTGAATTATTTTTTTCTTCATTACCTTCACAACTTTCATCATTAACTTTTTTTGTCTCACTTAATATTTCAATTTCCTTGATAGATTTAATATTATCTTCACTAATATTATCATCGTAATACCATTTTTTTTTGTTAATATCCCATTTTGCTCCTAATTTTTTAATAACATCTTTATACATGTAAGCAATATTAATGTAATTTTTATTAGAATGCATAGACTCTTTAAATATCATTTCTTCTTCTGTACAAATTGCCATATTTGCTAATCTATCTGCCTCTCTATTACCTATAGAATGTTTATCTGACAAATTAGTATGTGCTTTAATATGGAATAAATTAATAGTACTTGTATTCGGTTTATATAAATCATATATTTTTTGCAGTAATTTCAAATTAGGGGGAATTTTATCTGTTGATGTTTTCCAGTTATTTTTCTGTAATTTATCACTATAAGAACCAGCGCATTTAATAACATATTCAGAATCTGTATATATATTGATTTTTTTCTTTTCATTAATTTCTTCTTTTAAAATTTCAATTGCTCTTATAAATGCTGTAAGTTCTCCAGTATTATTCGTTTGCTTTCCATTAACAACACCATTTTCATTTCTTTGGTCTTCAAATTCAAAGAATACACCATATCCGGCTTTAGCATTATTTTTTCCATTATTGCTACATGATCCATCAATATAGACACAAATGCTATTTGTATCCATTAATTATATCTTAGTACTTATTATAATATTGTATATTAATCAATTTTTATATATCATTTTAAATTCTATATCATTTTCATATTCTATAATAAAATCATTTTTCTCATAAAATTTTACTAAATATTCAGTGTTAGATTTATTTTTATCTACAAATAAATGTATAGTATCTTGTAAAATTTCCTTAGATTTATTTATTATTCCTGTTGCTATTCCCCTATTTCTGTAGTTGCTATTTACACATAATTGATTTAAATGATTATCACTAATACCAACAAAACCTATTATATCACTTCCTATTATATAATATATAATACTACTATATGTATTGAATCTGTTTTTTTTAAAATTAGAATTTAGTATTTTTATACATCTAAAAATTTCATCTTCCGTTAAGTCTTTAATTAATTTATATACTATCATTCCTAATAATAATTTTATTTAAAATAAAAAATATATATAATGTTACATAATACAATTAAATTTTATACATAAATATAGAAATTATATCATTATTCTAATACTATTTTATTATTAGTATTATAAATATCTACATATTTTTTGGGTATTTTTTCAAATGAAATTAGAGACATATTAAATTGAAAATTATCCATTAAATTATTTTCAGTTAAATACATATTTAATTCTTGTTCCGATAGAGAAGCTATAAATAATGCTTTTTCTTTGGTAATACCTGGTGATATTTTAGGAATATTATCACTTTTATCGCCATAAATAGCTTTGAATAGAAGATTAATATTTGCATTTTTATACCCTCTAACTTTAAGTTCTTTAAATTGCATATTATAAATTAATACATTTGTATCTAACAATTGAAGAAAATCGTTATCATTTGTAATAATTATAATTTTTGTATTGATATTTGATTTAATATATTTATGTGTCAAATATATAATATCATCTCCTTCTAATCTGTCTGATTGAATAGATTGTAATCCAAATTTTTTAATATATTCATTAAAAATACTAAAAATATTTTTATTAAAGTTGTTTTTTATATTTCTGGTCGCCTTGTATTTATCATATATATCGTTTCTCCAAATATTACTACGCAAACAATCATTACATAATATAATATTATTAATATTTGTTTTCCAAATTTTACATATTTTTTTAATATCATTTTCAATATGTTTGCAAAATGCGTTAATAAATACTTGATTATCTATATTTTTATTTACATCAATTTCAATAAAATCTTTTTGAAATTTATACCATCGCATAGTCGCAAAATATCTATGAAATATATAGTAGCTACAATCTATAAGTACAATATTATTATTTTTGCTTATTTTAATAATATTCATATACTTTATATTATTCTTATTTATTTAAATAATCAATCAATTTTTATTATACAAAATTTTCTTCTGTTGTTTTTAATGTCTCGAGATACCATATTTTAGCATTATTTATAGTTATTTTAAATTTTTCCTTATCTTTTTTAAGTTCATGCCATTCATTTTTAGTATTATTAAAATTTTCTTTTTTATTTTTGCTTATATCCTTGAGTTGATTAAGACGATATTTAACAAATATGTTATAATCAGTAGATTTCTTTTTATCTAAAATATTTAGATTATCAGATACTCCTGATATATTATTTGTATTATCTTTTGATCTCTGTTGCGTTTCATTCAAATTATTTTTCTCATTATCAATAATAGCCTTATTCGAATTCATAATATTAACTATTTTTTCATTAATCTTATTTTCAGATTGTCTTGGTTCGATATTATTAATTATAGGATCTTCGCGTGTTATTCTAATAATAGTTTCATTCTTTATCCAGACCTTCTTATTATTTTTAATATCTACTACCCACAATTCTTTATCATAACCTTCCATAACCGAATTTAGTTCATAGCCTTCGGCAGATAATCCGAAATGTAAAGGAGATAATTCTGCTCCGGTATAATAATGCTTTGAAGAATTAATACATACTTTTTTAATAGAAGAAGTCATAATAGTATTATTATACTAAATTAATCAATTTTTTATATAAAAAATAAATTTGTTTGTATTTTTATATATAAAATAAAAAATTGATTATAGCACACTATATGGTAATAATAATTATTTAATGTGTTTTTTCAAGGAATTAAATATAAAAATTGAAGAATTCATTAAAGAAACTAATTATAATAAGAATATTATCAATAATATATATAATGCGGAGAATGATATAAATGAATTATTTGATTCGAATGAAAACTCTTTTGATACAAAATTAGAAAATATATTTAATAAATATTTTTTAGAATATGATGAAATCGTGTTTGAAAAATTATTAATACATGTTTATAATATATATTTGATTAATAAAATTAAAATAAATAACTACTATTGTAGTACATATAATATTAAAAATATAAATATAGAAGATAAATAGGATTGTTTAAATATGTCGATAAGGATAAAAGCAAAATCAAACAATGATAATGGAGCATTATCATTTAAATTTTTTAAAAAATTTTCTGCTAAATTTAACCCCACTTTTTTAACATATGTTAGAGTAATATGGATTATTTGTTTATTTATTATATCATATAATTGTATAATAGTGCCTATTATATGGTTTATAAAATTAACATGTTTAAGATGGCTTTGGAAAGCTATATTTGAGTTACCATTTATAAAATGGCCTTCATACATATTTGAGATTTTTGTTAAAAATCCTTATGTATTATCGATTTCTAATATTTTATTTGCTATAATTACTGTTTTATGGATAATTTTTTATATTACCCTTTTAATTTGTCTTTTTATTTGGTCTATTATTCCATGGCCTTTTGTTACAGATAGACAAGCACCGAGAAAATGGGAATTTTTTGTAAGATTAAAAGATGTATTTGATGTATTTGAATTAAAAGTTTCTATATTTTCTTTTACTTTTAGAAGTTTTATACAAATAATTGCTTTATTTTTTTCAAGCAGCAAAAAAGAAGAAAAATTTACTAATGAAATAAGTAGATTAATATCTAAGCTAAATAGCCCATATGTAGAAGAAATAGATAAAGATTTTTATGATTCAACTAAAAGTTTTTACAAAAAAGGAGATAATTATAGTGTTAATTATATTAAAGCTCAAAATCATAATGTAGAGGCAAATATTATAAATAAAATGAAAATTTCTACAAATAAACAAGAATATGAAAAAAATAGTTTTAACAATACTTATGTAAATAACGAATTAGAAGAATATATTAAAAAGGCTGTTCCATAAATTATAAAAAAATATAATTATTATAAGTAAATGGATGTAAAATTATTAAATAATGTTCCAGAAACATTAGATTATGCCGAAAGTCTTTCTTATATAAAGGTCGATGATTATCCGTCTGTATTAAATGAAATACAAAACATTAATAAAATTATAAAAATTATAAGTTTATTATTTATAATTTTAATTTTTAATTTTATCTTTCCATATAAAGAATATAAAGATTCTTTTAATTACAAATTATATATTGCCTTACTTGTTATATTATTAATATTATTAATAAATTATAATGATTTATATCTAATAGTAGCTATATTTATAATTATTTCTTTGATATTTGTACCCATATTGATGATATTATTTTTTTATATCCAAAAAAATGAAAATATCAAAATAATTTTTCAAATGTATAATAATCAATTTAAAAATGTTTTTAGTGATAATTTTAATTACTATGAATTAATTTTTAATATATTTTTCATAAGTATTATATTAGTATTATCAATAGTACTTTATTGGGATAATATATATTCTGAAGCAAAAAAAATATCTAAATGTGGAACTATTCTTACTATAGTAGAGGAAAATACTTATAGAAAAAATCCCTATGTATATAATATAATAGTTATTGATAATAATTCTTTAGATACTAAAATATCAAATCACATTATAAAAATACAATATGATTTTATGAAAGTAAAAACAACTATTGAATTTGTAAATAATAAAGCAGCTTTATATTTAGAAGACCCCAATATTATTAAATATCAACAAGATTTAATTAAAAAATTATTTAAATATTTTAATGAAAAAGATGAAGCAAACGATATAATATCAAATGTTAAAATTAATGAATTTGATAACTTATTTACAACTGATACTATTTATAAAAAATTTAAAGAAATTGTTGATAGTGAAATAAAAGAACATATTAAAAGAGAATTAGAAAAAGAAATAACAGATGCAGATATAGCAAGTAATTATAAAGGTATTCAACGTCTTATAAATGAAAGAAAAATATATAAATCAAATTATGGTATTAAAAGTCTTGAAGAATTAATTAGAGATTATAATGAAGAAATAACATTTGCAAAAAAGATAGACTATATTACAAATTTTATTATTGATAATTATAAGTTATATATATATAAATTATTAACTAAATATAAAAATAAAAAATATAATGAAAAAAGACCACACATTTATTATATTAATTTGAAAAATTTTAATACAGAAATTATAGAAAACATAAGTTCTGAAATTTTCAATACTCCTGAAAAATATAAAATTTTGTGTGTAGATGAAAACGATAAACCAATTTATAATTATTCATCAAATGAATTAATAAAATTTACCCAAAATTATGCTATCAATAACGAATATAATCCAAGTATAATATATGATATTATGCATGCTAAAAATAATAATGATAAAATAATTACATAATATAAAATTATTATATTAAAGTAAATAATGAATGAAATGCTTAAATCGTATATTATTCCTATTGAAGCATACTCTTATTATATATTATATACATTATCAAAAGTTTCTGAAAATGCATATAATGTTAGTATATATCAACATATTATCTGTTTGTTTTTCTTAATTCTAATGATTTTCTTAATACTAATAATATATTACGATACTATATATAAAAATGCTGATAATATTAGTAGATGCCGTGATATCAACATTACATCTAAAGCAAATGAAAATTTAGATTATCCGTATGTATATAATATATATGTTATTCGCAAAAATGATGTAAAAAATTTATTAAATAATTATATATTCTACATACAATACAATTTTGTTAATAAAAAAACGAGTATTATTTTTAATAATAAAAGCAATATTGTATCTCAAGTAATTTTTCCGTATAAAGATAATGATATCGATAACGAAATAAATACACAAGCGTTTTATTATTATTCTTTAGAGATAGCAAATGGCTATCCTATAGAACATAGAATAAGCTATGATATTGATAATAAAGTTGAAATGGAAAAAATTTACTATATAAATAAAAATATTATAACAAGCGAGGATTATACATTTATAATTTCCAGATATGATAATAAAATTATATTGAATGATCCTTCAGCACATGAATTATTAAATTTTGTAAAAAAATATGGTTATAATCCAGATTATACAAATCTTTCTCCTATTTATAATATATATTATGCTATAGATAATAAGAAAAATAAATTATCTATATAAATACTTCATTTAATAATATTCTTAAATCTTCTATTTTTTCTGCATTTTTAATTTTAGGATAATTAATATTAAATTCTATAAACATATTTCCTTTATTATTTGTATTTAGGATAGGCATTCCCTTACCTTCAATCATATATTTTTTTCCATTTGAAATAACACCAAAAATTTTAGTATTTATTTCAATAGTTTCTTTGAAATAAGGAATGGTTATATTTGTACCTATTATAGAATTAATGAAAGTAATATCTGTTTTATAATGTAGATCATTTCCATTTCTAATAAAATGCGGATGTTCTTCAATTCTAATACTTATTATCAAATCGCCAGGTTTCATAGTATCTACTTTTGGTTGCTCTCCTAATTCAGGGAATGCTGTTCTATATGATTCATTGACACCTTTTGGTATTATTAATGTAGCTTTTACATCTTTACTAAAAGTACCTTTACCGCAACATATTTTACAAGATGGTTTTCCTTTTATAATTATTCCATCACCTCCACATTTGTTACATTGTGATTGAAATACTGTTTGCATAATACCCATATTTTGTATTCTATGTATGAAACCTTTTCCATCGCATTCTGGACATTCTCCATTGCAACTTGTACAATATTTTTTTAATTTAATATTTAAATCTTTTTTAACACCTTCATATACATCATCTAATTTTAAATTAAAAACACTTTCAATTGAGTCTGCCTTACTTTGTCTTCTTTCTTGACGTCCTCCTCTACCACCACCCCCAAATCCGAAAATATTATCAGGAAATCCTCCTTCATGTCCTCTAAAAAAAGCTTCGAATATATCACGATGGCTTCTCATCTCGTCATTGCCTCCTTCATTATAATTATTATCTCCACAATGGTCATATTTATTTCTTTTATCTTTATCGCCTAAAATACTATATGCGTTTGATATTTCTTTAAATTTTGTAGCACTATCTGGATCCTTATTTTTATCCGGATGATACTGCATAGCTTTTTTTTTATAAGCTACTTTAATTTCATCTTCTGTAGCATTTTTATTAACTTCCAATATATTATATAATTTATAATTATCGCCCATATCTTTTATAAAATATGTATTAAATGTTTATATAATATATCATAAACATAAAAAATAGAAGAAAATTCATAATATACAATAAAATTCATATTATAATTTATAATATACTATACAACTTCTAATTACAGATATATCTCATCATAATATTCATAGTATATAATTCTTGATTTAGTAATTTAAAAGCATATGGCATTCTAACCTGTGCTATATCTGTATTATTATTGCAATATTTACAACTATAGATATTTTTGTCAGTATTTACATTAGCATGCATTCCGCATTTTTTACAAACAAATATGCGATAATTGTCTGACACATGTAACATTCTTTCCGCCAAGAAATTTGATGTACCATGAGCAATAAAGCAATCCCTTTCCATTTCACCTAAACGAAGACCTCCCGATCTTGCCCTTCCTTCACTTGGTTGTCTTGTTAGCATAACAATTGGCCCATTTGAACCTCTTGAATTACCAGTCCATACAGATTTTCCATTTCTTCTAACCATAAAGATTTCAGTTGATACATTTAAACAATATACAGGTCCTTGATAATAATATATATTTTCTTTACATGATTTATCTTTGTCACTATTAATTAGAGGAGTATTTTTATGTTTAATAATAGTAATCTTCCAGCAATTTTTATATTTAGATTTAATACCACACCATCCACTATGAATTAATAGTCTCATCATATCATCTGCTAAGCTTTCAATAAAAGTACAATACATATTTTCAAAATTATTAGCAATATCAGGATTTTTTACAGAAACCATTGCTTTTACAAGTATTCTACATTGCTTTGTACTTAATTTCCATACCCAATCTGGTAAATAATATTTATCATTACTATTAATAAATTTAACAACACTATTATTATCATAATTATATCCATATTCATTTATCAAATTATCATTATTACTATATACCCCGTTATTAGCATACCATCTTCCAACGAAAGATAATAATGCTTCCATATTGATAGTATTACATTCTGATATTTCGAGTTGGTAATCTTCAGCATTATTGTTAATGCTATTTTTTTTGTATCTAACTTCCTTTCCTTGTATTTTATTTGCTTCTGATAATTTGTATTCTTGACTATTATTCTCTTTCACATACATACGATGACCAATAGTAACATCTAAATCAATCATATTGTTTGAAATATTATACATATATCCTTTGTAATCAGGATATTTATATATTTTAATAGGATTCTCATATACCAGTTTATCATCTTTTAATACAGCAACTTTATCTTCCATTTTAACTTCGCTAATTTTTTTCCATCCTGAAGATGTTAAAACATCATGATTATCGGTTAAACAATGTACTTTGTCTGTAACCATATGCTTAAGTCTTTGATAATAAGTCGGACCAATAAATATCTCTGTATGAATTTGTTCTCCTGTTCTTCCGTTATACATAATTTCATTTCCATATCTTTCCATACCAGATTCTTCTAAAACTTTAGCAATATCTTCTACAGAACAATCGTTATAAGGTGTAGAATCTCCAAATGCTCCAATATGACATCCTGCTTTCCCCATAATACATTCCATTAATTGAGCAATAGTCATACGCGATGGAATAGCGTGAGGATTCATAATAATATCCGGAACTATACCATCTTTTGTATATGGCATATCTTGATGTTTATATGTCATCCCAATAGTACCTTTTTGAGCACTACAACTGGCACATTTATCTCCAATTTCCGGTTTCCTGTTTTTGCGAACACGTACCTTACAAAATTTATATCCCTCGCTATTTACTCCATTATAATTCATATCAATATATCCGTCATCATTTGCTTTCATTGTTAAACTACTATCTTGATATGACATTTCTCCATTAATTTTCTTAGGCATTACCTTACCAACTATTACATCATTTCCTGATACATAAGTATTTTTAGGAACAAATCCTGATTCATCTAACTTATCATAGCAATATGGTTTCTTATCAGTTTTATCACAAGGATTCGTAAATATTTCTTCTTCACCTGTACTATGATTTTTATTACAAACATCTCTATATGCTTTATAGTATGTGCTTGTAAATAGACCCCTGTCTAAAGCCGATTGATTAATCATAATACTATCTTCTTGATTAAAACCTGTATGTGTCATAATAGCTACAATTGCATTTACACCTGAAGGCAGTTTGTGTGCCATAGTATATTTTGATAATTTAGTGCATACAAGAGATTTTTGAGGATAATTCAAAATATTACCCATAGTATCAATTCGTTTATTAAAATTACTTGCATAAATTCCCAAAGCTTGTTTACCCATAGCGCATTGATAACAATTACGAGGAGATTGATTATGATCACTAAACGGAATATTAACACCTAAAATACCATTCATTAAGCTCGGATGAATTTCACAATGAGTATAGCAAGGAGGCAATGCTGTTCCTTTCATTCCTTCGTCAAGATCAGTAATAAATGTGGCTATCATAGCGTTATTAATTTCATCACAATCCATATATTCAATGAAACCTTCTGCGTCCAAATAACTATCTGGGTCGTCATTGTCGATATTTTGCTCATTTGGTGAAATAAAGTAATCAAATCTTTTATCTTTAATATATTCTTCCCATTTCATATTTTTCCTTTTTAAAATTCTTTCAATACGCAACTCGCTTTTATTCAAATCTTTGTTATAATCAACTATGTAAAGAGGTCTATACATACGCCCTGCTTCTGTGCTAATAATAATATTAGACTTTTGAATATTCCATACGATAGAAGTCATAGGATGAATAATACTCGATCTTTTACAATGCTTAAGATTGTTATATAATTCGAGAGGGTTAGTATGATAACCAATAATATCACCATTAACTATTACATAAATATTATTGCTATTTCCCATATTTTTAAGAAATGATATTGCCGATTTATCATTTGTAGAAGTATATGTATCATTATAAATAACTACTCCATATTCAATAAGAATATTTCTAATATGAAAACTATTCATAGCAATTGATATATTAGTACTTAATGCCATATTCTTTACAAGTCCAACAGAACTACCTTCTGGTGTTTCCGCTGGACAAATCATTCCAATTTGAGAATTATCTAATTTTCTTGGCTGAACCAATTTTCCATTTTTTTCCATAGCAGTATTAATACGACGTAAATGTGACAACGTACTGGCATAGGACATTCTGTTTAGAACCTGAGAAACGCCCTGTTTAATATTTTGAAAACTTCCAATACTTTTAATTCCCCAATTACCTGTTGAAAATGAATATTTAATCCACGATTCCAACATAGATTGCTTGAAAAATCTATGAATGCTAATATCGGATATAATATTACACAGAGGGGTATTAGAATTTCCACGCCACATATTTAGTTCTTTTTCGATAGCTACTTTAAGTTCTTTAGTAAGCTTGCCATAACATTGACGAAATAAATTGCTCATTAAAACACCTGGACTATCTACGCGCTTATTAATATACGAATCGCGATTGTCATATGTATCATATCCTAAGTATATTCTAATCATTTTACGAATAATGTATCCTACATAAAGTGCTTTTCTCCTATAACTTTTACCGACGTGAGGAAGAAAATCATTTGTTAGATTATTATGTAATAATACTTTATTAGTAGAACTTTCATTATTTTTATTATTAGAGCCATTCATAATTTTAATTAAAACATTTTCTGCTTGTTCCTGAGTTTTAATATCACAAGCATCTTCACAACAAGCCATGAGTTCGGCAATAATTCTTTTATTCTCTTCAATTTCAGTATCATATACGATATGGTGAATAATTTCTTTATCGCTAATAATACCAAGAGCACGAAACAATACGAATACTGGAACCTCTGATCTTAGAAATGAAGTATTGATACGAATTATACGCCCCATATGATTTAATTTACCGCTCATATTAAGTGCTGTTGTTTTGGGAGGAAGATATGTAGAATTACATACAGATCTAATTTCGGCATATAATCCTTCGTTATTATTATTTGGATGAAATACTAAGGTTTTATTTTCGTTAATTCTGTCCTGAGAAATTAAAACCTTTTCGTTACCATTAATAATAAAATATCCTCCAAAATCGTAAATACATTCACTATTGTTTTCTTCACAAATTCCTTTCATTTGGTTTAATACACATAACTTTGATCTAACCATAATAGGAATTTTTCCAATATAAATACCATTTACGTTTTTATCAAACTTAGCAATCATACCATTTTTATCAGTATATTCAGTTACAATATGAACATTAACATATATACTGCTTGAATAAGACATATTATTCATTCTTGCAATATAAGGTGTCATAATATTATGCGTTCCATCTCCCATTTGATAACTTGGTTTTGTAATAGAAGGATTGAGAATATTGATGGAAATTTTATAATTATTATCATTCATAGATAGATCACTTTTAGGATTTGTAATTTTTACTTTAATAGGGTTAAACCCAGAAATAATTTGTTCCAAGGTATTATCGGCAAATTTATTAAAACTATCAATTTGATGTTTTACTAAAGGATTAGATGATTCCGGAGAACCTCCTTTTGAGAAATAAATATCCATAATATCCCAGCAATTATTTGATGAAAACATTAATATATAATGCGAGTTAGTTAATTATAAATTATAATTCTTAAATATCAATTTTTATATTTTTATAATAAAAAATGATTTGTTAATAGTAGTTTTTGAAAATAAATGTATAATATAATTGCGATATGTGGAGCAAAAAGAAGCGGCAAAGATGTTCTTGCTAAATATTTAATTAATAAATATAAATATGAAAAATTATCTTTTGCTGAACCATTAAAAAAGGCTGTAAAAGAATTATTTAATTTTAATGATATACAAGTAGGTATTGATGAAGATAATGGAATAGGAAATGAAAAAGATATTATAGATGAAAGATGGGGGATAACTCCACGAAAAGCTCTTCAATTCTTTGGAACAGAAATAATGCAATATAAGATGAATGAACTTATTCCAAATACAAATCGAAGTTTTTTTGCAGATATATTGGTATCTCGAATTATTCCAAATAAAAAATATGTAATAAGTGATTTAAGATTTCTACACGAATATGAAAAAATAAAAGGATTAAATATTATAATTATCAAAGTAATAAGACCATCAATAATAAATCTGTGTATATGCGATGATCATATATCCGAAAATGAATACGAAAAAATTCCTTGTATAGATATAATTAATCACGGAAGTATAGACGATTATATAGAAAATTTCGAATTATTAAATAAATACTATAAAATTATAGATAATCAATTATAAAATTATATTATAATATATAATTGTAAAATAGAAAGATTTAATATATATGAATAATTATATATATTTATCATTTATTATAGCTTTTATATGGGGTATTTCTCCTGTATTATTTAAATTTATTCTTGAGAAAAATATACCATCATATATTATAATTTTAATTCAAGCATCTGTTTATTTAATTTCAAGTATAATATATATATTTGTTTATAAAAATAATGAAATATACTATGATTTAAATAAAAATATAAAATATATACCTTTTTTGATTATAATATCATTTTTTTCAGTATATATTGCAAATGTGTTGTACATTTATGCTTTAGAAAATAAGGCGAATGTAAATACTATGTCTATTATAGTATCATTAGCACCAGTAATAACAATAATATTTTCATATTTTATTTTATATGAGAAAATATCATTAAAAGCTCTTATAGGATTTTTATTGATATTTATAGGTTTAATATGTATATTTTTTCCTTTTTAAATTATATTTACATGAGTTTAGAATAATTTTTAAGACAATTATCAATTGATGTTTTAATATCAGGAATATTTGGGTATAAATCATATAATTTTTTCGAAGATAATTCAATATTTGACCTTTTTGATAGCAGTATATTATTCTGTTCTTCTATTGAAAAGTTTTTCCATGTAAAAGATGAATCTACATATTCTCTGTATAGTTCTAAGATTTCATTATGTGTAATGACGCCTTTATTGCACATATTAAATGTTCCTGTAATATTATTCTTAATCATATCTAAAATGACAGGATACATATCATCTAAAACTGTCATAGAATTTGGATTAGAGCAAATATATTCGTATTTTGTTATTTTTGTAATAAAATTACGATCATGATCGTAATTAACGATAGGCATTCTTATTCGGAGATTTAATGTATTTTCGCTAAACATATGCTGTAATCTATCCGTATAACCTTTGACAATTGAATATGAAGAACCATAGAAATTTGGTGATTTTTCTTCATCTATATCTTCAGATACATCTTTCGCTAAATTATTATCTTTATTGTATTCAAAAATACATCCGGTTCCCATGTAAGTATAATGAATATTATATTTTTTACATAATATAGAAAGTATAAGAGGGGCATATAAATTATCGCGGATATTATCTACTAATTTACCTGGTTGTTCAAGATAATCGATAGTATTATAATTTTCTCCATGAGTTCTTCCTATAAATGAAATAATATGTGTAGGATTAAGTGTTATAATTTCTTTTTCAACATCTTTTTCATTATCAGCCCGAATATCTGTTTCAATATAATTTATATTATTTTGAGTTAGATATTCACAAAATTGTTTTCCAATCCATCCTCTACTGCCAAAAAATAATATTTTCATATAATATATATATTTTATATTACATCTTTATATAAATATATCAAAATTACGCGCGTTTATTTTCAAATACTAAAAATATAAATATATAAAAATTGATTAAAAGACATTTCATAAAAAATAATAATTATTATGGAGTGCTCTAAGTGTCATAAAATTAAAAAATTTTGCGAATTTTCATTTAAAAATATAGAGGAAAAAATCTATTACTTATATTGCGACGAATGTAGAAATAAAACATTGGAAGAACAATTTAAATATAAAGAAAAAGCATATGAAGAATATAATATGAGAAAAATTAATAATAAAATTACATGCGAATGTGGTTGTAATTATGTATGTTTTAGAGAGTTTCATATGTTCAGACATATAAATAGTAAAAAGCATAAAAAATTAATTAAAGAAAAATATAATTTAGTAGAATAAATTAATTTCTTTATATAGTAGTAGTAGTATAATATATGGCAATTGGTGGTTCTACGTGCGGAGCTAAATTAGGTGGTGCTAAAAAGAATAATAAAAAATACGGCGGTAACGCTAATCCAGGGAGTGATTACGTAAATTCTGAATCTATGGGATACTCAGATAGTTCTGGTAATGTTGAACCAGTTATGGGTGGAAGAAAAAGACCAGCTAAACGCGTTGTTAAACCTGTAGCTAAACGCGTTGTTAAACGTGTTGTTAGACGCGGTGGAAATGATGGTGGAAATGATGGTGGAAATGATGGTATGCCTCAAATTTATGACGAAGAATTGCCTCATATAGAACAAACTAAAGGAGTAGGTGAAATGCCTACAACAGAAAAATTAACAATGGATGGTGGACGTAAAAAATACAAAAAACGCGGAGGCAATGCCAGTGATATGCCTCAATCCTTAGGCGGTGCTAAAAAAAGAGTTTTAACACCTTACAATAAATTTGTAAAAAAACATTTTCCAGCAATGAAAGTTAAATATCCTGATTATAAAGCACCTCAAATAATGAAAAAAATAGCCGATGAATGGAAAAAAACAAAATAAATAAATAAATTAGATAATGAAAAAATATACTAAGCCATATGATTCGGGATATACTATATATACTATATCAAATTGTAAATATTGTACTCTTATAAAAAATAATATAAATAAATGTAAAATAATAAATTGTGATAATTATATAAAAACATTGAGAGAACGCGATGATTTTTATAAATTTATTGAAAAATATACTATAATACCTTATAAATATTTCCCTATGGTATTTAATAAAGGTGTTTTTGTTGGAGGTTATAAAGAATGGTTAAATTCTAAAAATACTAAGATATAGTAATATGTATTTATAACAAATTACATAAATATTTATTTTTTTTTAGTTTTATTTATAAATTACTAAAATAACTATTTATATTATTTTTTAATTATTCAAGGATATAATTATTGAAAAATATAAAAAATGATATATAAAATAGATTATATTAATATAATAATAGGATGTTTCATAATTACGTATATGACCCATTAGACCCTTCCAATAACCACAATTTTGAAATTCATAATATTGATTTATCGATTGTAAATGGTATTAGAAGAATTATTTTGACAGATATACCTAATATAGGTGCTATTGGAGAAAAGCTTGATAAAGAAGAACCTACCGTAGAAATTAAATTTAATTCAGGTGCTCTTCACGATGAATTTATCATTCATAGAATAGGTCTAATTCCTATATGTATGACAACGGACGAAATTGAGAATTATGAGGATAATTCGCTGGTATTAGAATTAAATGTTGATAATAATACAAATAAGAGAATTGATGTTAAATCTTCGCACTTTACAGCTTCTTTAAATGACGAAGAATTATCTAAAGCAAAACTAAATGAGCTATTTCCTCCAAATAAAGTATCTAATGATAATATATTAATTACTCGTCTTAAACCAGGAGAGAATTTACATCTAATAGCAAATATTGTAAAAAGAACAGGTCGCGACAATGCGTCGTTTAATCCCGTATCTTTAGCTAATTTTTCATATATTCAAGATCCTGTAGAAGCAAAAAAATACGATAATATTTTAGATAAAGAAAGAGCTTATTATAAAAATAATTACGGCGATCCTATTAAATTTAAGTTTGATATTGAATATATTAATGTAAATATGGGACCCAAATATTTAATTCCTAAATCATTAGATATTATTATTTCTAAGCTAAATAATTTGATTAAAGAATTAGTAAATATACAGATATCAGAATTAGTTAAAATTCAAAAATTTCAAGATATAGACGAAACATATGAATTTATTATTGAAAAAGAAGATGATACTCTTGGTAATATTATTCAATCTTATGTACATAATAAATATGTAAGAGAAACTAATACTATAGATAATATTCGTTGCAAATTTATAGGCTATATTTGCCCTCACCCTCTAAAATCAATTATGATTATTCGTATTACATTAGATAATGTAAAAGAACCAAATATGTTTCTGTCTTTTATGGAAAAAGTATGTAAAGAATTAATTGAAGAAATAGTTTCGATTAAAATTAAATGGAATAAATTTGCTATAAATAATAATGTATCATAATTTATATTATTATATATTAAAAGAAGAGTAATATTATTCTAAATAATGTCTATTGAAATTGATAATTTAATGTATAAATTTGAAGATGAAGAATTAGACGAAATTGAGTATTTAGAAATAATGAGTTTAGATGATATTATAAAGGATAACCCTTCTTTTATTGCTTTATCTCGCAATGATATACAAGATAATTTATATAATATGTTTTTAAATAAAAAAAAAGCAGAAAATATAGTAAAATTATTCTATGAAATCATAGATGATAATAATAAAAAACGCGGACTATTAAATAATTATGATAATTATATATTTAATGTAGAAGCAGAAAAAAAAGAAAATGATTTGCAATATAATAAAGACCCTGAAGATGCTAATTATTTCAATAAATTAGAAAAAAGAGAGATAAGTGATTATAACAAAGCAAAAAATAAGTATTTTTTTTGCCTTAAATATAATAACGAATCTACAAATATTCGCTTTAATAATGATAAAAAAATAGTAGTATCTCTTGAACCTTATCAAAACAAGGAGTATCCTATTTATTACCCAGTTTTTCCTATAGATGAAGTAAATATTCCTATAATTTCAGCATATTATAAGATACCCAAAACAACTATTAATGATAATATATATGAACAAATAACATCTTTTTTAATTGATAATAAAAATATAAATCTGAAATTAGCATATAATTATGATAACGTAAGAGAATTAATAAAAGATGTTCAACCTGATATGAAACATATAATTAAATATTTAAATGAAAAAGAAGATGATAATTTTACACTTAATTATAATAATATTAATTCTGTATTTAAAAAGTTTGGTAAATCATTAGATTTAATTAATGAAACTGATTATGATATTTTATATAACTATATGATTTCTATAACAGAATATGAAAAAGAAAGGAAAAATGTATCAAGGCCTGTAAAGATAAAGAAGAGTGATATATCTAATAAAAAATTAATATTTTTTGATAAATTAAAATCTATTTTAAATTTATTAGATTTAAAAGATAATACAATAAATTTTTTAGAAAAAACTAAAAAAATATTAGAAGAACATCTTTCAAATGTTTTAGTAACAGATGAAATAAATAATTTAAATAATTTAAATATATATAATTTAATTTTGCATATTGATAATGCTGAAAATGAAGAAATAGAGCAAATATTATCTAATATAAAACAATTTATTAATCTTAAAAATATTAAAGAAACTATTGAGGAAATAGATAAAATTTTAAATACACATTATGATAAAGATGTTATATTAAATAATTATGAATTATTAAAAAAAAGAGTTGAATATTCGCGTAATCATATAACAGATTATGATAAAGATGGTAAACAATATTTAATATCATATCGTGAGGTTAAAGAAATTAAAGAAGGAAAGGATATAGAAAATTATGAAGGTATTCCTAATGATTATGCTGAAGAAAACATTGATATTGAAGATCAAGATAATATAGCAAATGAAATATATGATATTAAATATACTATTGACAGCATTGATATTAATAAATATTTAACAAATATTAATTATAAAACAGAAGATGGATTTATAGATGGGTTAAAAATTATATTACCAGAATTATATGAAATTAGTAAGATGTCTAATATAGAATTAGATTATGATATATTATGTAGTGATTTATTTAAATACAATAGAAGTATTCCTTCGAGAAGATATATTTATACAAATGAATTTAGAGAAAAAAATATAGAGATTGATAATACGCTTTTAAAAATATTAGAAAAGGTATCGCCTAAACATATATCAAACATAAATGGATTAGTTAGTGAATTAGATAAAGATACTATTGAATTAATTATAAATATTAATAATAAATGGTTAAAAATCATTAAAAATATGTTTATACATGCTATTTCTTTTTGGATAATTAATGTTCAAGAAAAAATATTAGAAGATACTTTTCCTTTAGATGAAAATTATTTAAATGATAATTATATAGTTAACTGGTATAAATACGGATCTCCTTTTAATAATTTAAAAAAGAGTGAAGACAAAGGCGTTCTTCCATATATATTAAATATAACAAAAGAATATTTAAGTAATAATAATGAATTTTCAATAAATATCGATAATCTGTTAAAAGATACTATTAAATATATTGAAGAAAACTATACAACATATTTAGAAAATATGAAAGATAAATATGAATTATTTAAAAATAGGAAAAAGGAAATGAAGGGGTTAATTGAACAAGATAAATTTAAAGAAATGCGCGATAACAAAGTATGCGTAAAAAATGCTAATTTATGTAAAGAACAACATGTAAAATCACTTATTTATATGCCTGATATAAATTATATTAAATTACATAAATTTTTACACGGATGTTGTTTAAAAAAATTAGACGATACTTTTAGCGATGATATTGATTTAAAAAATGCTAAAAGAAAAGATTTAATTGCCTGGAAAAAAGAATTTGCTAAAAAAAGGTTGACAAATAAAGGGAGAGATTTGCGATTTATTCCTTTATTAGTTGATAAAAAAGTTGTAGAAAAAGAAATATATAGCACTATAAAAGAAGATATCACATATAGTTTAAAATCTTATATAGTATCTACTTGGTTAAATGATATGCGATTTAAGATTAATACTATTTTACCTATAAAATCAATAGATGATATTGAATTTAATGCTAAAAAAATAGATAATGAAATTAAAAATAATTTAAATATATTAGCAAAAACTTCGAAAAATATTAAAAATGAAAATTTTATAAGTAGTTTTTATAAAAATAAAATAAAATATAAGAGCATAATATTTGCTATTATAAAAATATTAAATAGTTTTTCTAAAAAGAAAGAAGATTTGGAATTAACATTACTTATAGATATTTCAATAAAAGATTTGCGAAATATTGTTATAGATTTAAATAATTTAAATAGTCTTATTACTGATGAATATGAAGTAGATATAGAAAGAATTAATAAATATATTATAAGTAGAGCATTATGTTGCCCATTTAATCCAGGAGAATTAATTAACGGAAGTTTGAATTCTACTATTGTGAATAGCAGTATAATTCAAGAGTTAATGAAAATTATATATACTGAAATATTAAAAATAATACAATTATCTTTTCCTACAGCAGAAGAAAATGTTAATTTTTTAAATGAACAAAGAGAAAAAAATAAACAAAACAAAATAAACATATTAAATGATAAAAGTGTTGAAGAAAATTTATTAATAAAAGAGTTAAAAAAAGCAGGGATTAAATATAAATTATTCGGAGAAATAACAGAAGATGAAAATGCTAAACTTGATAATTTTATGAATGATGTTGATAACGTTGATGTTAATGAACGCAAGGATAAAGAATTATTCGACAATATATATGATGTAAATGATGATAACAAAAATGATGAAGGTAATGATGACGAACATAAACTCGTAAGTTATGATAATGATAGTGATGATGAAAATATGCTTTGTGAAGATATGGGGTTTATATATAATTAGACACTTTCTCCGTGTCCTGGAATATTTTCATCATGTTTTTCTTCTGTTTTAAATTCTTTAGGAGGTATATTTGATATATTTACAAATGAAGCTCCTTGAATAATAGCTTGCGTTTCTTTGTTATCCTTGCTTTGTCTTTTAGCTATACTAGCATTTCCTATGATTCCATTTAATTGAATAGGTATATATCTATTTGCATCATTAAAACATTTAGCTACTTCTATTTTATATTTTAAAGGTATCTCTTCGAATGAGCAATCTTGGATTAAATTATCATATTTTAATGATAATATACTAAAATTTTCTTTTGTTATATTACCATCATAAGATTCTATTTCTTGAGATAAAAGCATAAATTGTTGAGATAATTTTTTAAATATTTCAAATTTTTCACTTGCTTTTATACTATTTGTAAGAGACATAATAAGAACACTTACAGCATTTACAATAATGTTAGGTATTTTAATAGAATTAGCATCTTCGCTAATACTATTTATAATACACATAGTAGAACTTGTTAATACAAGCGGAATAGCAAAACAGAACTTGATAAAACTCCAGTGAGAAGATGCTTTTGTACATAATAATGTCATTGATTCGCATTTATCTAAGAGTTTTTCAGATTTTATCATATTTATTTTTATTGTTTATCTAATAATATAATATTTTTTTATTTGAATTATTATATTAGAGATAAGTGTATGAATATAGAGGTAAAAACTAATGATTGGATTCTTCCAAATAGAGTAGGCTATAATAAATATATATATAGTACATTTCATCCTTCTAAATATAGTAAAAAAAAGACAGAGGCGACGTGTGATTGTACTAAAGATAGTTGTGAATTAGATGTATCAAAAGTGTCTTTATTTCCACAACAAAGAATTATAAAAGATTATATGCAAATTGATAGCCCATATCGTGGAATATTATTATATCACGAATTAGGATCTGGTAAATCAGCCGCATCAATTGCAGCAGCTGAAGGATATATTAATAAAAAAAAAGTGGTAATTATGACACCTGCTTCTTTATCTCAGAATTATGAAAATGAATTAATGAAAATATCTACCGTTGGATTAAATTTAAAAAAATCATGGACTTGTTTGAAAATAGATAAAAAAAATGCTAAAGCGATTGATGATTTGAATAAATATGCTATTGATAAAAAATTAATAGGAAAAACAGGAAATATTTGGGTTCCTCTTTATAATAAAGATATAGATGGTGCTGAAATAGTAATAAATGATATTAAATATTCTGATTTAAATGCTGTTTATAAAGAAGAAATTAATAAAACTATTACTCATATAATAAGAAATAGATATACATTTATCAATTATAATGGTTTAACAAAGGCTTTAATAGATGAATTAGAAAAAAAAGGCAATCCTTTTGATAATACATTTGTAATAGTTGATGAAGTTCACAATTTTATAAGTAGAATAGCAAATGGTTCAACGTTAGCAATGAGAATATACAATTTTTTTATTAAAGCTAAAGATATTAAAATGGTATTATTATCTGGAACACCTATTATAAATCAACCTTACGAAATATCTTTTTTAATAAATTTATTAAGAGGTCCTATGACAACCTATAATATAAGTATATTAGATGGGCAAGCTAATAAGAAAAAATTAATAGAAAAAATACAAAATACAGATTTGTATGGATATATTGATGAAATATATCAAGGAGATAAATATGTAAATGTTATATTATTACCTAAAAATTATAAAAGAGAAAGTGGTACATCTATAACAAAAAAAGAATGGAATATCGAAGAAGATGAGATTATTAAACAATTGATAAAAAAAATAAATGAAGGAGGATCTTTTTCTAAAAAAATAGAAGGTAAAAAAGATGGCGAAAGAATTGGTGATAAAAAATTAGATGTAAAAAAACCATATATTATAGTAACGAATGGTATAACAGGATCTCAAAAAACAAAATTATATGGAGAAATTATAAATTATCTAAAATTAAAAGACGATAATGTTAAAATAATAATAGACGACTTAGTAACAAATAATAAAGAATATAAAAGAAGGGTTCTTGAAATAATAAAAGGTGTTAACGAAGAATGTAATAATAGAAAGGTTTGTATTGAAAATAAATATAAAAAACCAGACGATAAATTATTAGATGCTTTTGAAAAAGCGTATTTTGATATAAGAAATGGTAAAAAATGTAGCGATAGTTTTGCTGATAGTTGTGATAATTTAAATAATTTAAATTTAGAAAAAGCTCTAAAAGAAAATAAAAATATAATATTTGAAACACAGGGTTTAAATGTTCCATCTTGGTTATTAACACATCCATATCTTAGAGAAAATTATAATATAATATTTGGATATTCTCTTGCTCCTATTAAAAAGGTTATTGAAGTTATAATTTCAAGAGCTATAGCAAATATAAAAAAATATGAAGCTAATCCTGATAAACATCCGGCTCCAAGATTTCCTAATACTGATAAAGAGAAAATTAGACAAACTATAATTAAAATAATAGAAACTTTAAAATATTTGAGGGATAAGTGCATAGATGACATTAAATATGTTGATTGTGGAAATAAAAAAATAGATAAATTATTAATATATAATAATAATTCTGAATTTAAATTAGATTTGATATATGATAGTAAATATAATATATCAGATAATGATTTTGATGATATGATAAAAAATATAGTAAAAATAGATGAAAATAATGAAGAACTTAGATTATCTTTAGCATATAAACAGACAACAGATTATGTTTTTCCAATAAAACAAGAAGAATTTAATAAAATTTTCATAGATGATAAGGAACACGATGATATTAAAATATTAAATCAAGATTTGTTCAAAAGAAGAATATTAGGAATATTAAGTTATTATAAAACAACTGGTTCTGAATTATTTCCACGTGTATTACCTGAACGCATTAAATATATGTATATGACAAAAAATCAGATGAAGAAATATGTTGAAGTTAGAAAAAAAGAAATAGATATGGATGAAAGAAAGAAGAAGTTCGCAAAAAGAGGAGATGCTGATACAAGTTCTGTTTATCGTGCTTTTAGTAGATTAGTATGTAATTTTGCTTTTCCTGATGAAATTATACGTGAATTCCCTCAAGATATAAGACTTTTAAAAAAGAAGGAGATTTCTTTAAATGATGAAGATAAAGACGATGATGATATTGTAGAAGTTGATATTAAAAAAGAGGTTGCTGTTGAATATGAATTGAAATTAAATAAAGCTTTAAAAGAATTAAGAAAAGGAAACTACCTTGATGTTAAAAATTTAGAAGAAAATTATAGCCCTAAATTTGCTAATATGTTAGAAGATATAAATACATCTCCTGGCACGGTATTAGTATATTCTCAATTTCGTGTTGTTGAAGGGTTGGGAATATTTAAAGAAGTTTTAAATAAACAAGGTTATATTGAAATAAATATAACTAAAAGCGAAGAATATGGATATATATTTGAAAATCCTGATGTATTTGATAAGAAATATGATAATAAAAGATATGTTGTATTTAATTCTGATCGTGTTAAAACGAATATATTGATGAAAATATTTAATGGTGAATTTTCTGATCTCCCTGAAAATATTAAGAATACTCTTCCAAATAAAGGAGAAAATATAGACCAACGCTACGGAATACTTGCGAAAGTAATGATGATTACACAATCAGGCGCTGAAGGTATTTCTTTAAAAAATGTAAGAAGAGTTTTAATAACAGAATATTTCTGGAATTCTGTGCGTATAGATCAAGTTATAGGAAGAGCTGTTAGATCATGTAGTCATATGTCTTTGCCTGTTGAAGATAGAGATGTTACAGTTTATAAATATATTATGAAATTTACTAAAGAACAATTGGCATCTAATCCTACTATTAGGAAAAAAGATAATGAATTAACAACAGATCAGCATATATTACTTAAAGCACAAAAAAAGGAAAAATTAATAAAAACATTTTTAGATATGTTGAAAGCTTCTTCATTAGATTGTATAATACATTCAGAAGTGAATAAACCTTTAGATAATGGATATAAATGTTATAATTGGCCTATAAATATTAATGATAATAAATTATCATATACTCACAATATTACAGATGATAATAAGATACAATTATATAAATTGTATGAAAGAGCTAAAAAAAATAAAGGTAAGGTAGTATCTCATAATGGTGTTAAATATGTATTATTAAATAATAAGTTATATGATTATTTTAGCTATAAAAATGCTGGTGTATTAATATCTGTGTAATTATATAAATAATAAATTATAGTAAATAAGAAGTGTAAAAATTTTATATATAGTAATATTAATGAATAATAATATATCTTCAGATATTGTTGAAAAATGTATTTGTAGATATAATAAATTCAAGTTATGTTTTAGAGATACAAATAACAGCGAATATTGCAGATATCATAAAAATACTAAGAATGGATATATACATAAAATTTTTTATGATGTTTTAAAAAATAAGGAAACTATTGATATTACTGATTTATACGAATTATATAAATATGTTAATAATATTACTATAAATAACAAGGAGTTATTTATAGAGTTGCTAAAAAACATACCTTATAATATAATATGTAATATTATAGAAAATGGTAAATATTATATGTTTAAAAAGAATAATTATAGCAGCAAAATGGAAAAATATATTTTATTATATGAAATAAATGAAAAAACTTATAACTTAAGTAATAATAAAGAAAATATATCTATATTGCTAAAAATACAAAAAAGGTTAAAAGATAAACAAATAATAAAATATCAATTGGGAGATAATTATATGAACTTCGAAGAATTATTTACAGGAGAAAATATAGATGATATACCAAGAGAAAGACTATTTATATTAAAAAATAGTAGAGAAGAAAAATATATATTTGATGCTATAGAATTAGAATATTTTATAAGAACTTGTATAAACGATAAACAAGAACCTTATAATCCTTATAATAGAGAGGTTTTAAGTAAAAATATTATTAGAAGTTTAAATAATTTTATAAAATACAATAATTTAATAATAAAATCAGAAGAATACAAATGGGAAACAAATATGCACGCTTTTACAGATTTGGCAATAGAAATAGAAAGAAGAGGATTTTATAATAGTCCTGAATGGTTTAAAAATTTAACAAATGTTGATTTTTTAAAAATAATAAAATATTTTAAGATGTTTTCAAATGATATTCCTGAAAATGCTAAATATTTTAATAATATAACTCAGGATACATTAGTCTTTGATTTTTGTAAAGATGCTATTAAGATGTTTAAAGAATGTAATGAAGAACTATATATATTATGTTGTAATTTTATGAAATCTTTAGCTATGTGTTCTAATAATTTTTTTGACAATATGCCAGCTTGGCTCATAGCTGGATCAACTATCGGAACAAGATTTCGTATTAATTTGGAAATGCCTAATATAAATAATATAAATGAATTAGATAATAATTTTTTCTTATATTATTTTGTAGAATATAGTTAAAGTTAATAATGAATACTTATGATATAAAATATACTCCAGATTTTGCTTATACACCTATAAATTCAAATTTTATTCCAAATACTATCGAAGAAAAACAAAAAAATAATTATGATATATATGTAAATAAATTTAAGACAGCGTTTTATGGGTTTTTTTTATTTATTATATTATCTCTTCCAGTATCTTATAAAATAGTTGATATGATAGCTAAAATAATATCAAATAATATAGAAATATATGATATAAATATAGAAGAACCATCACCTTTAGGTCGTGTAATTATGGGTTTAATATTTTTTATATTAATATTTATTCTCTAAGATTTTCTAAGTCTTCTTCTTAGATACCTTTTTAGCTACTACTTTTACCGGTTCAGGCTCTGGTTCAGGCTCAGGTACTACAGGTTCTTCCTCTTCTTCCTCTTCTTCCTCTTCTTCTTCTTTTTTCTCTTCTTCCTCTTCCTCTTCTTCATCTTCCTCTTCCTCTTCTTCTTCCTCTTCCTCTTCTTCTTCTTTTTTAACAACAACTGGTTTAGCTGTTTCTTTAGTTACACTTGGTTTTGTAACATTAGAAGGTAATACTTTCTGCAATTGTTTAGTAACAACCTCAGTATCAACATCAATATCGTCATCATCATCATCGCAATTTTCATCATCACTATCTTTTAGAAAAGTCAATTTAGAAGAATTAACTTTTTGAAATTTTCCAGATACAATTTTCCAACTACAACCGAACATTCCTGCAGAGAACCAAATACCATTAAGCTGGATAATAAATTGAGCCTTTCCTCCCTTAAGATTTGAAACGTATTCTTTAAAATCAATTTCGTTATTATCCATATCATACGTATCGAGATCAAATCTATCTTCGATAGAATTATAAGGAATTTTAGCTTTAAAAGTAGGAGGATATTTATCAGCATACATTCCTGTATCCTTATCCTTGTCGCGGCGAATAATACGACTAAACATATTTGAAACTGTGCCTTTATTTCCTTCAAAATTATTTTTGAACCATGCTACTCTATTAACAAAAGCATCTTCCATAATTTTATTTTCAAGTTCAATCAATTTATCGTGAAACAATTTAATTTTAGGATTTTCTTCAATTCCTTTAAAAGAAACGGTAATATCAAACTTTTGAGTTTCGTCTTTGCGTGAATCTTCCTTAATAAATTGAGAATTATCATTTACTCCGTAAGGAATATTAAGAACCGGAGTTTGGATATTAATTTTTGAGCCCATATAATTAACATATACAGATTTTGCTCCTGATTTCATTACTTTCATTTCTGAATACTTAATCTTGTCGACATTAAATTGCTTTGGTAGAAGAACGTTCATCGTTGTATATATATATTAATTATTCTTTATATACACTATCAATTTTTATTATTTTTTAATTATTCTTTTTTTAAATTAAAAAACAATGATACAAATTTGGTTTCTACACAAAATAACATATGTAAAATTTGTCCTAAAATAAATAAATAAATAAATGTTAAAATTAAATTAAATTTAAAAAAATATGATATAATAAATGCTCCTACAAATGTCATAATAATATCAATTATAGCAAAATCAAATACCCTTATTGAATGTATGCCTTCTCTTGAAACACCAAATATATCTTTATATTCAGAAAAAATACACATGATACTTATACATAATACTTATATAATATAAAATATATAAAATATATAAAATTGAAGCTTAATAATTATCTAATTTCAAAAGAAGTTGTAATTAGACAATTAACAAGAATTTTAGAAATACTTAATTTATTTTTAGTATCTTGTAAGCATAAATAAAACATTTCATTATACATATTATCTACATAATAATTATATGCATTATCTATTCCGTATGAAAGCAGAATATTATTAATATCATAAATAGTTAGTTTATTTATTCCATATTCAATAAAATTATTTAAGTCTTTATTTAAAATATCTTTGTCATCGTGGCAATTATTATTATTATAGCAAATATCATCATATATATTATTACAAATATCGTAAATACTCTCGTGAATAATATCTTTCATAAAACATTCGTACATAGCAATATTAGTTAATAATAATTAATTAATAGTTTTATCAATTTTTACAAATTTAAATAAGCAAATGTTATTATAGTGTATAAAAATAGTCCCCAGATAGTATCTATTATAGCAATTTCAATACTATATTTTTCATAGATGATTAAAGAGGTTAGATTATATGTCCCATATATAGAAAGTCCGATGCTTCCACTATAAATAATTGATTTATATATTTTATCTATAATATTATCTTCTTTTCGAATATTATTTAATGTAAAAGGTATAGCAATATATATTATAGAAGCTATTAATAAAATATATACTAATATTATTGATATAATTTGCTTCCATTTGATGATTGATAATTTACCTTGTATTTTTATAGTATTTTTATTATACATATCAATATTAAATGATATCCATAAATAATCCAAAAATATAAATAGTAAGATTACTATTAAATTTTTAATAATTATATTCATAATATATATTTATTAAATATTAATATAAAAATTTATAATTACACTGGCTGAAAAGAAAAATGAGACAAGATTATTTATTTTTATATATTTTCACTTCATCATAAAGGACTTTTATTTATATCAATATCCTTACAAAAACGCTTATTTGGTTCGTGTCTAATTCTTGTATTTTTCAAAGTAATATTATTATCATTTATAATTCGGTTCAAATGAAAACGACTTAATGTAGGGTATTTTTCTTTTAGTTTTCAAGTAAATCATGTGTTGTAATAGTTTTATTTTTCTTTATTTCATCTAATATAAACTTCACTCGGTCAGTGTAACTTTATATGCTACAGGTTTTCTATTGTATCTTTTTATTTCACCATATTCATTATACTTATCAACCCATCTTAACAAACTTCACATAGAACATTTGAATATTTTACACACTTCTTCATGTGTTTTGTCTTCTGTTAAATAATGTTCAACGGCAGATAATTTATAATCATTGTTTTTATGATTATACATTATATATTTATATTATGATAGACTATTATCAAAATTATAATTCTCATTAAGTATAAAATTGTTATAATCTTCACATAGGATACAACATATTTCTTTTAAAACTTTTAAACTAAAATCAATACCATATGGTGTTTTGTACATTTGTCTTATAAAATCATTATCTATATCATCATAATTCAAATTAATAAAATTAGTTATATTATTTGGATTCCAAAATATATTTAAATATGTTGTATTTTCTGTTTTATTAATATAAAATTCTTCATTATAGTTATTAAATACGAATATATGATATTTTAAATTAGGATATTTATTTTTCAGTGCATTTTGTATTAAATCAAAATTAAAATTAATATTCTTATTTTTATTATGTATTAAAAATAATATATTTTCTCCGCTATTTAAAGTTTCTCTAAATTGTTCTATTCTTTTGTAAAGCTGTGTTTTTAAATTATTTATATCAGTTGTTTTTTCGTGATTAAATACAATACCATTACTTTTATAAAATATATTATTGTTCAAAACTATATTGTTATCATAATTTAAAAAGTCAGTTTCAATTAATCTACACATTTCTTCATATGGATGAACAGAACCATCAAAAGGCATTCTTATTTTAAATTTGTCTCTCATATTATACTGATCAATTAAACTACGCATAAAACAATCTTCTCCAAGACTAATAATATATTTATATTTGACCATTTATTACTTAACAAAAATATTATATTTTTGTTATAATAGTCTTGTCTTGTTTTCTTTTTTGGTTAGTGTAATATAAAAATATTTAATATATTACTAATATTAGGATTGTATGGGAAAAACTCCTAAAATTCTAACGAATGATAAATATAAGTATTATGAATTAGAATTTCCAATATATAAGACTAAAAACGGATGCTCTCTTGTGAAGATTGGTAATATATTTTATAATATGGATTGTCATAAGACTATTGATAAAATAAAAGAAGAGTATAATAAAAATATAAGAATTGAATTGTACGAAGAAGATAATGAGTATGTTATAATATAATTTATTTTTATTTATTATAGGGCAATAAGATATAATTATGTTAAGTAATAATTTAGTATATTTACTTAATCATTATTTTAATAATAATGATTTTGCTCATTTTGTTAAAATAATGACTAATATCGATATTAATTATAATGATTATTTAAAATGTATAATGAAAGATGATATATTAAAAATATCAAAAAACGTATTAAAAGACATTAAATCAAATGAAAGTAAAAAAGACTTAGTCGAATTATTGTCTGAACACTTCAGTAATCATGATTTTAAATATTTTATATCAAAAATTTCAAATATAGAAAAAAACATAAATTATAACGCATATTTAAAATGTTTATCAACTAAAAATATAGAAAGTATAGCTTATATTGTAAGCAAAATTATAGTAACAAAACTTGATAATGATTTAGATAAACCTTTTAATTCTAAAAGACAGCCATTTGAAATAGATAATATTAGTACATTTTTATTATTACATGAAGATAATGAGGAGGTAAATTATTATTTTAAAAGGTTGAATAAATTATTTAAAAATGAGATCATGCGTGTAAATGGAACCAATAATAATTTATTAGATATTAAAATAACAGAAGATATTAATTCTAATTCTGATTCATTTTCAACCTTATATTTTGGAAAAATTATAAATGGTATTATAAATGAAAAGGTTGATGTATTTATAAAAAGTCAACCTGTAATTCCTGAAAGACTTTCTAAATTTAGAAGATATTACGAATATCAAATACCACACGAAGTTTATGTTATGAATAATATAAATAAAAATTGCTATGAATCTATTACGGCAAAAATATATGGATATGGAAAAATAAGAGGTTTAATTGAAGGAGATATCGATAGATATATATTAGTTACAGAAAAGTTAGATAGAGATATAGATATAGTAATAAGGAAAGAATATTCTGTTAATTTTATTACAAATTTATGTATAAATATATTAAATGCTCTGCAAACTATTCATAGTTGCAATTTAAATGAATTTGTATCATTTGTTCATTGTGATATTAAACCTAATAATATTGTTTTTACAAACGATAGTAAAAATCCTATTAAAATAATAGATTTTGGTTTAACATTAAATGTTTTTAATAATAAAAAAAAGAGGGACCTTGGACTCTTAAATATAGGTGGGTCAGATGTCTATATGTCTATTTCACAACACGATGATGAAATAGTTGACTATATGTTTGATTTTCAAGCAATAGCTTGGATGTTGCTATTATTCTTAGGTTTTAATATAAAACCATTCCTAAATGACATTTATAATTTTAAAATTAAATTTGTTAAAAATTATTACAAAGATGAATTTATTAATAAAATAGAAACTGATAGGCTTACCAGAAATAATATATTAGTTATAGGAGAGTTATGTAATTATACTATTAATAGAGCTGATAAAAAGGATAGATATTCTACAGATAAAAAGACTACAAATGGATATTATTGTGATTATAATGAGCAATATTATATTGATTTTAAAAATATATTGAATAAATTAAAATGAATTAAAATGAATTAAAATGAGTACATAATTAATTTTTTTCTAAAGTTTTAAAAAGTTTTTATAATTTTCTAAATTTTTTTAATTATGTACTCATTTTCAAATTTATGTAACTAAATATTATTAAGTATTTGAAAATTATTACTATAATAAATAGATACAAACATATTAATATATAGATAATAGATTTTGCCAAATCATATAACGCGTTATCAATGATATCGACAATGATATCACCACGCCTTCTATTGATATTTAAACGCAACATTTTATTTTAATGTTAATTAAATAATCATTTTTTAGATATTATGTAAAATTATAGTACACATTATCTGTACATTCATCATGTCTTTTTTTATAATAAAAAAAAGAAAAAATAGTTTGTAATAATTTAGTAAAATTATCTAAATAACACATGTTATTCTATTACAATGAAAATAATTTTTATTACCCCCTGTGGGACTCGAACCCACAATCTTTTGATTAGAAGTCAAACGCGATATCCAATTTCGCCAAGAGGGCATAAAAATATGAAAAAAATATTAATAAAAGTATTATAATAAATACAATAAATACAGAGATAATATAAATCAAAAAATATACGCACACACGTTACTTGCATTACTTAAATATGAAATATATAAAGAATATGATATTATCAAATATAAATGGAAGTTGTAGAAGGGATTATTTTAATATTATCTTGCCAAAAACATAGATATGGGAGATTGAAAAAATTAAATCTAAAAAAACAATATTGTGGTTGGAAGGTAATTAAAGTAATTGGCAATTTATTTTTAAATAAAGATTTTGAACTTATTGATGATATATTATTTATAAAATGTGAAGATTCTTATCTACATTTATTGAAAAAATTAGCATTATCCTTAAAATATCTGTATACAATATTTAATATAAAACAAGGTGTATTAAGATGCGGTGATGATTTAATATTTATCGAAAATAATTTAATAAAATTTATAGAATCCGTAAAATATGATTTTTACGGAAGATCTAATGACGCAAGAACTGCAATACAAGATCCTAAGTTATTGGAAAATTTGAGGTTTGGTATTGAACATGATAATTTTATTTATAATTACTATATAAATCATCAAAATGAATTAATAGATAAAGAGCATGGAATACATATGAGTTTACAAGAATTAAATAAATACTTAATTCGCCCCTCATTAGACGGCCCTCGAGGTGTAATATATTACATATCTAATAAATCATGTCAAATAATTATTAATACTATGGAAAATATAAATTATAATATTTTTCATTTAGATGAATATACAAATAGTTATCCATATACGATTGAAGATATAGGTATTATTTATATTATGTATCGTAATAAAATACCATGTACAGATAATAGATATTTTTATTCGAACGATAATTATTATACAAAAGATACATTAGTAATTCATACAAATGATGACAAAGACAAATGATATTATTAAAAATTGATATTTAGGTAGTATTAAAAACATAAATACTATGAATGAAAATGGCGATTATATTATTTTTACAGAAAAAACAAAAGATAGAATTATAGCAGGAGTCGATGAAGTTGCAAGAGGGACTTTTGTGGGTCCTGTAATAGCGGCATGCGTAGTATTACCGAAAGTATTTCCAGACGATATATATAAACAAATTAAAGATTCAAAAAAATTAAGTGAAAATAAAAGAGAATTTTTAGCGACCTATATTAAAAATACATGCTTGACATATGGAATAGGAGAAGCATCAAATAACGAAATAGACGATATTAATATTTTAAATGCTACTATGAAAGCAATGCATAGAGCAATCGATAATGCTTACAAAAAATACCCCTTTGATTATTTATTAATCGACGGGCCTTATTTTAAAGGTTATATGCCCCCAGGTGAAGATTCTGATATTATAGAATACGAATGTTCGCCAAAAGGCGATTCTAAATATTTAAGTATAGCCGCCGCTTCTATAATTGCTAAAGATTATCATACTAAGATGATTGATAAATTGGTAGAAAATAATCCACGACTATTATTATATGATATTAAAAAAAATAAGGGATATGGAACAAAAAAACATCATGTCGCATTAAATCAATATGGGCTTAGTGAATTTCATAGGAAAACATTTGGAATTTGTAAAGAATTATTTATTAATATTTAAGTAGGTTTTTTATAACAATCTAAATCACTCCAAGATATTTTACATGTATCCGCATATTTACATCTTAAATCATTAGTAGTCTCATTTTTTTCAAGATTGGATAATATGTTGGGATATACTTCGTTACATATTATAGCAGGGTTAGTACTATAATCAGCAGCAATTATTGTTTTTTGTTTTATAGAATTATTAAATAAATGGGCATCTCCTGTATAATCATCTTTATATATACCTGTAACTTTAGCATATTTTTTTAGATTTTCTATAATAGGATTATTTGGATCTGAAGAATCCGCTATTATCGGAGTTGTTATAAATGATGCTGCGCCAATATTACCTTTTGTATACATACTAGTAAAATTAGCAGCGTTATTTAATTCTCTTTTTATAGTTTTTTGTTCTTCCAATGTTCCAAATATATTCGGATCAGCTACACATTTATAATCAATTAATAAATTAGATGTACTATAGTTTATTACAGGATCTTCTTTTTGATCTAAAATATATTGATCATTAGTACCGCCTTTTTTAAGTTCTGTAATTTTGGCGCTATCAAAACTTGGTTGTTTAATATTATTAATTATATCTTCTTTAACATCCGTATTCACTTTTTCATATTTCCAATAATCTGGGCAATTATTTTGTTTTTTTACTACTTTACCTAATTTGCGCGGTTTAATATTAAATATAGAATATACTAAGTATATTATAATAATTATAGCACCTACAACATATGTTAATACAGCTGGTAAATATTTATTATATATATATTCTCTGCCCATATCAGTAAATAATACTATTGCCAATAATATAAATGCAGAAATTCCATATACAAAACAAACTGTCCAAGTTCCTTTATATAGATTCATCTTTTCTTTTTTAAACAATTCGATTTCTTTTGAATTTGGAACGAATTTTTGTTCTGTATCAGGGTCAATTCCTATATCATCTCTATTATATTCAAACGCCGTTACACTATAAGCATTTCCCATTATTTTTCTATACTTCTATAATATTATATTATTTAATTTTAATTTAATACATATTCGTTATATTAAGTGTTTTTGTACCTTTTTTAGAAGGTAGTACAGATCTTTCGAGTGGTTCTGGTAATGTACTAATATCTTTTATATATTGTTGCGATTGTTTAAAATTAGATATTATTTCTGGAACACTCCATTCAATAACACGCGTATTTAGATCTAATACTTGTTCTTTTATATTCTCATTGCGATTTTGACCATATTGAAAATAAATAGAACGCATAATTATTTTTAATTCGTCGTCGCTTTGTCTCGATATATTAATTTTTCCATTTGTAACATTTAATATTTTATTTCTTATTCCTTGTTGTAATAAATCTATATTTTTAAGCGAAAAAAATAATTTCGATACTTCAGTACTATCCAGATTGCGAGATATTATATTTGCCTGATGTTCACTTGCTGTATTAACAGCATTATCAAATTTTAAATTATTAATTGTAACAGCATCAACACGTCCATTTAAATAATTCATATCTTTTAAACTATTTTCTTCATCAAGTTCTAAATATTCCATTCTTTCTTATAATATATATAATTATTTTCATTTTATATAATAGTAGTAAATAGTACATATATGACAGAGTGTAAAGATATTAAGTTTTGTTCGCGTGAATTATTAAAAATTGTGAAAAGCGAGAAAGATGTTAAGATTATAGAAGAGCAAAAGATTTTAAAATTATTAAATGAATATATAGAAAGATTAATATTTAATATAACTGCTTTAGCAGCATTATTATGTTTAAAATTGGGAATTAAAAAAATAATGAACGAACATGTTAACTATTTATTACAATATATTAATAAATATTGCAAAACAAAAGATAAAAAAGTCAGTATGAAAGGAGGGGCATTTAATACAGCACAATTTTTCGGAATAGATGAAACAAATAGATATAGTGTTAAAAACGAAGGTGTTGATTTATTACGCGTAGATTTTAATAATAATATAGCAAGACCAGAAATTGGATTTGTAGGAGTAGGAGGTGGAGGCAAAGTATTCTGTAGTAAATTAAATAGAATACTCAAAATTAAGGTAAAACATGTATTTAATTATTTTAATGTAAAAATAGAAAATAGATCATTAGAATTTATAATGCTAAAATTTAACGAAATATTAAGAAAGGTAACTATCGATATTAAAAGTATTCGAGGTAATGTAATAAAATACAATGATGTTAAGAAAATATTATATAAAGGCAATATAATGAAAAAATGATATATAAAATAAAGATTATATAATAATTAAATATGCCAATAATTACATTAGATGGTAATATCGGATGCTATAAAACAAGTATTTTAAATTATTTTCATAAAAATTATAAGACAGCTATTGATATAGAACCTGTAGAAAGTTGGTGTGATTATCTAAAAACAATATACAATACACAAAATAGTACTTATAATTTTCAGATTAAGGTATGGATGGATAGGTGCTGGATTCAAGAAAAATCAAAAACTATAATATTAATGGAGAGAAGTCCTTATTTTATTAAAAATGTTTTCGTAGAAAAAGCTTACGAAGATAAGACAATAACAAAGGAAGAGTATAAAAATATGCTTACACTTCATAAAAGAACAGATAAACTATGGGAACCAGATGGATTGATATATTTACGTTCTAATCCTGAAAATTGTTTTAATAGAATTAAAAAAAGAGGGAGAGAGTCAGAAAAAAATATTAAATTAGAATATATAAAAAGAATACATGAATTGCACGAAGAAAAATATAACGAAGCTGTTAAAAATAATAAAAATATAATATGTATAGATGTAGAAAATAAAAGTATTGCTGACATATGTAGTGAAATAATATCATCTAATATATATAGTAGTTTAATAGAACAAATATATATATAAAATATATATTACATAATCAACATTGAATAACAGGTGTTTTTGTTGCGAGAAAGCAGCTATAGTACAATCTATCATTGCCCTTATATTCTAATGTAGGTGTAGAAGTATGGATAAGTTTTCTATTATTAAATAATAATAGGTCATTATTTTCCCATTTAATATCAATAATATTATCTTTATTTACAATATATTTGGACATCAATTCTCTATATAAATCAAAACTATCACTACAAGACATTTTATCAAATTTAGCAAATCTAAATGGAGAGAGCATTAGTGCTTTTCTACTACGATTTGAATTAGAATAAACTACAAGGGGTTCTTTTGTAATAATAGTTTCTTCTTTTTTAATAATTACTTCATTCTGTTTAATTTTATTATACCCAGTATAATCAAAATAAGAATTCATTACACCTGAATTTGAATTTGAATAAATTACTTTTAAATCAAATATTTTATCTTTAATATTTGTATCAACATTATCATACGCATCTTCTAAGCTTGCGAATAATGTATTTCCTCCATTTGAAGGTGTTTTAATCATATACATACTTGAAACAACCGGAGGTAAATATGTTCCTTGACCAACTATATCTTGGTGCCATACAAGAGTATTCTTGAAAGGGTCACTATATTTTAAATAAGTATCTTTAATTCCGTGTAAATCCTTAATATAACAATTGCCGCGAAGAGAAATTTGCGGTACTATATCTACACTCGAATGTTGAAAAGGATGAATAATGTCTAAGGTATGTTTATCATCAAACAATTTGCAAAATTCATAATATTCGGTAGGATTAATTTTTTGATTTTTAAACATAATTAAAGGTACTGAATTAAATAATTTAATAAGTTCTACCTTATCTTCATCTGTTAATAATTTAATATTTGCATTCTTAACAATAGCAAAGTTTCTTTTAAATGTAGGAAATGAAATTGAATATGCGTATGAATACGCAATTGATAATAACAATATAATTAATTTAATAAACATATTAATTGTATTTATTAATATTAAAAAAATAATATCAATTTTTATAATTTATAATTTTGATAATTCTAATTCAGGATACATATTCGTATTATTTTTAGCAAGGGATATAACATAATTAATAATAGATTTAGAAAGTAATTGTGATGCTTTTCGCGGAACACTACTCGGAATATTCGGAACACAATATATAGTTACATTTTTATATATAATATATGGACTTTCTTTTGTTGTAGGCTTCGATTGTTCTGTAATACCTCCTTGGTCAATTGCTACATCCAATATAATACTATTGTGAGGCATATCATCCATTATTTCATTTGTTAATAATTTATTTGTTTTTTCTCCAGTATTATAAATACTTCCAATAGTTATAATAGATTTTTTCATAAGTAATTTTAAGTTATCATCGTTCATTGAATATATATTAATTATATCCTTAGTATCTTCATTTTCATCAAATTTATTTTTAATATTTTTAATTTTTTCATAGTCACAATCAATGAGATTTATATTCTTATAACCCATTGATATTGCTTTATTCATAGAAGAAAATCCTACATTTCCTACACCGATAATTGTTATTGGAATATAATAAAAATGCGATGGTATATATTTATTTACAAAAGAATCAGCTTCAACAAATGCTTGTTCTCCTGCTATAAAAGACATATTAGATAATATTGGATAATATATTTTGCCATCTTCTTTAGTTATATATAAAGTTTCATAAGCATAACAATTAGCTTTTGAATTAATCATAGTTTCCAGCAAAGTTTTATTACTCGCAAAATGGAAGAATGTAAAAATAGTATGTGCTTGAGTTATCAAAGGATACTCTTTTTCTTGAGGTTCTTTTACTTTTACAATCAACTTACTATTTTTATACAAATCTTCTAAAGAATTTACCATAACAGCACCTTTTTCGATATAATCATAATCTTGATATCCTGAATTTACACCAGCACCTTTTTGAAAATATACTATAATACCATTATCGATAATATTTTTAACATCTCCAGGAATTAAAGAAACTCTATTCTCAAATTCCTTAATTTCTTTTGGAATACCTACAGAAAGCATTATAATTAATTATATTTTATATATATCATATTTTTATATATAATTAGTATTCATTACTCAATAATTTATCTATTGTTTCTATTATAAGAGGTTTATTGGCGCCTGAAAATGAGAATAGTTCACTATTGTTTTTAACAAATTTAAAATGAGGAATAGTAACTATGTTATCAATATCACTAATATCTTCATTATTTTGAATATCAACCTTTATGAATTGTATATTATTATATTTTTCAGACAAATCTAACATATATGGATAAATTTCTTTACAAGGCTTACAGAAACTTGCACTAAATATAATTACAACATATGTATTATTTTTAAGTATATTTTGATATTCATTATTATTAGAAATATTTAATATTGTCATTATCTATATATGAAAGTTTAAATTATTTTTTATTCTTTTGTCGCAAATAAAAATTGATATATAAAAATATATTCTAATAGATAATATATTAGAATGCCTCCGAAAACTTTAAAAGATGAAGTAAAAAATGTTGAAGAAAAATATAAAAAATATGAATTATTAGAACATATTCTTGCTCTTCCGGATACATATATTGGATCTATTGAACCTCAAAAGATAACAAGCTATGTATTTGACGAAACTTCTAAAAAAATGGAAATTGCCGAATTAATGTATAATCCGGGACTTTTGAAATGTTTTGATGAAGTAATCGTAAATGCGATTGACCATTCTATGCGTCTTAAAGCAGAAGAAGAAAAAGGCAAGGAAAATATCAAACATGTTAAAAATATCAAAGTAACTATTGATAAAACATCTGGTTCTATTTCAATCTTTAATGATGGCAATGGAGTTGATATTAAAAAACATAGCACTTATGGCGATTTGTGGATTCCTGAATTAATTTTCGGCGAACTTCTAACATCTACAAATTATGATAAAGGAGAAGAGAAAATTTGGGGAGGTAAAAATGGTTATGGTAGTAAATTGACTAACATATTTTCAAAAGAATTTACTATAGAAACGATAGACCATTATACAAATAAAATATATTCTCAAACATTTCGCAATAATATGACTGAACGAGATAAGCCTATAGTTAAAGCATCATCTAAAGCTCCTTATACCCAAATTACTTTCACTCCTGATTATGAAAGATTTGGTATTAAGAATATTACAGATGATATTTATAAGCTTTTTCATAGACGAGTTATTGATGCTTGTGCTACTACAAACAAAGATGTTTCGGTATCTTTTAATGGAGAGAAAATCTCAATTAAAGATTTTGAAAAATATTGCGAATTATTTTTAGATAAAAAAGAACAACCATTGATATATGAAGCTTGTGGGGAAAGATGGGAAATAGGAGCTTCAATTTCAAGTTCAGGTTCATTTGAATATCTATCCTTTGTAAACGGAATAAATACTATCAAAGGTGGTAAGCATATTGAATATATTACAAATATGATAACTAAAAATCTTGTAGATATGACTTTAAACAAAAAGAAAAAAGCAGTAAAAACACAACATATTAAAGATAATTTAATTATATTTGTAAAAGCTCTTATTGTTAATCCGAGTTTTGATTCACAGAGTAAGGAAACATTAACAACTCCTGTAGCAAAATTCGGCTCAAAATGTGAATTGAGTGAAAAGTTCTACGAAAAGTTGTTTAAATCTGGAATTATAGATAAAGCTTTAAGTATTACCGAATTTTATGATAAAAAAAAATTGGTAAAAACAGATGGTAAGAAAATATCAAGAATTATTGTACCAAAACTTGATGATGCTAATTTAGCAGGAACAAAAAATAGTGCTGAATGTACAATTATTTTAACAGAAGGAGATTCGGCTAAAACTATGGCTACAGCGGGTCTCAGTGTAATTGGGAGAGATAGATATGGTGTATTCCCGCTTAGAGGAAAAATTCTTAATGTTAAAGATGCTACTATGCAAAAGATTTCTGATAATAATGAAATAGCAGCTATTAAAAAAATTTTAGGATTAGAACAGAATAAAAAATATAAAGATATTAGCGAGCTACGATATGGTTCTATTATGATTATGACTGATCAGGATCACGATGGTAGTCATATTAAAGGTCTGATATTTAATATATTTCAGAGCATGTGGCACGAACTCTATGAAATCCCTGGATTCTTGACGTCTATGCTCACTCCTATTATTAAGGCGACAAATAATAAAAAAGAGGTAATTGAATTTTATAATATGTCTGATTATGAGAAATGGAGTGAAACAATTAATGCTAAAAATGGTTCATGGAAAATTAAATATTACAAAGGATTGGGTACATCAGATGATAATGAAGCAAAAGAATATTTTAAGAATATGAAAAAAGTAACATATATGTATGATGATAATGCTGACGAAGTAATTGATTTGGCATTTAATAAAAAAAGAGCGGATGATAGGAAATTATGGCTTCAAAATTACAACAAGGATAATGTATTAGATTATTCTAAACTAAATGTTGATTATAAGTCTTTTGTAGATAAGGATTTAATTCACTTCTCCAATAGAGATTTACAAAGGTCTATTAATCATCTTTGCGATGGTTTGAAAGAAAGTACACGTAAGATTATTTATGCGTGTTTTAAGAAAAAACTATATACAAATGAAATAAAGGTTGCACAATTATCAGGGTATGTAAGTGAAGTATCAGCATATCATCATGGAGAAAATTCATTACAACAGGCTATTGTAGGTATGGCACAAATATTTGTGGGAACAAATAACATTAACCTACTTTGCCCTAATGGGCAATTTGGAAGCAGATGTCAAGGTGGCCAAGATGCTTCTTCGGCAAGGTATATTTTCACTATGTTATCAAAATTGACAAGGTTGATATTTAAAGAAGAAGATAATTCTATATTAAATTATCAAAATGATGACGGACAACAGATAGAACCAGAATTTTATGTTCCCATTATTCCTATGATTCTTGTAAATGGAGGTATTGGTATTGGAACAGGATATTCTACAAATATTCCTCAATATAATCCAAATGATATTATTTCTATTTGTAAAATAATATGTAATGCTATTAAATTGACAGATATATCAATTAATTCATTGGAAGATATTGAAAATATTAATGAAACAATTAAAATTCTTGAAATCAATGAAATTACTCCATACTATCTGGGATTTAAAGGAAGTATAGTAAAAGCAGAAAAAAATTCATATATTAGTCGTGGAATATATAAATGGATTGATGACTCTACCGTTGAAATCTCAGAATTACCAATTGGTAGTTGGACAGAAGATTATAAGGAATTCTTGGAAAATATGATTACAAATAATCTCAATAATTTAAAATATATTGAAAATCATTATACATCAAAGAATGTTAAATTTGTATTACATTTTAATACAAATGTACGACAAAGCATTGAAGGTAATTTTGATGTATTGTTTAAATTACAATCAAGTAAAAATTTAAGTATTAATAATATTCACTTATTTAATAAAGATGGTGTTATTCAGAAATACGAAAGTGCTATTGAAATAATTAAAGAATGGGCTGAAACAAGAATAGTAAAATATTTTGAGAGAAAAAATTATCAACTAAAAAATCTCGAGAAAGAAGCTAAAGTATTGAGTAATAAGATGAGATTTATATTAGATGTTATTAATGGAACTATTCAAATCATGAATAAAAAATTGAGTGAAGTAACTCAGAGATTAATAGAGTTGAAATATGATCCTATTGTTGAAGAAAATATTGATAAAGATGAAGATAATTTGCCAGAAGAAAATATTGATAAAGATGCTAAAGAAATTAATTATAAAAATTACAATTATTTATTGAAGTTGCCTATATCACAATTAACATATGACAGAAAGATAATTTTAGAGAAAGAATTTAATGAAATAAATGACAAACTTAAAATACTTAGAAATACAAATATCGAAGACCTATGGCTCAAAGATCTTACTGAATTAGAAAAAGAATGGGAAAGTCATAAAGACTTAATCTTAAAGGAATATGAAAATGACAGATTGGGTATCGTAGATGCCAAAGTTGTAAATAAAAAGAAGGCCAAGAAATAATATTAAAATGGAGGTAATTCTATATCATTTTCACAGCAAATATTATATATAGTTAAATAATCTGTATGACAATCATTTTCAATTAATTCGCATAAATATTTTTTTAAATTATTTTCAATAGATAATGTACATATATAATTTATTAGCTCATTATTTTCTGATATACGTATATTTTCTAAGTTGTCAATAATGTCATCCATTATATTTTATAAAATATAACATATAAAATATGGGATATCAATTTTTATAACATGGTATATTCATATAATTTTTTAATGTTTTGTTCGCTTCTATTATTATATAAATAATAAGCTTTATTTTTAATTTTTTTAATTATAATATCAATATCACTTTCATTTTGTGTATCAATATTAGCAACATTATAAAACATATTATACCATTTATGAGAACTTTTAGATAAGGGATTACATCCTGTATATATATCCTCAAATGGAAAACAAAAGAAAGGTATTTTTGTCATATCTGGTTTTACATCATTTATATATGGTATTTTAGGAAGCAAATTATTTTTATCACCCTTATCTTTAATAATTATACGACAACAATATTTCATAGTAATATTATCATGAAATACGACTTCATTCATAGTACAATTTTTATTTATACATTCATATTTATTATCATTTACAAAATTTTCAAGCATCCATGGATAATATGTGTTTTTTTCTGCAATAATACCATTATAATCTACAAAATTAATATGATAATTCTGTTGATACAATAGATTTTTTGAAAATATCAATATATATTTACCTGGAAATAATTTTTCATAATCTATATTATATTTTGTAATTATAGAAAAATAAACACCTGGAAATTGGTCATCTGTATTAAATTCAGATACTTTTAATTCTTCCCATTCAAAACATTTGCTATCATTTGTAACATGAATTAAATAATATATATCGTTGTGAAACATATTATGTATTATTTAAAAATAAAGTCATTTTTTATAATTTTCTATTTCTAATAACTCGTGTAGTTCTTTTTTTAATAACATTAGTTTTTCTAACTTTACGCAATTTACCTCCTCCAATTTTTTCAAGGCTTTCAATTGTTTTTCGTATTATCTTTAAAGCTTTTATATCTTCAGGTTTCGTTCTAGGTTTATGAATATTTTCTTCTATATATTGATTTAGAAGATCGATAATAATAGTGTATGTTTGTTTATCTTCTTTACTATTTTTTAGTTTATAAATTAAATCTTTTATTTCTGGAGAGCACCTCACCAAATAACAAGCACCAGATATTGTTTCATATTTGTTAGTAAATAATGTTTTAATACTTTTTATATCTTTAAATTGAAAGTCAAATGATGTTACATAAGGTATAGTAATTGTAATAATATTATTTTTTTTATCATATTGAATAGTATCTTTCCAAACGTTAGCTAAAGTTGCTAATATAGTTTGTAAATTACTCATCATTAACTCACTATTATCTATAGGAATTGATTTGCGCATACTTGATGTTGGTATTTTACTTGTTGATACTTCTCTACTTAATGATGGTATTCTTGTTAATTGTAGTTGTATATTTGTTGAGTTGCGCATACTCCCCGATGATGGTATTATCCTTGATTTGTCATTACTTGATCTTCTTGATGGTATATTTGTGTTAGTAGGAGAAAAAATAGTACTTAATCCAGAAGTTAATCCTTCTGTAAATTGTTTTAATTCTTTTGTAAGGCCATCTTTAATCGTATATAATTTTTCTAAATTTTCTACTACATTACGAATATCATAGTCTAAGATCTTCTGCTCTGATTTGCGTCTTTCTTCTTCTTCTTCTTTTATTCGTGCGTTTTTAAGTCGTGTTACTCTACTTCTAACAATACGACTTAGCGTTGATCCTGCTTCTTCTTCTGCTTCTTTTCGTAGTCTCTCTGCTTCTTCTGCTTCTTTTCGTAGTCTCTCTGCTTCCATTAGCAACTTTTTATTATTATTTTTATAAAGGATGAGCTCATTTAATTTTTTAGTTAAACTATTTATTTTAGCATTAACGGCTGCTAATTTATTTGAACCTTTTGTTTTGGTTGTTTGTACGTTTGAACTATTTGAATCATTTGAACTATTTGAACCAATTGAACCAATTGAAGATTCTCTGATTGTTGATACTTTTTTATAATTATCGCCACCAGTAGTATAACTATATTTTAAAGTAGATAACTTTTTTTTTCTTTTATTTCTAATAATTTTCCTCATAATTACCTAATATATGTACATAAAATATTATTCTATTTTATATAAAAATATCTATAGTTCTATAAGTTTCGTTATTATTAGTTAAATTACCAAGGTAATTATATATACTATGTGAAATATTTATAAGATATGTCATATATATTTTACTATATTATATTTTTTATAATTATAGCGAAATATATATAAGGATTAAGATATATATATATATAAAACAAAAACTACTATTATTTTTTTATTTATTATAGCCTATATGGCGATTTTGTCATCGTGCCCGAGCGGTCTAAGGGGTCAGACTTAAGATCTGATGTGCTTAAGCACTCGTGGGTTCGAACCCCACCGATGACATTTTTGTTAATTTGCTATAATATTTTATACATTTATTTAGATATTGCTGAAATACATATTGTAATATAATCGTGTATTCCGTATACTATAACATTACCAGATATATAATAATGCCAATTAAAAGGTATAATAAGTCCTTTATTATCCAATTTAATAGTTGTTATGTTACTATCTTGATGTGGTAATCCATTAATTACTTGTGTATTAGGATTACATAAAGAAATCTCTGCTGGATAATTATCAGCTGATATTATAAATAAATACTTATACTTATTTTTTTCCCATATATTATTATTATTAAGATTATATATAATATTATAGCTAAACCAGTTATTTATGATCATGTCAATATCATTTATTTTTTCTGATATAACTATTGGTTGTTTTTTATATAATAAATCAAAGTCAAAATTATTTATATCGACTTGATATATTGATATTTCATTATTATATAAGTAATATAATGAAGCGTATAATAATATTATAATTATAAATAAATAAAGGTACATTTAATTTATATATATATATATATTTTGCGATTTTATACAATAGAATAATAAATAAATAAATTATAATATAAATAATTATTAAAGATTATGAGTGATATTAATAATACAAATACTGATGAAAATAAAAAGGAATTATTAAAACAAGCAACAAGTATAGTTGACGGAATTTTACGTATCAATCGTAATACATCATTAGGAGATATATTATCAAACACAAATAAAAGTGCGGAGGAATTAGCCAAAGAGGGTTTAAACATATTTGAAAGTTTGAAAAAAAATGGGGGTGCTGGATCAGTTTTTTATTATATTCTTTACCCTTTAGCTATTATAGTATATATCATAGCCTATATAATATTGTTTATAATTTTTATAATAGGTAACATTATATTTTATATAATAACCTTATCTTCAAGATTGAGTAAATTAATAGGAGATATTGAATTTTTTTGGGATGTTGATCAAGGTGTTCATCCAAAACCCAATTTTTATGAAAGATTTTTATTTATTGATTTATTAGATAAAGATGTTAAATATCCAAAAGGAAAAGATGGAGTAGAAGATGACCCTCGATATTATAATACAACTAAATTAGGAGAAGAAATTGAAGATATAGTCGCAAACATTAATATTATATTAAAAAATCGTCTTCAAAAATATAAATCTATTATTAAAAATTTAAAAGATAAACAAATTGATGAAGAAAAAGAAAATAAAGATTTAGAAAAATTGAAAGAATATGTATCAAATGAAACAGCTAATTTAAAAACAAAAATTGCATCTGAAGAACTTTCGACATTATTTAATAATTTTGGTTCCGGTACTAAAGCAGCAGGTGGCTGGCTTGGCAAGATTTGTTATTTTATATTGGACATATTAAAATGTATTTCATTAATAATTGGATTTATTTTTAAATATGCTTTTGAATTTCTTAAATTTCTTATGATAGTAATATCATCAATGTTTAAATCATTTATGCAATTTGCTGCAACATGGTTTGGAAAATGGACAAGACCATTTGCTGGCTTAATGATATTGTTATTTATTATAGGTATAATTATTTTAGCTGTATGTTTAACTTATGAAACAGAAGAAGTTGATTTAGATAGGGAAAGTGATTCTTCAGGTTTAGATACTGGTGGAATGGGCGACAATAATAATAGAAAAAGATTTACATATGATGAAAATACTAATATATTTGATGCTTTATATAGACTTCCTGGAGAAATTTATTCATTTATTAATGATTTTACGATATTTTATAATGAAATTTTAAAACGTATAACATTTTTCATGAATTTTAGCTCAGAAATTATGAATGATGCCAGAAATTTTGGCGAAGATTCTATAGAGTATTCGCGCACGGATAATATAAATTCCGAAGGAATAAATGATAATATATATACATTTGATGCTTCATATATAAAAGAATTATTAAAGGATATAAAAACTGATGCTATTATAAATAATGATTTATCTAAATATATTATTGCGAATACTATAGATATAGATAAAGGTAATAAGGTTGTTCATTTAATAAAACCTATTGATATTTCTGTATATACGAAAGAAATAACTGGTTTAAAAGTTAATATTGAAAATATTAATGGTGACGGAGAATATAAAATTAAATGTGAAGGAGAATTTTTTGATAAATCTTGCAAAATTAAGCAGTTTAAAGCAGATGAAATAGAAAGTTGTAAGAATATTAATAAGACACCAAAAAATACTGATTATAATAATATATTATTATAATAACATAAGAATTCTAAAAATATGATAGAAATGAATGAAAAATGTATGTATAGTAGTAACATTCATATTAAAAAAATAGATAGTGATAATAACTATGAGATAGATAGAGATTTATTTAACAGAGAGCAAAAAATATACAATATTAATGAAAATAAAATACAATTTGATGAACAAAAATCCTATTATGCTGTTCAAGATAAAAAATCTCAATGTAATAATAATATTGAACAATGGCATAAATGGTTTACTATAACACATTACTATTTAGGTAATAATAATGGGCGTTATAATGAATTGTCAAATAATGAAATAACTTATAGCATAGTAGGTGGTTGTTTTAATCAATGTATAGATAATTATATAATTAATGAAGATTTTAAATGTGAAAATAAAAATACATTTAAAGGTGGTAAATATAAAAATTTTCTTCCATACGACCCATTTGCTATAATATGTTTAATAGGAAGTGTGATAAGTAGTGATGATAAAAATGTAATAAGTCAACTCGTTAGTGATAACAAAACACCAGGAAATTATCACTATACGATAGATAAATTATTAAATGATGATAATATTATTTTAAAAAGCAATGATATGTTAGTTGTAAATAATGAGATAAAGCAATTAATATTAAATAATTTAATAAGTCAGGAACGAAACAAAATTCCAGATCATAAAATTCTTGGTAAAATAAATAAAGATATTTTAGTAGCTCATTCAAAAATTATTGAATATGTAAATTATATAATAAAAGAAAACGAAAGACATCAAGATAAGATTGAGAAAAATATTAAGAAAGATATTAATAAGTTCTATAATTTATTTGATAAAAGGGATGAATTATATATTAAATATTTAAATAATTTTACTACAGAGAAAAAAAAATACAATTTGCTATATGCTAAAAGTTTAGCTTTAAAAGTTACAAATATAAGTATTAAATCAAACCCAGATCGTTTAATCATATGTGTTTTAATTTACTTATTTGAATATTGTTCGTATTTATGTTTTAATAACAAAAGTATTTATTGCGAGCGTTTAAAATTATATGGTATATATAAAGATTTAGATAAAGATTTAGATTTTATAATATATAAAGATACAGATTTAACTTTTAAAAATGTAGATGAAAATTATTTTCAAAAAAAACCTTTAAGAAGTATTCGAAATATAGAAGAACAAGTATTTAATCTACCTTCTATAACACCACCAAAAGATAAAGATGGAAAACCTCATCCAACAACTCCTACAATAAGTTATTCTGGTGGAAATGATTATAAACCTATACAAGTTAAATTAGAAAATAAACAATTTTTAATATTTGAAGATTATGAAAAAATATTAAATTTATATAAAAGTTTTTTAGTAGTATATCCTGTACTTTTCACTATTACTATTTCTATATTTATATTGTTAGTGGCATTATATATATATGATTTGAAACATGACACGTATGGAACTTACTCAATTCGCCGCGGAATTAATCATTTATATTCATTTGTATTATGGTTAAATTATATATTAAAATGGATTTCATTTAATTTCATACTTATTTATATAATAAGAAGTTTTCTATGGTTTTTCAATAGTAAAATAATTTCAGATAAACTTAGGGCTATTTATGAATGGATTATATCAAATATCAGTATAACACCTATAATTGCTGTAATTTTATTCATAATTATTTTAATACTAATATTTACTGTTTCGTTAAATGATATATTTATGATTATTCCATATACAATAGAATTTATTTTAAGAATTATTGGTTATATAATTTTATTTATGTTTGGGCTACTAATATATTTATCGAGATTAGATAACTTATTATTTATATGTTTAGTAATATATATATTATATTTATATTATCATATTATATATAAATTTAAATATTCTTATTTTGCAGATAAATTAAAAGGAGATAATACATCATTATTTACCGAAAATGCCGATTTATTGGATGGTGCATTTTTAATAGCAGAATTAAAAAATAACGAAGATGCTGAACAAATATTATTTGAAAGAAATAAAATAATAAATTATGCCTTTTTATTAGACACGTATACGTATGCTAATAATATTTTAAATAAATTATTGAATAAAAAATAGTAAAAATACATTTATGACATATATATTTTATAATATTCAATATAGTTTTTCATGGCATCATCTTTGGACATATTTTTAACACTATTCCACGCATCCCATTTTGCACATTCTTTAAAATATAGAAACGTAGGTCTTTGTGTATTACAATCGCCAATAGTTGCTTGTTTATAAAATTTATAAAAATCTAATTTAATATTATCAGGTATTCCAGTTAATTCTAAATTAAATGTTTCAAGTTTTTTTAAAACCTCCTTAAATTCTTTTTCTGTTTCCATAATAATATCTTATATTGTATATTTCTTATATTATTTTTATATTTAAGAATATAATGTATATATTATTATGATAAGATGTTAATTGACGACTACATAGAATATATGAAAACATATAGACAACAATATGGTAATAAATGTATTGTATTTTTACAAGTTGGGTCTTTTTATGAAATGTATACTATTTCAGAATATAATAATGATGATTACGATATATATAAAATAGCTGACATTTGTGGTATACAAACAACAAAAAAAAACAAATCTATAAATGAAATATCGAGAAACAATCCTGTTATGGCTGGTTTTCCTATGCATTCGGTAAGTAAGTTTACACAAATATTATTAAATAATAATTACACTATTGTTATAATACAACAAGGGGAAGATAACAAAAATGTAACACGTTCAGTATCAGAAATATTATCGCCTGGTTCTAATATTAATATTACCGAAAGAAAAAGTAATTATATGATGGTTATTATTTACGAATTAATAAATAATTTTGTTATTGCTGGTATATCAGGAATAGATTTATCTACAGGAAAAACATTTGTATATGAAGTAGGTTCTACGAAAGAAGATCCTGAATTGGCAAATGATGAAGTTTTTAGAATGATTAATTCTTATAATCCTATTGAATTAATCATTTTAGGAGAAAAAATTGAAGAAAAAGCAAAGAAGAAAATATTGAAAAATCTAAATATTAATAATATATTAGTTCATTATAAATGGGATGATTGTAAATACATATCATTTTACAAAAATATTATAAACCAACGTTATATGTTAGAAAAGGCTTTCTTTATAAAATCAGGATTAGTTTCAATAATAGAAATGTTAAATATGGAAAAACTAACGATAGGAAGAGAAGGGTTCTGTTGTTTATTACAATTTGCCTATGAACATAATGCTGATATAATTAAAGAACTACAAGTACCAGAAATTTTAGAAAATAATAACAACATGATTATTGAATTTAATTCTGCTGTCCAGTTGAATATTCTTGGTGTATATCAAAATGATAAACCATTGATAGATATATTGAATAGATGTGTTACAGCATTTGGTTCCAGATATTTTAAAGAAAAATTACTTGCTCCTATGATTAATATTGATAAAATAAATAGGTCATATGATGATATTGATAAAATGTTAAAAGATAAAATTTTTATTAAAATAAGAAAATATCTTGCTAAGATATCAGACTTAGAGAGATTTAAAAGAAAATTACTTTTAAATAAAATTTCTCCTCAAGACTGGGTTAATTTTAACGAATCTATTGAATCGTGTATTGAAATATACAATAATATTGAATGTTTTGATGATTATAAAGATGATAATATTGATATACAAGGAATAATAAATGAAATATTAAAATCATATGATAGCATTTTAGATATGGAAAATTCTTCAAAATATAACTTACAAGATAAAAATAATATGGGAAATATATTTAAATCTGGAATATATGAAGATATTGATAATATAGTAATTGAAAAATATAATACATATAAACAAATTGAAAAATATACAGAATATATAAATAAATTAGGATCGAACGATAGTACATCTTGTAAAATAGATTATGTTGATAAAGATAGAGAATATTTTATATTAATAACTAAAAAAAGATATGAAAATGCATTGAAATGTGATAATAAATATATGAGTGACTTTAAAACAAAGCAAATATCTTCTTCATCTTCGAATTATAAAATTACAAATAAATTTATTGAAAAATATTCTAAAAGTATAAGTGAATATGAAGATAAAATTTCCGAATTAGTTTTAAAATATTATAATAATTTTATTGTTAAATTTATTGAAAAAAATAGTGAAAATATTGATATATTAATTAAGTATTTAATTAGAGTTGATATCTCTTCGAATAATGCTAAAAATGCTTTTGATTATAGATATTCGAGACCTATAATTGAAGATAATTGCGATTCAGATAAATCATCATTTGTTAATATTAAAAATATGAGACATCCTCTTATAGAAAGAATACAAGATGAATTAGATTATGTGGGAAATGATATTACTATAAATAAAGATGGTGTTTTATTATATGGTATTAATGCTTCTGGCAAATCATCTTTTATGAAAGCGGTTGGTTTAAATATAATTATGGCGCAATCAGGGATGTTTGTTTCAGCTGAAAATATGAAATATTATCCTTATAAAAAAATATTTACAAGAATTTCTGGAATGGATAATATTTATAAGGGAATGTCAAGTTTTACTGTTGAAATGACAGAATTGCGTAATATATTACAAAGATGTAATAAATTTAGTTTAGTAATTGGAGATGAAATATGTTGTGGAACAGAATCTATATCAGGAATAGCAATCGTATCAGCAGGTATAGATACTTTAATAAATAAGGGAGCGTCCTTTATATTTGCTACACATTTACACGAATTAACAACGATGTCTTGTATTAAAGAACATATTAATAATAATAGGTTACATGTAAAACACATTAAAATTAATATTGGAACAAATAATGAAATAATTTATGATAGAATAATACAAGATGGACAAGGTTCTAATATGTATGGTTTAGAAGTATGCAAATCATTAGATATGCCTTTTGATTTTTTAAAAAAAGCAGAAATGTTTAGAAAAGAAGTAACTGATTTAGATAAGGATTTAATTAAAAATAAGAAATCACGATATAATAAAAAAAAAATAATAAATATGTGTGAAGTATGTAAAAAATCTATTGCGATCGAAACTCATCATATTAAATATCAAGAAACAGCAGATGATAATGGGTTTATAGGAACATCTCATAAAAATTCTCAACATAACCTTGTATCTATTTGTAAAGAATGTCATTATCAAGAACATAAGGGGATAATAAAAATAAATGGGTATAAGCAAACATCTAATGGTATTACATTAGATTATGAGATACCAAAATAATTATTGAAAATTTTGAGTACATAATTGAAAAAATTTGAAAAATTCTAAAAACTTTTTGAAACTTTAGAAAAAAATAAATTATGTACTCATTTTTTATTATTAAACATTTAATATTCTTAAACATTTAATAGAATAATGTCTAATAAAGAAACCATATTAGAAGGATTAACTAAGAAAAAGGGAGATGAATTATCTAAATTTTTACGAATAAATTCAAGTCCCAGTACTCAACTAATTGCGAATATGCAAACAAGAATTAACAACCCAATATTTCGGCTCACTATTGGCGACTATGAAGCTATGTGTGGGAACAAGATTATGATTAAATTAATGTCTAAAGTTATTGGTTGTGAAGAGAAACAGCTCAAAAAATTCTGTAAATATATCAATGTTTTTAAGGAGAATATCAAGTCATCTCCAAAATCTATTAAGAACAAGATGAATGCTATGAAAAACAGAGGAAGTCTTAATTCATTGCCCGATGATATTTATTATAAAATAGTAGAGCAATACAAGACCATTTTTAAAATTAAATATAAATTAAAGAATTGGATACCGATAAATAAATTAAATATTTGGATATTATCACAAAATCCAAATGCAATAGATTTTTTAAAAGAAAATACAAGTAAAATAAAATGGAATTATTTATCAAAAAATCCTAATCCAGAAGCTATTAAATTATTAAAAGCAAATCCAACAAGAATAGAATGGGAATTTTTATCAGAAAATACTAATTCAGACGCTATAGAATTATTAAGAACAAATCCAACAAGAATAGATTGGGATTGGTTATCAGAAAATCCAAGTCCTGAAGCTATAGAATTATTAAAAGAAAATAGTGAAAAAATAGATTGGGTAGCATTATCAGCAAATCCCGGTGCTATAGAATTATTAAAAGATAATCGTACTAAAATAAATTGGGAGATGTTATCGGCAAATCCTGGAGCTATGGATTTATTAAACGAAAATCCTGATGAAATAAATTGGAATAAATTATCAGAGAACCCGAATGCTATGGATTTGTTAAAAGCAAATCAAGATAGAATAAATTGGGGTAGATTATCAAAAAATCCAAATCCGGAAGCCATAGAATTATTAAAAACGAATCTTGGCGAAATAAATTGGTATTTATTATCAGCAAATCCATCGGCTATAGAACTATTAAGAGAATATCAAGATAATATTAACTGGAATTATTTATCAGGAAATCCAAGCATATTCAGTGAAATATTAGTGTAATTATAATTTATCAAGGTATTTATCTATATTAATTCATATGTGTCAGATTTGATAGATGTATCCTAAATGTATTCAAAAGATTCGCATACACTACTTATTTATTTTTGAGTACATAATTTTATTTTTTCTTAAATTTTTACAAAACTTTTAAATTACTTATTTTTTTTAATTATGTACTCAAAAATATATATATAGATTAATTAAGTTAATAATATAATTATGAAGGTTATTAAAAGAAATGGAGAGTTCGAGGATGTTAGTTTCGATAAAGTTCTTATGCGTCTTAAAAATTTATCAAAAGATTTGACTATAAACGTATCAGAACTTGCTCAAAAAGTATGTGCCAGAATATATGATGGTGTAAAAACATGCGAATTAGATGAAATGGCTGCTTATTTGTGTAGTAGTATGTCTTTAAATAACCCTGAATATAATATACTCGCTTCTCGTATTATTATTTCAAATCATCATAAAAATACATCTCCGTCTTTTTCAGAGACTGTAATTACATTATATAATAATAAAGATATTCATAATAATAGTTATCCATTAGTATCTGATGAACTATATAATATTGTTTCTAAAAATAAAGAAAAATTAAATACCTATATTGATTATCAACGAGATTATCTATTCGATTATTTTGGATTTAAAACATTAGAACGAGCCTATTTAATTAAAGTTGGTAAAAAAATTATTGAAAGACCTCAACATATGTGGATGAGAGTGGCGATTGGAATACACGGAAATGATATTAAAGATGTTTTACAGACATACGATTTATTAAGCAAGAAATATTTTACTCATGCTACTCCTACATTATTTAATTCGGGAACAAAAAGACCACAATTAAGTAGTTGTTTTTTATGTTCAATTAATGATGATAGTATATCTGGTATTTATGATTCCTTAAAAGAAATGGCCTTAATTTCTAAATATGCTGGAGGTATAGGAGTTCATATTCATCAAGTAAGAGGAAAAGGTAGTTATATTCGCGGTACAAATGGTACATCAAATGGTATTATACCTATGTTAAGAGTAATTAATAGTACAGCAAGATATGTTGATCAAGCAGGAAAAAGATTAGGAAGTATAGCTGTATATCTTGAAACATGGCATTGTGATATCGAAGCATTTTTAGAATTAAAAAAGAATCATGGAAGCGAAGAAGAAAGATGTCGTGATTTATTTATGGCTTTGTGGGTTTCTGATTTATTTATGGAAAGAGTTAAAAATAATAAATTATGGTCTTTGATGTGTCCAGATAAATGCCCTGGATTAAGTGATGTTTATGGAGACGAATTTAACAAACTTTATGAAAAGTATGAAAGTGAAGAAAAGTATAATAAGCAAATTAATGCTCAAGATTTATGGTTTAAAATTTTAGAAGCACAAATAGAACAAGGAGTTCCGTATATTTTATATAAAGATGCAGCAAATAAAAAGAGTAATCAAAAAAATTTAGGAACTATTAAATCAAGTAATTTGTGTGCTGAGGTACTAATATATTCTTCGCCAGAAGAAACTGGAGTATGTAATTTAGCATCAATTTGTCTTCCATCATATATTGAAGATGGTGCTTTTAATTATAACAAATTACACGATGTTGTAAAAGTAATAACTAAAAATTTGAATAAAGTTATTGATAAAAATTTTTATCCAACTGATAAAGGACGCGTTTCTAATTTTAAGAATAGACCTATTGGAATTGGAGTTCAAGGTCTTGCAGACGTTTTCATGATACTCAAACATCCTTTTGAATCTAAAGAAGCAGCAAATATTAATAACTATATATTTGAAACAATATATCATGGGGCTGTAGAAGCATCTATGGAATTATCAAAAAAAAGATTTAATATTATTAATAAAATATTAGCTAAAGAAATTGATGAAGATATCAATAATTATATTAATGAATATGAAATGAAAAATATTAATAGCAAATATTGTGGTGCTTATAGTACATTTGAAGGTAGTCCTATATCACAAGGCTTATTTCAATTTGATTTGTGGGATGAGAAACCGAGTAATAGATATGACTGGGATAGTTTAAGAAATGATATTAAAGAATACGGAATACGCAACAGCTTATTAGTTTCACCTATGCCTACAGCATCTACATCACAAATTATGGGATTTAACGAAAGTTTTGAACCAATTACAAATAATATTTTTCAGAGAAAAACATTAAGTGGTGAATTTATTGTTATAAATAAGTATTTAATTAAACATTTAATAGATATGGGTTTGTGGAATAAAGAAATGCGTGATACTATTATTCTACATGAAGGAAGTATTCAAAATATACCAAGTATTGATGCTACTACAAAGGAGTTATATAAAACATCGTGGGAAATTAAACAACGTTCTATTATTGATATGTCAGCAGAAAGAGGGAAATATATTTGTCAAACACAAAGTTTAAATATATTTATTGAAGAACCTGATTTTCAAAAATTATCTTCAATGCATTTTTACGGACACTCAAAAGGACTTAAAACAGGTTCTTATTATTTGAGAACAAAGCCAAAAGCAAGAACTCAGCAATTTACTATAGATCCAGAATTTGCTAAAAAAAAAATGAAATGTGCTGAAAGCAATGGCGATAGTTGTATGTTATGTTCATCGTAACATTTTTTAAAATTATAAAAAATATATAACACACATTATACATTTATAATATATAATAAAGAGTATTTAATTTAATCTATATTCAATCATTTTTAGGTGACATTTTTAGAAGATTAACCTATAGATTTTGCTTTAGGAGCTTTAGGAACTTTAGGAGCTTTAGGAGCTTTAGGAGCTTTAGGAACTTTAGGAACTTTAGGAGCTTTAGGAACTTTAGGAACTTTAGTAGCTTTAGGAACTTTAGTAGCTTTAGGAACTTTAGTAGCTTTAGGAACTTTAGTAGCTTTAGTAGCTTTAGTAGCTTTAGTAGCTTTAGTAGCTTTAGGAACTTTAGTAGCTTTAGGAACTTTAGTAGCTTTAGGTTTTTTAACCATAAGCGTTTTTCTTTTTACTATTGAGTTTTTTTGTTTAAGTTTAGCCATTTCCTTTTCTATTTTAATATTAGCTTTAATCTCTTCAATTAGTTTAATCTGTTTCATAATTTTATCTTTATTTTTGATTTTGTTTTCTTTTAATAATTTTATCTTATCTTTAATCTTATTTATTTTTAGTCGTTTGTCTCCTCCCCCCCCCCTGTATCCACTTCTTCTGTATCCACTTCTTCTGTATCCACTTGCTGCCGCCGGTACTGATGCTTCTCTACTATCTCTATATCTATCACTATATCTATCTCTATCACTATAATATTTGTCCCCTATATATGATAAAATTTCTCCAATTTCTTTCCTGTCATTAACATCAACAATATTTAAATCTGTAATGAAATTATTTATTCTGGGTTTCAGGGGTTTTGTAGGATCATCTATACTTTTCATATTTTGTAAATAATCACCCATAGTTTTTAATATTGTTGAAAAATAATATTTATCAGCTTTTAATCCGGCAAATAAAGAATTTTCTAAATAGCGATGTGATACATACAAACTTCTTTCATCATCAGTTTTTTTAGGATTAGTAAAATGTGTTCCCCTATGTTCATCATTTCTTATAAATAGACTAATATGGAAAATTTCTTTTTTCGACGGAAGCTTATTATAAAATATAAGAATAAATCTTTCTGGATCAGCTGTATTTACCCCAATCTCGTATTTTCCGCTATATCTACGATTTATATAATCATTAATTTCATCTAATCTGTCGTACTTTATTCTTCCATCAGCTTCTTTTATTTTAGTAAAATAATCTATTAAATTTTTTACACAATCACAATAAAATTCACCAAGAATAGGAACCATATCGCTATCTATTTTCGGATCACTTGTAAGTGGGTTGGATTTAATCATTGCTTGAAGGGTATTTACTTTTAATAAAGGAAAATGACTATCGCCCATAAATACTATATTATTTTCTAATTATACAGGATATATATTATTATATAAATATATATTATTATAATAGTATATAGTATGTCAAATAATGAACCATTATTAATATCTTCTGATAGATTGACAATTTTTCCAATTGAACATTATGATATGTGGGAAATGTATAAAAAATCTGTTAGTGTATTTTGGACTCCTGAAGAACTTGATTTATCAAAAGACATAGATGATTTTAATAAATTAAATAATAATGAAAAGTTTTTTATTAAACAAATCTTAGCATTTTTTAGTTCAAGTGATACTATTGTAAATATTAATTTAGGAGAAAGGTTTTTAAATGATGTACAAATACTCGAAGCAAAGTTTTTTTACAGCTTTCAAATGTCAATTGAAAATATTCATTCGGAGACATATTCTCTTCTAATTGATACATATTTTAAAGAATCAAAGGATAAAGAAGAAGCTCTAAATGCTATTAATTATATGCCATGTATTAAAAAGAAAGCTGATTGGTGTTTTAAATGGATTAACGACGAAAAAGCACCATTTTCACAAAGATTACTTGCATTTGCTTTAGTAGAAGGGGTATTTTTTAGTGGTGCTTTCTGTAGTATTTTTTGGCTTAAAGAACGTGGTTTAATGCCTGGGTTATCATTTTCAAATGAATTAATTAGCCGCGATGAAGGTATGCATGTAGAATTTGCTGTTCTCTTATATTCTAAAATAGTAAATAGATTATCTCAAGAAATAGTTCATCAAATCGTTAAAGAAGCAGTAGAAGTAGAAAAGAATTTTATTATAGAAAGTATCCCTTGTTCTATGTTAGGTATGAACGCTGATCTAATGTCAATATATATTGAATTTGTTGCGGATAGATTACTAACACAACTTAACTATGACAAAATATGGAACTCTAATAATCCATTCCCATTTATGGATAGAATTTCAATTGAGAGTAAATCAAATTTCTTTGAAAGTCGCGTATCACAATATAGCAAAGCTAATGTAGGAGGAAAACAAGAACATTCTAAAATACGTGAATTTTCTCTTGAAGCCGATTTTTAATTATTTACAATTACTTAAAGAACTTATATATAATTTATATAATATACTATGGATAAAATTGGAAATATTTTCATTGAAATAAATAAACAAATTAATTATATAGTATCTGATTGCGATTTCATATTTTCAAACAATTATTTTAATTGCTTAGAGGAAATTTTAATAGTATTAAGAAATACTCTTTATAAATTACAAGATATATATTATAAATATATCTTATATCCTAAGTTAAAAAAAATTTAATTTTTATTACACAAATTATTATTTGTGATATTAATATTTATTGCGATATATCTTGTTGTGATAAACACAATTTTATTTCTCCGAGAGATGCTATAGTATATCTTAGAATAATAGGATAATTATTTTTAAGATATAATTCTACATTATTAGATAAATTAGTACATTTTGTAAATATAGATAAGTATTTTAGACTAAAAATACCTTGTATAATTTCCTGCTCTTCATCTGTACTATTCTTTTTTATAGTAATAGTTTGTGATTTTTCCGCTCCAAGTATAGTTTCTTGATTGCAAAAATCTCCTTTACAGCTTAAAATTAACTTATCTCCTATATTTCTAAATTCAATAAATTCAGCAAGATTATTCATATCACGAATAATTTTCTGGAGATAATTTGATGGCATATTTATAATAGTATGAAAATCTACAGGAGGTATATCTAAATTTAAAACATCAATATCTAAAACAGATAATTTATAATTAGTTTTATAATTTTTATCATTATTTTCAATAGTTATACCTAAATGATTAGGATCATCCTTTTTAATATATATAGATAAAATATCATTATTTGTAATAGTTTTAATTAAAGCATGGAGGCGAAGCATATTAATACCAACATAAGTTTTCTTAGCACATTCATATATTTCAAATTTTTCTGCTTCTAATTTAAGATGTATAAGAACTATATGGGTATTATCCATAGCAACTATTTTTATACCTGTTTCATCTATTTCTAAATTAACGTCCATTAATATTTCTTTAAGGGCATCTATTACCTGTTTAAATGTTGATGCTTGTATAGTTTTAATATTTAATAAAAATTCACTTTCCATATAATAAATAAAATATAATATCTCCTTAAATATTATTTATTCCAATAGAAGATAATATTATAAATGTTAATAGAAGAGTAGTTGTCAATGTTAAAATTATTAAAGTCGTATAATCAAACTTTTCTTTTAAATTAAATTTAGTTAAATATAGTATAATAAATAATTTGAAATTAATATATACATAGGAAAATATAAAATGTAAATTATATGATATACCACCATTCATATTTACATAATACTCTATATCATTTAAAATTAACTTATTTTTTCTATATAATTCTTTTAAATATTTATATATTTCATCTTTTTGTATCAACCAAGTAATTATAATTATAGTTGCAAACGTAACATTAATCAACATATAAATAAATACGTCCTTCAAATTTCTAATAAAATTTCTTTCTGTATTATTATCTTGATAATATATTGGATATTCTTGATAATTTTTTCTATTTTCAGTTGTTTTTAAGATTTCTTTAAGAGAAACAGGAACAGGAACATCATTTGCAACGCTCATAGAATATTCTTATTTAATGTATTATAATATTTTATTATTAGATATAGCTATATTAAAAATTATAATAATAATTATTAAATTTATGAAATATGTTATAAATAATTCATAACTTATTACATTATCAGCTTTATTTTTTATATTTTCTGGACTATCAGAATCTAATTTTTTCATTATAGATATTATTGGTTTTTCTTCTTTTTTATCTTCTTCTAAAGTATAATATTCTATTTTTTTTTTATTTATTTGATAATATATATTTTTAATAATATTCATTAATGCATTACTTGTATCATCCTTTATATTTTTTTCTTTTTTTTGTATCAATTTATGATACATTAAATTAAGTTTCATAGGGTTTTGTCTTGGGCTGATATGTTTGCTATTTTTATTATCATTATTAATTTTTATTATTAAATTAGTAGTAATAGTATCTATAAATCCCCCTATTTTATTAAAGTTTGTATGTCCTGTTATAGTTTCATCCTTATTAATATTTCTAAATGTATCGTCCATATCAATGTTTATAGTTGTTGTTCTTGTTTTTTGTTTTTGCAATAATAATAATCTAAACAATCTATTGTTTCTATAATTATCTATATGTTCTTTAAGTTGAGTTTCATTAGAAATATATTGTTCATTATGAGTTATAGCATCTATAATAGCCTTTTTTTCCGGAACATTTTTTGATAATAATAATTTATTAAAATAATAATGTAATAATATATTAAAATAATTGTCTACCATAATATCAATATAATCAGTTTCGATGGTTTTATATTCGCCAAATATACTTTTATAATTTGTATCAGATAATATATTTTTATCAAAAAAACCCTTTTTTAAAATAAATTTATTCCATAATACCTTACCATCAGAATTATTATAGAAAAATACATTATCTATAAAAAAATTTTCATTTGTAAAATTATTCATTATTTTATTCTTAATATCATATTGTTTAAAAAATTTTATTAATTTTTTTATTTTATAAATTAATTTATTCTTATAATCATTATCAAAAACAAATTTAGTAATAAAAGTTCCTAAATTATATTGTGCTATATCTCCTGTAGGATTATTAATATTATTAATAAAATTAGTACAATCAGCATTACTACTACCACCAAGTGTGTTAGTAATAAAATCATAAAATGTAGTATCGTTATTACTATTTAACTTGTTTGCTTTATCATAATATGTATCATAAATTCGATTTCCTAATTCGTGATAATCATTACCGAAATTAATGTAATCGTACTCTTTACTATCTAATCTATTTTTAGACTCTTCTTCGTCTTTTTCTCCTAATACTATATTATATTTATCAAGAGGTAATTCACTACAATATATTAAAGACATAAATACATTCGTTATTATGTATAATTCTAAATATCTACCTGTTTCTTTATTATTATAAGGCTCAGTATTCACTGATTTATCTATAATAGGTATAATCATATTATTCATATCATTTAAATCACGTTTATAAGAACTATTTAATACACCATAAATAACATTTGAATTATAATCCGTATTAAAATTAATAAATATTAATATATATATAATAAATAACAATAATAATATAATTGGCAATATAATTTCATATGTATATTTATATATTAATTCGACATTAGGTATATAAAAAAATATTATACATAATATTCCTACACCAAATATTGCTAAGATATAATATATTAATGTTTTTATATTTTTAATATAATATGGTCCTATATTATATTCTAAATCATAATATCCTGATATTTCTGAATTTTGTAAAACATTAAAATACTTTTCATAAAATGTATTTTCGCTATTATAAGAAAAATCTGCTGAATAATTATTTATACTTTCATTTTGTGTACTAAATGGTTCATATTCTATTCCGAAAAAAAGCTCTTCTTTCTTGACAATACCAAATTGTACATTAAGAGCACAATAATCAATAATTTTATTTTTAAGAGTTGTTATTTCAGCATCTTTAATAGCCCCTGGATAAATTATAATCCTATTTGTATAATCAGCAATATCCAGCAATTTAGCATGCTTAATATTATAATTATTTTTCTCCTTGTTAGTTATATCATCATTTATATCGGACATTTCTTTATAAAAATGCTTAAGTTCATTTATAATGAAACAAATTATTATTTTTAATAATGTATTTGATTTAGATTCATTCGCAATATTAATTTTTAATTTTACATCAAAAAAATCATCATATTTTGCTGATTTTCTAAAATCTTCTAAAGTTAAATTATTTAATATAATAATAGGGTCTTCTTTATCGTTTCCTTCTTTATACTCAGTATTTATTTTTATAGATTCATAATATATATTATATTCAATTGTATCAGATGGAAATAATATATTTTTTTCTATTTTATCAATATATTCTCCAATTTTACTTTTGTCTGCTGGGGCCGATGGAATTATTATATATTCATTTTTTATAGGATCATATAATAAGTCTGTTGCTTGAATTTCAGAAACTTTCTCTTTAGTATATCCTGTAGCAGTACTATAACATTCCTTAACAATATTACGTGAATTATATTTTGCTGATAATATTTTAATTTTACTATCTAAATTATTAGAGATGACATTAATTACATTATCATTAAGTTTAGGGTAATTATTTTCTGTAAATGATAAGACTATATTTATTATATTTAAAATTAAATAAGTAAACATAATTATGATTATTATATATCCAACACACAAATATTTATATTTTTTACCTTTAGTATAATTTTCATCAGGATAATGTAATATTTCAGCAAATTGAATAGATAGAATTATATATATCAATCCAAGTGATATAATTGGTAATATTACATATAAATATGTACTATTAATATTTAATGTATTAATTTCTTTTAAATATGAGTTATTAAAATTAAAATAATTAATATATCCTGCTTTATCGTAAGGAACATATCTTAATATTATTGTAAATAATACAGCAATTAATGTAATAAATGATAATATATATGGTATAAATTTAATAATATTAACAAATATATTACCATCAATATCATTGATTAATGGATAAAATATATTATTATATTCTATTAAATTGTAAAATAGATTTAAATATATTAATATAATTAATATCATTACCATATAATAATATGTTTTAGTATTGAAAATATCATTCGAAGATATTAAATTATAACTATTATCTGCTAATTTAAATCTTGCTGTCTCAGCTTCACAATAAATATCATTACAATTTTTTTTAATATTAATATCAGACATATTTACTATATAATAAATTTTAAATAAAGATAGTGATATATTTTTTAATTCATTTATATATATTATTATCATCATAACAAACATTATAAATAATAATGTATTCATTTTATAAATATAATGTACTTTATACCTTATAAAGAAAAAAAAGAATATTAAATTATTCTAAATGCTTTTTAATAGTATATGTAGAAATTAAAAATGTGTAAATTAAAATAATTATAAATGATATAGTTGTAAAGTTAGATTTTAAACATTTTGATAATATATATATTGACATGAAAATTAATATTATATAAGCAGGTATAAATCGCGTAATACTATCGAACTTTTCATTTATATTATCAATATTTACCTTATTATTATAATACTCTAATTTCTCTAAATTTTCTAATGTTAATTTATAATTTTTACTATTAGAATATGATATTTTTTCTATTAAAGAATTAAACTCTTTAATAAAATCATTATTTGAAAGTAAAGAAATATCAGGTTTAATCTTATCTTTAGAATATTTTTTTATGATTTTAATAATATCAGCATCTTCATTTTTATTTCCATTAATTATTAAATTTAAATCTTCTAATGTTAATTTATAATTGTTACTATTAGAATATGATAATGTTTTATTTTCATTTTTAATATTTATTAACTCTCTAATAAATTTTTCATTCAAAGATAATTCTCTCACCGATTTAATGTTATTACCTGAATATTTTTTTATAAAAGTAATAATATTTTTATTTTCTTCTTGCTTATCTTCCTTAATTATTATATCTAATTCTTTTAATAACATTATATAATCATATAAGTTAGTATCTTTATAAATTTCTGTAATTTTCTTTAAAATAAAAGAAAAAATAATTGTAAAAATTGCAACATTAAAGAATGCAAATAATGTTGAATATAAATAATAAATATTATCTTCATTTATATTATTTTCATATTTACCATAACTATTAACTATATTATATATATTTAATAAAAATATTATCCATAAAATAATAAATAAAGGTATATTATAATGTAAATAATCATTATAAATTTTCATTATATTGAATTGTCCATCAATTATACTATACATATGATTAAATGATTTCTTATCAGTTGTATGGCCTTCATTTGAAATATTAAAATATCTTTCTAATTTATCAAATTCAAATAAAAAATTCGATATATTCCACATATAAGTATTTTTAATTTGTTTATCTTGAATATATACATTTTTGTTGTTATTACAAATGGTGTTGTATAATTCTACATTATTGTTCAAATCTTTACAATATTTTAAATATATTAATGGTAAAAATCCAATAAACATTAATATTAAAATAATAGTAGTTACTATTACTAATTCAAAATTTTCAATCATATATTTATTCTAATATATTATATTATATTATAAGTTATTATAAAATAGGTCTAATAGCATTATTTCTATATGTTGCTGAATTAATATTATTTAATTCATCAAAAAATTCTTTTATTTTTCTTATTTTTTCACTTTCATCTACAGCATATGTATTATACAAGTTCTTTGTTTTATCATATGTTTTCAATAATGTTGCTTTAGATCTATCAAAATCTTTGTAACCTGATAAATCACCTGATAAACTATTTAAATAATTAGAAAAATTCATAAAATTTCCCATCATATTAAAAAATTCACCATAATCTTGATCTTCTGTTTGTGGAAGATTATATTTTTGTTTTTCATGTGTTAATTTTAAATCTTCAAATGTCATAGTAGTAAAGCTCATTTATTTATATTATTGTAATAAAAAAATAAAAATTGATTAAATCCTTTTAGATTATACATAATCAAATATGACTTCGAACAAAACTCTTTCTATTATTGTTAAGGACAAAATTGCCAATATGTCTGATAATTTTAGTGATAAAGAAATTTTAAATTATATTAAAGAAGCTATTAAAGAAGCAAAGGTTGAAGTTAAAACAAAAAGGGTATCAAAAAATAATAACAGCGATGAAAAGCCAAAATACTCTCTTTCAGCATATCAAGAATTTATGAAAGAACAGCAAATTGTTTTCAAAGACAAATATCCGAATCTTTCAAGCAAAGAAAGATTGGGTAAAATTGCTGAAGAATGGAATAAAGTAAAATTAGATAAAAAAAATAATGAAGTAAATGTTCCAGATAATGTTCCAGATAATGTTCCAGAAAATGTTCCAGACAATGTTCCAGATAATGTTCCAGATAATGTTCAGGAAAAAGAAGATACTACCGAACAAGTTTCAGTTAAAGTATCTTTGCCTACTAAGAAAAATAATAAAAAGAAATAAATATAATTAAATATAATTAAATATAATTAAATATAATTAAATATAATTAAATATAATTAAATATAATATTATATATATTTAACAAGTGATAAATATGTAGCAAAACCATCAGCAATATTAACATTATTATTATAATTAGACATTCTAATATCAAAATGACACCATTTATTTCTGTATTTTGGAGGAATGAAATTCATTAAAAATAAACTTGACATAAGACCATCGCTATTTTTACATTCATATCCATGATTTTTTACATCAGCTATTTTTGATTTTATATATGACATATATTCGAGCCATGCCGGTATTCTTATATTTTTTTCACCATATTTTTCACCATATTCAATTATCTTATTAGATATTTTTTCATTCGTTGTAAAATATGTAAAGCTACTATGACAATTTATTTTTTCTGACCATCCTGTTAATGTAGCAAAATCAAATATATAATCTGGTTTATATTTATTACAAGCATATGTTAAAGCATCAGCCATTATTAATCTTCCTTCAGCATCTGTATTTACAATTTCAACCATTTGCCCATTATATGCTTTAATAATATCATTTGGTTTTATAGATGAATTAGATACTATATTTTCTACAAGCGGACAAAAACATATTATTCTATTTTTATATTTTAGTTTAGATAATATATATATAATATTAATACTTATAGATGCTCCTTCTTTATCCATATACATATTATTCATATGCGATGAAGATTTTATAGAATATCCTCCTGTATCGATAGTAACACCTTTGCCAATTAAACAAATACTCTTTTTATATTTAGGAGGAGTATAGTCTATAATCAAAAATCTTGGCTTATTTATAGAAGAATCTCCTACGGCATTTATTAAATTTAATCCTATTTTTTTAATATCCTTATCATTATATACTTTTATTTTAATATTTTTTATACTTTTAAAAAAATTTATTGAATATTTCGAAAATTTATCAGGAGTAGACATATTAGATGGTTCATTTATTAAATTCCTTGTAATGTTAGAACCATATATAATAGTAATTAAATTTTTTTTATTCTCATTTGATAATTTGGGAACATAAAAATATATATTTTTATGAGATTTTATATTTTGTTTATATTTGTCAAATGTATAAAATCCTTGTAGAATTCTATAAATGAAAGCATCAATATATTTAGAATCCAATTTTTCTAAATTAAATATAATATTTTTTTTAAAGTTATTATTATACTTAATTATTATTTTAATTTCCGATGAAGCATTTATTATATCTAAATGATTTTTAATACATATATCGCTATTATTACTTGAAGAAACATTTATTATATTATTATTATAATGTATATCTTTAATAAAATAAATATTCATTATAATATCCCTAATAACAATAAACAAAAAGAAAAATAATTATAATTATAAATATAAATAGTTGTATTCCTTATTTCTTTATTTCTTTATTTCTTTTGTTACATCTGTAATAACAGAATTTTCAATTCTATATATTTTATCAGCAATTTCTAAAGCAGAATGTCTATGAGCTATTATAATCATTGTAATATTCTTTTCATTAGAACAATCTTTAATTGTATTTTGAACTATTTCTTCACAAACAGGATCTAATGCTGATGTAGCCTCATCAAATATTAATATATTAGGATTTCGAATTAAGGCACGTGCAATAGATATCCTCTGTTTTTGTCCTCCTGATAAAGAACTTAGTTCAGTACCTTCAAGAATAGTATTATATTTATTTGGCAATTTTGATATAAACTCATGAGCATTTGCTTTAATTGCGGCATTTATAATGTCTTCTTCTCTAATATTTTCCATTCCATATGCTATATTATTTGCTATTGTATCACTAAATAATATACTATCTTGAGCTACGTACCCTATCTTTTGTTTTAACCATTTATTATTATATGTATTAAAATCGATGTCATCAATATAAATATTACCTTTTTGTATAGACAAAATATTTATTAGACATTTTATTATTGTACTTTTTCCAGAACCCGAACTACCAATTATAGCAATTTTTTCACCTGGATTAATTTTAAAATTAAAATTTTCTATTAAATTATTTTCTGCTTTTTCATATTTAAAATATACATCCCTAAATTCTATTTTTCCATCAAGATTATTATTAAGAGGTATATAATACCCTCGTTGTTCTATATTAGTTGTATCAAGCATATCTGTTATTCTTTTATAAGGTTCCTTGCATTTTAAAAATTCATTATTATATTGTATAACAGCCATAACATTTTCATATAAACTCTGATTGTGTATAATAAATGATATTAGACTTTCTGTATTATTTAAATATTTTGCCGCTATAATTATTCCAATAGTTGTAAAAGTTGGAATATTACTTATTAACAATAAATTTATACCATATAATATCGTCTCTTTAAAAATATATTTTAATTGATTATTACTAAATTTGTTATGTTTATTATTAGAGATGTCTTCTGTAGCATATGTTTTTATAATTGAAATATGTGATATAGTCTCGTGAATATGTATATTAGTATTTTTATTTAATTCTTCATATCCTTTCATTGTAACTTTATTAGTATTTTCATATAATTTAGAAATTCCAATATTAATAGGAATTAATAAACAGACTATAATAGTTAATTTCCATGATATTTTATTAAGCATCCATAATGTAGCTATTACGTGAACAAATGACCGCGATACAACATTAAAATTTAAAGAAATACGTTCCGAAACTATTCTTACATCATTGTTAATATATTCTAATAATTTATTAACAGGAGTTTTTTCATAAAAAGACGGATGTTGATTTATCAATTTATCATATATAATTTTCCGCAATCTAATATTCATACTATTACCAGAATATGTAAAGCAAGCTCCTCTTAATGAACATGCAAACATTGCCAAAATATTTGCATATAATAAAAGTAATAATCTTTCTTTCGAAAAATCACCCAACATTATTTTACCCATGTGTTCATTTGCATATACACCATAATATGAACCAGCACATCCGAATATTAATCCAGCTATACTATATTTCTTATCATTATCTGCTAATTCAATATATCGTTTTAACAATTTCATATATTTATATATTTATATATTTATATGTTCAAATATTATTTATATATTTATGTAGTAAGGAGTTTTATTTATAATTTTCATAGATTTAGTTAATTTAGTCTTGAAAATATTACCAGCATTTTTTTTAAATACATTTTCAATTAAAAAATTTAATAATTCTACTCGTATATTAGATTTATCTTCTTTATATGTTTTAAATTTGCTCATTAATAATGTTAAGATATTATTCATTTCCAATGAAAAATCCATATTAGGCGAATAATCATTCTCATCAGAATCATAATTTTCATTTAAAAATGTTGGTATTATTTCACAATAATCTTTAATAATTTTAAGTGAATTATCATTATTTATTTTTTCTACCAATCCAAAATCATAAATCATTATATTATATTTACATGCTTTTAGATATATGCTTTTTTCATTAAAAATATAATGATAATATCCTTTTTCATTATTATAATGCCATAAAAAATTACCACCATGACAATCGTTGTGAATTAGAGAAAATAAATTATGAAATGTTCCTATAGATATAAATGTTTGGAATAATATATTATATAATAAATTATTATTCGATATTATATCTGGATTATTTAATAAAGAAGCTAAATCTCCGTTAGCTATTTCGTTTACAGAAATTAAACTTGATTTTTCGCTAATATCACTCTTTCTACATATACAACTTTTATATATTATTAAAAAATGTTTTGATAATTTTTTTTGAATGATTTCTTCAGTAATCTTATCCATTAAACTTATCTCAAATAAATTATCTTTTGTAGTTTTCATAACTTTTGTTGCTATCGGAAATACACCAAATGTATTTATTAAAGATGTTTTATATATCTTTCCATTAAAATTATCTTTACTAATTAATTTTTCTAAATTAATTATATTTCTTATCGTATATCCATTACTATTTGTAAATTGTTTCTTTTCTAAACAATCATCGTCTTTAATATCTTTTAATTTATTTATAATATAGTTTAAAAAATGTACTCTATTGTCAAGAGAATATTTATCAACAATTAATTTACTTTTTAAAAATTTAGATATTTTATTTGCATTTTTAAAATTACCATCATCATTATCTATAGTTTCTCTTAAAAAAACATTTTTTGAAGACATAGTAGAAGATGATTTACTACTTCTTGTTCTTTTAGAAAATATTCTACGTCTAATAGTTGCTTGAATAATTTTTAATGATTTTTCAATATCCTTATCCGTATCCATATCTATATCTATATTCTATAAATATATAATTATATAAATAGATAATTATATTATATGGTAATGTTAAATGAAAAATATTATAAAATATTTTTATGAATATATTGTCTGTGCTGATATAGGAGAATATAATGAAAAAAAATCCAATGAAATAAATACTAATATAACATATACTATACCACCATATCAATATAATAAAATATATGCATATCCGCTAAGATATGTATATTACTAAATTTACTAAATTATAATAAGCATCTATTTTTCTTACTATTTTTAAGTTCTTCTTTTGTTGGTTCGTAATTATTATTACTTATATCTATATCTTCAGGTATGTTTTCTTCTAATAATTTTTTAAACATTATATTTTCTAATTCTTTATCAATATAAGTATCATTAACATAAAATGTATATTTAGTACTCATAGTTCTTTCATTTTCTATTGTACCATATTTCATAGGAACATATTGATTAAAATCATTTTTATTGTTAATATCATAACCTTTAAAAGGATGTAACACTATATTATCTTCAGATATTACACCTATTATCTTAATTAATATAACATTTATTGTATATCCATTTGTTATCGCTACAACTTTAACATGTTTTCCTTGAAATTTACCTACTCTATATAATATTAAATCAATATCAAACATATAATATTCTGGATAATCGGCATTATTTCTATATCTTAGCATTAAATCATGTACTATTTGTATTTTTTGTTTAGCATCTTTTCCTGGCAATTCCATTATTTTATTATTGTTTAATTTTTGATCTATGAATTTATATATTTTATTATAATAGTTTAATAATAATTTAATTTTATCTTTATTTTTTTCAATTTTTGGATTTTTCCATTCTGTCCATTTGTTTCCTTCTACTGCTATTATTAAATCCTTACAATTATTTTTAAAAACCTCTTTTAATTTTTCATTGTAAGTATTATTATCAAATTCATAATAATATACATTTACAGCCTCTTTTTTAACATTAACATCGTAAGGAATACTTGAATTTATTATATGTCTATTCCAAGGATATTCTCCTGTATTTTCATACATAATGCGAGTATTAGATGGCATATATTTAAACTTATTATTATAATTTATAGTATCATCTTTCATATTAAATTTTTCTATTTTTTCATCTGTATTATTTAAATATCTCTTAATTACAATAATAAATATTATTATAATTAAGATTATGGATATTACATTGTATAATAATATTATATTACTATAATTTACATTCATATTATATGCTTCTATAATCTAATAAGGAAATTATTGTATTTAAATTTTTTTATCATATATTCATTATAAGTTTGTAGTAATATATATTTACACCAACTGAAAAGAAAAATAAGGCAAAACTATTATAAAATATAAATATTGAATTATATATTTTTGTACTAATATTATTTATTATATAAATATGTTCTAATATATACATAATTAGATAAAAATTGATTATTTTTGATTAATATAAAATCATTCACAAATCACTAACAAATCAATAATCAACCAAACACTAACAAACAAAACAAAGACTAATTGCGAAATAAATACCAACAAATTAAATATGAGCAACAATTTTGATAACTATGATGAAATCTATGTAAACATTGACAGAGTTAGAAGGAACAAGTCCGACAAGTCTAACAAGTCCGACAAGTCCGACAAGTCTAACAAGTTCAACATGAATAATAATGAAGATAAGAATAAAATTCTTATTAATCGCGAAAGAGATTCGCGATATGCTTGTAAAAATCGTAGGATTGTTAATAATTATTGGAAGATTTTCAATAATAGCCAATCAATTCCTACACAGGCAGATTGGAATTGGGATTTGTCATTTGATTGGGATTTGGGATCTGGTTGGGCATCAAATTATCAAGATAATTCATCTATCCAAGGATCTCCTGGTTCTCAGGCATCCCCCGCATTGACTTATTGTTCATCATCTTCATATCTAAAGTCATTTGATGATATTCCTTGGATTGAAGTGTAAGAAAAAACACAATATTTGCCAGCCATTGTAATAAATAAAAAATATAGAGTTGTAAGATAACTATATTTTTTTATTGATATGTATATTTCCAGAATATTTAATTTTTTATCACATATTCATTATAAGTTTGTAGAAATATATAATTAATACAAACATAAATAATACCCATGAGATAAGATAGTATATATCGTTAAATGCAAAAAGAGACTTTTTAATATTATATTTCATATTTCTATATTTCTATATTTCTATATTTCTATATTTCTATAATTTTATAATTTTATGATTTTATGATTTTATGAAATGATAAGAATATTTTTATTATTATTTAATTTTTTTATTTATATTTTCAGCAAACGTTATAATATATGTAATCGCAATAATTATAGAAAAAAGGGATATTACTATTGATAATAAATAATATATATAATAATTATTTGCAAATATATTTTTTTTTATATAATTTATAACATAATTATATCTCTTATAGTAAGGTAATTTCTGATAATTAAAAATCATATTATATATTTCTATAATCTAATACAGAAATTAATATATTTAAATTATTTTTTTTCCTATCATCAGTATCATTTTCAAACGCATAATCATTATTATTTTTTATTGATTTGTTTTTATTTGCTATTTGAGCACAACATTCTAAATCAGTAGTATCAGGACATTCGTAACAGAAGGGTTTATTATATTCTATATCGCTATATTTAGTAAATCCAATTCTTTTAACACCAATAGGTAGTTCGCAATATCCATTAACACATCCACCCCTATTATTATTATATTTTTTATTAGATTTGTAATAAGGACATTCATTATTGGAAGAGCATTTTTTATCCCATATACTATAATATTTTTTCTCAATTCCTTCCTTTGTATAATAAGAGTCACATTCAAACTTATTTATAATATTGTTATTACCAAAGCACGCATATATATCTTTATTTAATGGATTCATAGTATTTTTTACATTATCATAATTTCTTTCGGTCTGTAGCAAATAATCTTTAGGCAATTCTAATCGTGTTATAAAATTTTCTATTGTTTGAACATTTTGAATAATATCATATTTCATAGTAGGTATTAATGCTAAATCATTGCTTAAAAATATATCATAATTTTTATCATCATCATCTTTGTTAAAGTAATATCTTATTCTATTATAATTATATTCTATTACAGGATAGAATAATTTTAACCTATATATATCAAAATCTTTTAATCCATTTATATAATATCTTGAATATTTTAATGTTTTCATATATTCGCTACCGATAACAACGTAAGTAAATAAATAATCAAATTGTTTTTCTATAAATTTTAAATCACCCACTTTAATTTTTCTTAATTTTATTTTTGTAATATCTTGTCTATATGCTTTAACTATTGCTTGAATAAATAAATAATCGCTCATATAAATATATCCTATCGTTTTTCCGCTAAAATCCCATATACATTTTTCTACTCCGAGTCTTGTATGACTTAAACATACAAATATACCTTGATTATATACATCGCTTACTTTAACATTATTATTTAATATATATTTTGATATATATGGGTCTATTAAAAATTTGTATTTAGTTGTATTAATTTTTGGAATATTTGATATTTTATCATATTTTTTCATATAATCAATAGTACTTACTAAATCAGAATGTACTATTGGAAATAAATTTTTTTTGTCAATGTTTAAGATATTATCATTAATATATGTATAATCATCATCATTTGCAAAATATTCATTATATGTAGCATATAAATAATTTGTAAAATATTCATTATATACACCAAATACGTATAATATGTATAATAATATACATAAAGTAATTATTATAACAACCAATATATTATTCATTTTTTTCTTTCCTTATTAAAGTAGTAGATAAAGAATGATTTCAAGAAAAATTATAAGTATTTCTATATATTTAATAATAGTTATACTAATATTTGTAATAAAACCCGATATAATGTTTAATTCAGAAGGTGAAATGAAACATTTTGGCTATTATAATAATGAAGAAACTACAATTATACCTGTAATATTAGTATTACCAATATTAGCATTGCTATTATTTATACTTACATTAATAATTGAATGTATATATACGTAATATATAAAAATTATAGAATTAATGAAATAAATTGAATTATGGAAGAAAATATAGAATTATTAAATATATTATGTGGTAATATAATATTCTATAAAGATATATTAAATTGGTTGAAAAATTTTAATTATAATTTAAAAATATCAAAAGATAGTTGCATTATAATAACAGGTAAAACATGTATAGGTAAAACGTATTCAATCAATAAAATTTGTTCAATAATAAACTATGATATTATTAATATAAATAATAATAATTGTTTTAATTCTACAGAATTAACGGATATTATATTTAAAAGTACAACTTCTTCGCTTGTACAACAATTAACTAATAATATTAAAAAAAAGGTAATAATTATCGATAATTTTGATTGTATATATATGGCAGATAAAACTATAAATACAACACTTTTAAAAATATTAATAGATAATAAAATAAAGAATATACCTATAATTTGTATTGCGAATGAGGAGATAATTAGAAAAATAGGCGATATTAAGAAATTATGCAAAATATATAATTTAGAAATACCTTCAAAAAGCGAAATATGTAATTATTTATCAAATATTAAATATGAAAAAAAGAAGTTATCAAAAAGTTATATTGAAAAATTATATGATATGTCCAAAGGTAATTTGAATAAATTATTTAATAATCTCGATAAAAAAAATGATGAAATATTATACGAAGATACGCCTGACGATGACATTGATGTAAATATATTATATTTAAATACTTTTGATAGAAATAAGGTAGTAAAAATTATTAATAAAGAACAATGGGCTATACCTTTAAAATTTCATGAAAATATAATAATTGAATTAAATAATCGCAATATATCGCAGAAAAATAAAATAGAGTATTATAAACAATTTATAGATATTATGTGTCTATACGATTATTATATGTATAAAAATAATAATGAAATATGTGTTTCTATATTTGCTTATAATATATACCAGTTATCTTTATTTAAATACAAAAAGGGTGCTGTTCATAATTTAGGAAAATTTACTAAAATATTAACATATTTATCATTACAGAAAAAAAATATTAAGCAAAATTATAAATGTAATAAATTTCCTTTATATCAAATACAAAATTATCATATTAATTTGTGCAATAGAAAATTTATTTCCTTTAATTAGATAATCAAAAATAAATATGAATAATATAGGATCCTCCCAAGAAAACAAAGGTGTCGTAGAAAATATCAGTAAATCAATTGAAGAATATGTATCGAGCACTAAAGATAGTATAGTAAATAATCAAGTTGTAAATAAAGGTTCTGAGGTATTTAAAACGGGTACTCAAGTATTTTCAACTGCTGTAAATAATATGAATATGGAAAATGCTAAAGAAGTTATGATGGATACTGTTACAAATAGTTCAAGTTCTATATATTTTATAATATTCCTTTTAGTTTTAGCAGGAATAGTATGTTATATAATATACTATATAATAGTTGATAATGTAATATATCAAAAAAGAATATTATTACCAGGAACTGAATCACCTTTATTATGTACTAAATATACTAAACTTCCTTTTAGTGATGTACTTGATAGTGGTAATGGCAACAAAAGATCTTATTGTTTTTGGATATATATATTAGATATTCAATCGCAAGCTGGTGAATATAGACATATTGCAACTATAAGCAAAAAAGGAAATAAAAATAATGAAATTGAAAAATCTTCATTATGTATAAGAGTTAATAAAAATAGAAATTCTATCGAAGTTAGATTTGGAACAAATAACTCAACACCTTCACCAGTATCTTTAACTGAACCAAATAGAAGCTCTTTTTTAACTACTGATATAATGATTGGAACAACACCTATTAAATATTTAACAGGCGTAGAAATAAAGTATGTGCCAATTCAAAGATGGGTACATGTAGGTATTGTAATAAATGATAATGGCGGTGGAAGTATAACAACTTACATAGATGGAAATTTTGTCGAAACAATAAATAATAAAAATGTTAAAGAACAAGAATATTCTTCTGGGGCTCAAATAGATACAAATAGATTGAATTTGGATCATATTGGGACATTATTTGTAGGTGGAGAAGAAACTCCTCCTACTGAAATTCCTATGGGATTTTCAGGTCTCTTTAGCAGATTTACTCTATTTAATTATGATTTAAATAGAAATGATATATATAAAGAATATAGTTCAGGACCTATTAAAGGTGGACTCTCTTCTCTCGGTTTAGCAGCGTATGGAATACGAAATCCTATATATAAATTAAATAATACAGAACCTGTTGTATACTACTAATAAATTTATATAAATGTATATAAATTTTTTTATTTTTTATTTCCATATTTAAATTAGATAGATAAAAATTTTTAAAATGGAGTATCACCCTATTACGCAAATTATAATATCTTTAATAATATTATTATTAATGGGATATGTAGCATATAATATATATTTAATAGAACTTCGCCATATGTTCAAAGGAAATAATGATATAAGAAAAAGTACTGAGATATTTACCGGAATTTTAGATTATAATTTAGGAGAAGGTATGTTTAATACTATTAATAAATTGCATCCATATTATATCGAAATGTCCCCTTCTATAAATCAACAAGGAGGTGCCGAATATAGTTATAATTTTTGGTTATATGTAGATCAAAATAAATTAACTAAATTAAAAGAAAGTCCGGATGCAGCTCCTAATAAAAAAGATATAGTACTATTTTATAAAGGTGAAAAAATATTTTATTCTAATAAAAATAATTATAATTGTCAATATAAAAATGGAAATAATTATATTAATTTAATAACAAAAAATCCTCTTGTCAGAATAAATTATGATGGTACAAGTATGGCAATAGATTATAATAATATTTTATCACCTGATTCATATCAAAATAATTCTATTTATAAACCTTGCGAATTTCAAAGTCCTAATTTAGACTGGCACGAAAAAAATAAAAATATGCTTGGTATATATGATATAACTTTTAATAATAAATGGTTTATGGTTACAATTGTCATTAAAGAAGTTGCTGATAATAATAATATATTAACAAAAAATCGTGCTTTATGCAGACTCTATATAAATGGTATGTTAATTTTTGAAAATAAAGTAGAAACAATGTATAATGATGATATATATTCAGCAACAATAAAACATAATAAATCACCCTTTTATGTTAATCCAGAATTTGATTATGGTTCTAGTAGCGTAGATGTTATAAAGAATATTCCATATTTTAATATTAGAAAAGGTATATATGATAATGAAACAAAAAATATCGATGAAAGAGATAAAGCTAACATTTTAAGAGTAGCTGATTTAACATATTTTAATTATGCTATTGAGCAAGATAAGATAACGAGTATTTATAGAGATGGATTTAGAAAAGAGCTTGTAACTATAGTAAAACTTAAGGAAAGAAAACATTATGTATTATCTCAATATGAGTTAGACAATAATAAGATAAAAGAGTTGTAATATTAATATATATAAATATTAAAACAATGCCTCCTAAAATATCATTAGCCGAATTATATACATTGAAGGATAAAAAAGAGCTATCTAAATATATCACATTTGATAATATAATTAATATATGCCATAAAAAAATAAAGAACACGGCAACTATTGGTGGAATGAATATATTTTATGAAATACCATATTATATATATGGGAAACCATTATATAAAATAGAAGATTGTATTAAATATGTCGTAGAATCTTTAAGAAATAATGGATTTTTTATACAGATTCTTCCTGAACCAAATACAAATATGATATATATATCATGGAATCCGAACGAAATAAACAAAAAAAAATTACTAAAATAAAGTATATAAATATATATTTATATTTATATAATAATATAATGCAAATTTTTATTAAAACATTGACAGGTAAAACTATTACATTAGAAGTTGAATCTTCAGATACTATTGATATGGTTAAAAGTAAAATTCAAGACAAGGAGGGAATTCCTCCCGATCAGCAGCGTTTAATTTTTGCCGGTAAACAATTAGAAGAAGGTAGAACTTTAGCAGATTATAATATTCAAAAAGAATCAACGTTACATTTAGTTTTAAGACTTCGTGGAGGATGAAGTGTATAATAATTTTTATTATTTTTTTATAAAATTTTAGTAAAATATTAAAATGTTCTAATTTTTTCAATTTTTTATAAAAATTGATTATATTTTGTAAATAAATTATTATACAAATGTCTAACAACATGAACGTATTCGCCAATTCTCTCATCAATACTGATGAGTATACCGAAATTTTTAATGACAATTACGATGTCACTCTTCTAAACAAGTCAAATAAGCAGAAGTTTAAGAATGATTATAGTAACGAAATTCAATCTAAGATTAATAGCCGCATCATTCAATTGCGTAAAAGAGATGCTCGCTATTCTTTGAAGAATCGTAGAACTATTAATAATGATTGGAAGAGTTTTAATAACAATCAGTAAATTTAGTGTATTAGTTATGTATATTTAGAGTTGTGTTGTATACGTAATACATAATATGTAATATATATTATATATTATTTTTATATTTTATATTTTTTATATTTTTTATATATAGAATATATAGAATTATGAAAAAAACTACTAAGATAGTATTACCTAAACCAAACACTAACGTAAATATAGATACTTTTTTTTCATCAAGATTAATACATTTTGATGATGAAAAAAAAGGAATATTAAATATTGTAAAAATTAAAAGAGATTATATCGATTTACCCTCTACCGATAAAGTAAAGACTAAAACATCTACTGGTAAAGTAAAGACTAAAACATCTACTGGTAAAGTAAAGACTAAAACCTCTACAGATAAAGTAAAGACTAAAACCTCTTCTGGTAACGCTAAGACTAAAACCTCTTCTGGTAAAGTAAAGACTAAAACCTCAACCGATAAAGTAAAGACTAAAAGTCAAAGATATTATTAGATAAATATATTGTAATATATTAGATAATATGGCTTCTCTAAATTTAACGAAAAGCGAAACAAATATAAACAAACAGCTCGATGATTTATACGCACAAAATAAGGAAAAAATAATTGAATGGCTTGACAAAATTAAAGTTTATGATTTTTCTAAAGATAATAAATTACCTGGATTATTTAATAAATCTAAAATACAAATTAATACTGAAAAGGCAAATGGTGTTTATAATTTAATTTTAAAATGGATCAAAAGTAATATGGATAAATTTCCTAATTATGATTTTACAAATATTCCAAACAGCAATTTTATATCTTTAACACATAATAGCAAGAGTCCTTCATCACAAATTAAGAAATTCAGTACAGTTGCTGAAGTAGAAATGTGGTGCCGTAATTCAAAAATACACCCTATTAAAAATACTCCTATGCTTACTTTGAATATGGAATATTATAAAATATATGATAAAGCATTTTTGATATTAAAAAAAAATAAGGTTCCTTATGATTATATGAAAACTATTCTACCTAAAGATTATGTTTTATTTGGTTCTATAGATATACTTTATTATTTATGCATAAATAAAACCTATGAAAATATTATCAATGAAGTATATAAATTTAATAAATTAGAACTTGCTGTATGCAAAATATTTACTGAATTATTCAGAACTAAATTAATATCTTCTATAAGAGGATATATTACTCTAATTGGAGAAAATTCAAATATGACAAAAAATGAAATCGCATTATTAAAAAGATCTTTTTTTGGAAGGGCTTATAATACTATTATTGACTTTGTAGATTCGTTAGTTTTAAAATTGAAAATATCATTTTTTGGTAACAATTATATGAATATTTTAGATTATTCAGATAAAATTAAAAAAATAAAAGAAGATAATTATATAATTTGCTATTTCATAGATTTCTTAGATAATAATAAATTTAGCGATGGAACAAATATAATAGATTATTTAAATATAGAATATGCTAAACCTAATTTGCCTTCCGATGATTGGATTATGAATATTATGAAAATTTATAATAGTTATAAAGCTATTTATAATGATATTAACGATTGCTTTAATCCAGCTACAGGTATAATAGAAAATTACGAAGATAAGAAACTCCTCCCTATAAAAGATCCATTAGATGATTTTTTTGAAGAATTTGAGAAAAAATTAGAAGAAATTAAAAATCCTATATATTCACAATTAATTGATTTAACAACTTTTAAACCTAAAGAGAATTTAAAGTATTTAAATGATGCCCAATATGCTGAATTTAAAAGAGAGAGAAATAAATACGATGCATTATGGAAAAAATATCAAGATACTCAAAAATTATATGAAACAACAAGACAAGGTAGTAGCCCTAAACCTCCCGTAAAACCTACTATAACTTTACCTTGGGGAAAAGTACATACTATAGCCAGAGAAATAGACCCTATACACATAAAAGATGAAGTTATGGTAAAGTTTAGAGAAGAATATGCCAAAGTTGAACCTATAATTGATGAATATAACATTCTTAAAAACATGTCATACAAAGAATTAAAAAGACGCATGGGGCGTTCTCCAACAAGTGCCGAAATGAGATTGTTTGATGACAATGAATTACTTCGCATGACTAAGGAAGAAATAGTAGATAATGTTTTATATGATTATTCAGGATTAGCTGATAAATGTAGTGAAAGTATAGATATATTAACAAACGAAGAATTAGATGATGAAAATTATCCTTTAGCTAAATTACAACTTATGGTAAGACTTAAAGTTTATATTCCTGGCTCTACAAAATATAGAACAGAATGTATATATGCTCCTAAGCTCTATAATTATTTAATAAAATGTATAAATAATAAAGAGTATTTTGTAAATCCTGTAACTAAAACCAGATATACAGAAGAACACATTGAAGAATTAATAAAGGTAATGAGAATAGTAGATCCCAATATAGAACGACCTGTATTCGTAAAACATAGAAATGATAGATTATTAAAATTAGAATATAAAGTTGAAACAATTAATTATAATAGCTTACACAATAGTTTTGGAAATATAAATTCTATAACATATTATAAATTATATTTGTCTCGTACTTTAGGTGGTGTAGAATATAATATATATAACTTATGTACTATACCTGCTATTATTGAAATAGATGGAGAATTTGCATCTGGCTCGGCTGATATAACATCAAGTACTATGTTATTTAGAATATATAAATTATTCAATGATGGAATGTTATTATATAACTATGTTCCTCCATATCATTATGTATCAGCGACACAATTTCTAAATCACGTTTTTGTTAAAATATTTATTCATTTTAATAGCTTCAGAACACGTAAACAATGGATTAAAGATGATACAACAAAAGAACAATTTATAAATATGTTTAAAAGATATGCTGAAGAAATAAATAGTTCTATATATTAGTTTATATATTATTTTAATAATTTAATAATTTTTATATTAGACTATATTAGAATATTAATATGGCTTCTGTTTCAAAAAAAGAAAAAGATTTATATAAATCTTTAGATAAATTATATAATAAAAATAAAGAAAGTATTATAGCATGGTTAGATGAAGTAAAAAAAGTTGGAGGAAGTTCTGAAAAAATTCCTGGATTATTAAATAATAGTAAAATACAAATAATTACTGAATCAGAAGATGGTGTATATAATTTAATTTTAAAATGGATTAAAGAAAATAAAGACAAATTTGAAGGTTATGATTTTGCGGGTATTCCAAATAGCAAATATATATCATTATTAAATGACCCAACATCAAGTGTTAAATTATATAAAACATTTAAAACAGTAGCCGATGTTGAAGACTGGATAATTAATCCATTAGTTAATCCAATTGACGGAACACCTTTATCGCCAACAAGCGATCAATATTATGATTTTTATTCAAAAGCTTTCAATATTATGAGAAAAACTATTAGCTATGAACAAATATATTCTAAATTTCCAAAAGTGCATTTATTATTCGGAGAATTAGATTTTATTTATTATAGTTGCGTTAAAAATGTTTTTATAGATTGGGATAAACTATATAACCAAACTATTAAAAAAGGCAAGGAATATTATTTGTGCGAATTACTAACAGAAAATATTGAAAATACACAAAATAAATATACCATATTAGATACTGAAATTGAAATATTAAGAAATAGATTTAGCATAGCAAGAAATAATACACATTCAAGCGATGGTATAAATAATTTACAGATAATTAAAAAAATAGCTGATAGATATAAAAAATCTTTAGTTGGCTTAATTTTAAAAAAAGATTATATAGCAACTTATAAATACGAAGATATTTTAGCAGAAATATTTAAAGATATTAAAATAGTTTTTTCCCAAGGATATCAAAAAAATAATAAAGTAATTGCTATGACCGATTTTATATATTTTACAAAATTCAATAAAATGAATAATGGAGAAACTATTATTCAATTTTTAAGAAATAATAAAACTAATATGGTTGAACATACTGAATGGATTACAGAATATATAAATATATTTAAATCTTGCGAAGCAATATTAATAGATATAGATAAATGTTTTGATCCTAATTCAGGTATAATAGAAAATATTGAAGATAAGAAACTCCTTCCTATAAAAGACCCATTAGATGAATTTTTTGAAGAATTTGAGAAAAAATTAGAAGAAATTAAAAAACCTATATATTCACAATTAATTGATTTAACAACTTTTAAACCCAAGGAGAATTTAAAGTATTTAAATAATGCCCAATATGCTGAATTTAAAAAAGAAAGAGATGCTTATGATGATTTATGGGAAAAATATAAAAAGACCCGAGAATCATATGAAAAAAATAGACGGGGAAGCTCTCCTAAACCTCCTATAAAACCCACTATAACTCTTCCGTGGGGAAAAGTACATACTATTGCTAAAGAAATAGACCCTATACACATAAAAGACAAAGTTATAGTAAAGTTTAGAGAAGAATATGCCAAAGTTGAACCTATAATTGATGAATATAACATTCTTAAAAATATGTCGTACAAAGAATTAAAAAGACGCATGGGGCGTTCTCCAACAAGTGCTGAAACACAATTGATGAATGATAATGAATTACTTCGCATGACTAAGGAAGAAATAGTAGATAATGTTTTATATGATTATTCAGGATTAGCTGATAAATGTAGTGAAAGTATAGATATATTAACAAATGAAGAATTAGATGATGAAAATTATCCTTTAGCTAAATTACAACTGATGGTAAGACTTAAAGTATATATTCCTGGCAGTACAAAATATAGAACAGAATGTATATATGCTCCAAAGCTCTATAATTATTTAATAAAATGTATAAATAATAAGGAGTATTTTGTAAATCCTGTAACTAAAGCAAGATACGATGATACCCATATAGAGGAGTTAATGAAGGTAATGAGAATAATAGATCCAGATATAGAAAGACCTGTTTTCATAAAACATAGAAATGATACTTTATTAAAGATTAATTATGATACAAGAGAGTGTAACGCACTCGATTATGATTTCCATACATCTTTTTCTGGTATTATAAGTTTTTATACTATATATTTGTCTCGCGTGATAGGAGGTGTAGAATATCGTGTTTGTGATATTTGTACTATTCCAGCTGATATAGAACCGACTGGTAGTTTTGCTACAGGTTCTGCTGATTTATCATCATATACTATGTTAGTTAGAATATTTAAATTATTTAATGATGGTAAATTATTATATAATTATGCCCCCCCATATTATATAACATTGAATAATAATTATATAAAATATATAAAACTTCAAATACATTTCAATAGATATAAAACTATTAATCATTGGATTTTTGAAGATAATGGAGATGAAAGAACTAAAGAAAGTTTTATAGAAATGTTTAAACATTATGCTCAAGAAATTAATAATTATCATTATAATTAAAAATAAATTATTGTGATAGGGATTTATAATATTTTTTTTAATTAATATATTAATATATTAATATATTAATATATTAGAATAAATATATGTCTTCTCGCGAATCTGTATCAAGAAATGAAAAAGCAATATACACTTCATTAAATAGATTATATAAAACAAATAAGAATATAATTATTTCTTGGTTAGATAGAATAAAGACATATGATATTAAAGACGGAAGAATACCTCATTTATTCGGAAATTATACTATAGAGGTTATTAGTTCATCAGAAGACGATGTTTATAATTTAATGTTAAAATGGTTTAAAGCCAATAAAGATAAATTTCCCAATTATGATTTTACTGGTATTCCCGATAGTGCTTTTATATCTTTAAATTATAAATACGAATTGAGAAGTTGGATAAAAAGAGGCTATTTACTAAAGAAAACACTTTCAAAAAATCCAAATGCTATTGATTTTTTAAAAGAAAATAGCGATATAATAGAATGGAATTATTTATCAGCAAATCCAAATGCGATTGAATTATTGAGAGAAAAGATTGATAAAGAAAATAAAATGTCTGAAGATATGCTAAATAATTTATTTAATTATTATAAAATAGATTGGAATTATTTGTCAGCAAATCCAAACGCAATAGAATTATTAAAAGCAAATTATAAAAAAATAATTTGGAGTGAATTATCATTAAATCCAGGTGCTATTGAATTATTAAAAAAAAATATTAAATTGGTTCATTGGGATATATTATCATCAAATCCTGCTGCAATTGAATTATTAAATTATAAGGTCGAAGAAGAAAATAGAATGAAAAAAAGAGAATTAGAAGAATTAAGAACTGAAAGAAAGATTGATTGGAATATGTTATCTTCAAACCCAAACGCAATTGAAATCCTAAAAGCTAATCATAAAAAAATAGAATGGAGATATTTATCAAAAAACCCAAACGCTATTGAATTATTAAAAGAATATAAGGAAAATATTCATTGGGATGTCTTATCATCAAATCCAAATGCTATTGAATTATTAAAAGAATATCCTACTAAAATAAATTGGTTTTATTTATCATCAAACCCAAATGCTATAGATTTAATAAAAGAAAGAGTTGAATATGAAAATACATTAAATGAATATGAATATAAATTATTAGAAAATAATAAAATTGATTGGGATGGTTTATCGTCAAATCCAAATGCGATTGAATTATTAAGTGAAAATCGTGATAAAATAAATTGGGAGATAATATCTTCTAATCCCAGTATATTTGAACAGATAGATAGAAAAACTAAAACATTTAATAAAATTGCTGATGTTGAAAGATGGGCTATTACTCCTGATATAAATCCAATACATGGTACAAAGATGTCTTTTATAAGTAAAGAATATCAAGCTATATATACCAAAGCTTATGATATTCTTGAAGAAAAATATTATGAAGATGATGAATATATATTAGAACATTTACCAGATGTACATTTATTATTTGAAAATATAGATTTGGTTCATTATAATTGTATTAAAAATAAAAATCCCAATTATAAAGAATTATATAATAATAAAATATCCGAACTACGAATATGCGAGTTTTTATCAGAGTATATTGATGGTATTGATATAAATGGAACAATATTAGAAATTGAAATTGAAATAATTAAAAATATATTTAGTAATAATATTATCAAATCTACTGAAACTAAAAGTAATTTATTTATAATTAAAAGCTTATTTGATAAATATAATAAAGGGTTAATAAATGCTTTTTTATCAAAAGATTTTATGATGTATCACACATATCCTGCTATTATGAATACTATTGAACTTAATAATATTAAGAATCCTGTTTATTATTTTATAAAATTTTTAGAAAATAATAATATGAATAATGGAGAAAAAATAATTAAGTATTTTATAAATAGATTAAAAAAACCTAATCCTCCACATTGGTTATCATGTGCTTTAAAGCTAATTAATGATTATAAGACACTTTATAAAGATATAGATAAATGTTTTAATCCTGAATCTGGTATAATAGAAAATTATGAAGATAAACAATTGCTTCCTATAGTAGATCCATTAGAAAATTTCTTTGAAGATTTTGAAAAAAAATTAAAAAAGATAAAAAAACCTATCTATTCACAATTAATTGATTTTACTACATTTAAAGCTAAAGATGTTAAATTTTATTTAAATGATGTAGAATATTCTAAATTTAAAAAAATAAAAGATAAATATGATATTGAAAAAAAAAGATACGATGAAAAATCTTATAAAATGTATGAAGAATCTCTTAAAAACGATGGAACTACAACAAGAAAAGATAGTAGTCCAAAGCCACCTGAAAAACCTATATTTGAACTTTCTAATGGAAAAAAACATGTAATTGGTAGAGATTTAGATCCTATACATATTAAAGATAATGCATTAAAAACTTTTAACATAGAATATCAAAAAGCTTTACCTGTTATTGAAGAATATAATAAGATTAAAAATATGTCTTATTTAGAGCTAAAAAAATATTTTGATAATTCATCATCTCCTTCAAGTGCTTCAAAAAGAATAATTAAAGAAAATAAATTACTTCACATGACTAAGGAAGAAATAGTAGATAATGTTTTATATGATTATTCAGGATTAGCAGATAAATGCAGTGAAAGCATAGATGTATTAACAAATGAGGAATTAGATGATGAAAATTATCCTTTAGCTAAATTACAACTTATGGTAAGACTTAAAGTTTATATTCCTGGAAGTACAAAATATAGAACAGAATGTATATATGCTCCAAAGCTTTATAATTATTTAATAAAATGTATAAATAATAAAGAGTATTTCATAAATCCTGTGACTAAATCAAGATACACAGAAGAACATATAGAGGAGTTAATGAATGTAATGAGAATAATAGATCCTAATATAGAAAGACCAGTATTCATAAAACATAGAAATGATACTATGTTAAAAATAAAATATTCTATAATTGAAATTGATGATAATTTTGACGAATCTTTGGGAAGTATTATAAGATTTTATAATATATATCTGACGCGTAAGATTGGGGATAAGGAATATAACGTATATAATATATGTGTAATTCCAGCTGATATAGAACCGACTGGTAGTTTTGCTACAGGTTCTGCTGATTTATCATCATATACTATGTTAGTTAGAATATTTAAATTATTTAATGATGGTAAATTATTGCATACTTATACACCGCCTTATTTTATCCCAATACAAGATGATGGTGAATTTTACTATCAATATATTAAACCATTAATACATTTTAATAAGTATAAAAATATAGATGATTGGATTTATGATGATAAGTTCTTAAAATCAAAAGACGAATTTATAGAAATGTTTAAACGTTATGCTGAAGAAATTAATAATTATCATTATAATTAAAAATATATTAATATGATTGAGATTGATGAGATTGATAATATTTTTTTTTATTATAATATATAATTATATTAGAATAGTTTTCAATATATGTCTTTATTAAATGAAAAAAGTATTCATAAAGCGTTAGATGAATTATACTTAGAAAATAATAGAATTATTAAATGGTTAGATGAAATTAAAAAACCAGAAAATCAAAAAGATGGGAAAATACCTAATTTATTTTTAAAATCGATAACCAAAATAAAAATAGATGGCGATACCTATAATTTAATTTTAATTTGGATTATGAAAAATATTGATAAATTTGAAGGATATGATTTTACAGGTATTCCTGAAAGTCAAAATGTATCTTTAATTGATTTAAAAAATGTGAAAAGTTTTACTAAAATAGAAGATATTGAAAGATGGATTTCTAATCCTGAAATAAATCCTTATGATGGAACACCTTTACTTCCTTCAAGTGATATATATTATAATATTTATGTAAAAGCTTTTAATATTTTAAAGAAAAATAATATTTCTGATAATAATATTAGATTTAAATTACCATTAAATCATGTATTATTTGGAGATATTGATTTAAATTATTATAAATATCTTAAAGAAAAAGTACCAGATTTAGATGTTAAATCATACCCAATATTATTTAAATATAATAATAAAAATCTAATTATTTGTGATTTCCTAATAGAAGATATAAATGGAATATATTATAGACAAACTATTTTTGAAACTGAAATAGAATTACTTAGAAATAGATTTACAAATAATAGTAGATCAAAAAATTTAGATAATATTAAAACATTGTTTAATGATTATAATCAATCATTAATTGAATCATTAATATACAAGGATTATATAGGCGAATATGGATTTAATAAAATAATGGAAAAAATAGAAGATGGAAATGTTAACATTAATATATTTAAATATTTTTTGAAATATAATATGTTATCAAATGGAGAAACTATAATTGACTTTTTTATTAAATTAAAGAGAGAATCTAATACACCACAATGGATTATTGACGCATTAGAAATATATGATAATCATATGTTAATATATAAAGACGTTGCAGATATTTATAATCCTGAATCAGGTTTAATCGAAAATATTGAGGATAAAAAATATTTACCTATCAAAGATCCACTTGAAGACTATTTTGAAATATATGAAAATAAATTGCGTGAAATTAAAAAGCCTATATATTCACAATTAATCGATTTAACAACTTTTAAACCTAAAGAGAATTTAAAGTATCTAAATAATGCTGAATATAAAAAATTTAAAAAAGAAAAAGATAAATACGAATCTCATAGGAAAAAATATCATGATAATTTAACATTATATGAAGAAACAAAAACGGGTAGTAGTCCTAAGCCTCCGGAAAAACCAAAAATAACTCTACCATGGGGAAAAGAACATACTATAGGTAAAGAAATAGACCCTATACATATTAAAGATTTCGTCGTAAAAAAATTTAAAAAAAAATATGAAAAGGCTATACCTTCTATTCAAGAATATAATAAGATTAAAAATATGTCTTATTTAGAGCTTAAAAAATATTTTGGCAATTCATCATCTTCTTCAAGTGCTTCAAAGAGAATAATTAAAGATAATGAATTACTTCATATGACTAAACAACAAATCGTCGATAATGTTTTATATGATTATTCTGGGTTAGCTGATAAATGTAGTGAAAGTATAGATATATTAACCAATGAAGAATTAGATGATGAAAATTATCCTTTAGCTAAATTACAACTTATGGTAAGACTTAAGGTTAATATTAGAGGAACAAAAAAATATAGAACTGAATGTATATATGCCCCAAAGCTCTATAATTATTTAGTAAAATGTATAAATGATAAGGAGTATTTTGTAAATCCTGTAACTAAATCAAGATACACAGAAGAACATATAGAGGAGTTAATGAAAGTAATGAGAATAATAGACCCAAATATAGAAAGACCAGTATTTATAAAACATAGAAACGATACTATGTTAGAAATAAAATATGAATTAGAAGAGATAGATAATGACGAAGATGCTGATTATAATGATATTTCTTTTCGCGGAATTCATAAATTAAATTTTTATAATATATATATATCTCGTAATATAGGTGGTGTAGAACATATAATATATGAATTATGCACTATTCCGGCTGATATTGAACCAACAGGTACTTTTGCTACAGGTTCAACTGATTTAACATCTAATACTATGTTATTTAGAATATGTAAATTATTTAATGAGGGGAAATTATTACATAATTATTTACCACCTTATTGTATCGAAATAGAAGATGAAGAAGAAGGTTACTATCAATATATTAAGCCAAAAATACATTTTAATAATTATAATAGATTATATCAATGGTTTTGGAAAAATGATGAGCCTATTACAAAAGACGAATTTATAGCTATGTTTAAACATTATGCTGAAGAAATTAATAATTATATATATTAATATTGTTTAAAAAATGATTAAAATTATTCTTTTTCTCAGATATTTATTAGATACTCTCTAACAATGTCATCAAGATTGAAAGAAATTTCTGAGAAAAAAGGAGATATATTATCTAAAATCTTAAAGGTAGACCCTAAAAGCCTTAAGGTATCTAAAATTCCTAAGCTTTTGCGTTCAAGTAGTTCTGGACCAAATACAAAAGTAATTACAAATATACAAGAGACAATAAAAAATCCTCTATTTAATCTCTCAATAGCTGATTATGAATTAATGTGTGGAAATAAGATGATAATTAAAATGATGCCTATTGTTTTAGAATGCGACGAAAAACAACTAAAAAAGTTCTGTAAATATATCAATGTCTTTAAGGAAAATATTAATTCATCTCCAAAATCTATTAAGAATAAAATAAAATCTAAAATAAGTCTAAATAAACTACCAGATGATTTGCTTACTAAAATTGTAGAAAAATATAAAAGTTTATTTAAAGTAAAGCATGTATTAAGAGATTGGATACCATTAAATAAACTAAATTGGAAATATTTGTCTGAAAATCCAAATGCCATAGATTTATTAAAAGCGAATAAACATAAAATAGTATGGGAAATTTTATCTTCAAATCCGACTGCTATTGAATTATTAAAAGCTAATCGTAATAAAATAAATTGGGATCTTTTATCAAAAAATACAAATCCAAAAGCGATTGAAATGTTAAAAGCTAATCGTGAAAAAATAAATTGGGATTATTTGTCTTCAAATCCAAATGCTATTGAATTATTAAAAACAAATAGAGATGAGATAAATTGGGTAGCATTATCATCAAATCCAAATCCTGCAGCTATAGAATTATTAAGAGAAAATCTTGACTTGGTTAATTGGGATTTGTTATCATCAAATCCGGCTGCTATTGAATTACTAATAGAAGAAGAAAATCAAGATAATATAAATACAAACTTATTATCATCTAATCCTAACGCTATTATCATATTGGAGAATAACCCAGATATAATATTTTGGGATTTTTTATCAACAAATCCGAACGCTATTGAATTACTAAAAGCTAATCCTACAAATATTCATTGGAGTTATTTATCGGAAAATAGAAATGCCATAGATTTAATAAAAGAGAGAGTAAAATACGAAAAAAGGCTAAATGAAAGACAATATAGAATGTTGAGAAATAAAAATAAAATAGACTGGAATGCGTTATCATCAAACCCTGCGATATTTGTGGAAACTGTTGTATAAACTATGATTAAAATTATTCTTTTTCTCAGATATTTATTAGATACTCTCTAATAATAAATCCAGCTGCTGTTGAATTATTGAAAGATAGAGTTATATATGAAAATGAATTAAGTAAAGAAGATTTAAAATATATGGATAATAAAATAGATTGGAAGGCTTTATCGGAAAACCCTGCTATATTTGAAGCAAAATAATTGTATAAAATAATAAATCTAATTATAGTTTATGCAATTATTTTGAGTACATAATTTATTTTTTCTTAAAGTTTCTAAAGTTTTCTGAATTTTCTAAATATTTTTTAATTATGTACTCAAAAAATAAATAAGTAAAGCTTTCATTCTAATATTTCATCGAATATGGCAGGGTTTCTCGAAAAATAACTCCAGTTTATGTTATCTTGATTTTCTTTTAACAATTCTATAGCATTTGGATTTCCTGATAACCAAAACCAATGTATTTCATCAAGATTTTCTCTTAATAATTCTATAGCTATGGGGTTTGGATTTTTTGATAATCTACTCCAATTTATTCTATCTTTATTTGCTAAAAGCAAATCCATAGCATTTGGGTTCTCTGATAATTTATTCCAATTTATTTCATCGGAATTTTCCTTTAATAATTCAATGGCAGCAGGATTTGCAGATAACATCTCCCAATTTATTTTATTACGATTAGATTTTAATAATTCGATAGCAGCAGGATTTGCTGATAACTCATCCCAATCTATTTCATCCATATTTTCTTTTAATAATTCTATAGCTTCTGAATTTTGATTTGATGATAACCATTCCCAATCTATTTTTGAAGGATTTGTTCTTAATAATTCTATAGCTTCTGAATTTGGATTTGCTGATAATAATTCCCAATCAATGTTATATTTATTAGCTTTTAATAATTTGATAGCTTCCGGATTTGGATTTTTTGATAAATAATTCCATTCTATTTTATTCGGATTTGCTTTTAATAAATCTATTGCATTTGGATTTTGTGATAAATTCCAATTTAAATTATTTATAGGTATCCAATCTTTTAGCACATATTTTACTCTAAAAATTTTCTTGTATTTCTCTATTATTTTTTCGAGGATATCTTCTGGTAATAAACTAAGGCTTCCTCTCCTTTTTGTTGCGGTAATGTTTTTTGCTGCTTTCATTTTATTCTTAATAGATTTTGGAGATGACTTGATATTCTCGGCGAAGACATTGATGTATTTACAGAATTTTTTAAGTTGTTTCTCTTCGCAACCTATTACTTTTGACATCAGTTTAACCATCATCTTGTTACCACACATAGCTTCGTAATTGTTTATACTGAGCTTAAAGAGAGGATTGTTAATTCTTGATTGCATATTAGCAATCAACTGAGTACTGGGCCCAGAATCTATTCCTAAAAATTTAGATAATTCATCTCCCTTCTTCTTAGTTAATCTTTTAAGTTTACCAGAAGACATTCGTGTATATAAGAGTTATTCTATTAATATAGTAAGGAAAAAACATCTTTATATAGAATCTCTTGATAAATAATTATTCTAATATTTCATCAAAAATAGCAGGGTTTTGTGATAAAAAATCCCAAATTATATTTTTAGGATTTTTTTTTAATAATTCTATAGCAGCCGAATTTGCTGATAACGCATTCCAATCTATTTTTGAAGGATTTTTTCTTAATAATTCTATAGCTTCTGGGTTTGGATTTTCTGATAAATTGATCCAATCTATATCATTTGGATTTGCTTTTAACATTTCGATAGCTTCTGGATTTGTATTTTGAGATAACATAGACCAATCTATGTTATTTTTATTAGCTTTTAATAATTTTATAGCTTCGTCATTTGGATTGGATGATAAAAGATCCCAATCTATTTTTGTAGGATTAGCTTTTAATAATTCTATAGCTCTTTGATGTGGATTTAATGATAATCTATACCAATTTATTTTTCCAAGATTACCTTCTAATAATTCTATAGCATTAGGATTTTGAGATAATCTATACCAATCTATTTTTTTGGGATTACTCTTCAACAATTCAATAGCTTTTGTATTTGGATTTGCTGATAGATAGCTCCAATCTATATTTTCAACATTCTTTTTTAATAATTCGATAGCTTCTGGATTTTTATTTGCTGATAAAGGGTGCCAATATATTTTTTTAGGATTAGCTTTTAATAATTTAATAGCATTAGGATTTTCCGATAACATCTTCCAATTTATATTTTCATAATTTTCTTCTAAAATTTCTATAGCATTTGGATTTCCAGATAAAAATCCCCAATCTAATTTCTCAGGAGGTATCCAGTCTTTTAGTTTATATTTAACCCTTGAAAAAAGGGTCTTGTATTTATTTACTATTTTTTCAAGGATATCATCAGGTAATGCATGCAGGCTTCCTCGTCGCATTGATGCATTAATGCTGTTTGTTGCCTTCATTTTGTTCTTGATAGATTTTGGAGATGACTTGATATTCTCAGCAAAGACATTGATATATTTACAGAACTTTTTGAGCTGTTTATCGTCACATTCAAGCACTTTAGACATTAGTTTAATCATATACTTATCACCACACATGGCTTCATAATCGGCCATACTGAGCTTAAATAGAGGATTGTTAATTCTTGATTGCATATTAGTAATTAGCTGAGTACTGGGTACAGAGTCTATTCCTAAAAATTTAGATAATTGCTTACCTTTTTTCTCTGTTAATCTTTTAAGTTTACCAGAAGACATTTATATCTGATGTATGTTCTATTAAATTATTAAGATTTAAAACAAGTAGTATAGAATATAATTTATTTTTTCTTAAAGTTTCCAAAGTTTTTTGAAAATTCTAAATATTTTTTAATTATACGCTTATACTACTCGCTTTTATAATTATATAAAAAATGATATTGTTATAAATATCTATATTATTCATTGACAAAATGCAAACAATATTAGAAGACATTCGAAATTATGTAAATGTCAAAGACAAATTATTAGACCTTTATAACAATAAGTTTCAATTAAAAGAGGACATTTTATATTTTATTAATGATTATTGTCCTGTTATATATGGTATATCTAAGATAAGTTACAAAAGATTAAGAAGAATTAAAGCATTTTGTCTTAAAGAGAAAAAATATATATATCTATTATCATTAATAATAAATAATAATGATAATTGTAATAGTCATATAAATAGATATATAGGATGTCTTACGATAGAAGAAAGAGATAAGTTAATACTATATATACATACTAAATATAATAATCAACTAAATAGAAATAATGGTCTATAAGTTTTATAATCATATATAGTCTCTTTGTACATTAAATAAAAACTACAATAATAACGTAAAAATGTTGTTATAATATTTTCTACTATTAATTTGTTTTCTATATTTGGAAGCACATTTAAAGAAAAAACTACTCCTGGAACAACTATTGCCCATATTTTTTTATTATCCCACCCTTGTTTTATACGCATATTATAAGAAAAAATATACAAGTAACATATAGCAAAATCGGCAAATTGTGAATAAAATTTTCTTAAAATTACATGATAAAGATATAATGGATATATTAAAGTTAAAGCATATACTATATGATAATGCGATGAGTTACATTTACCTTTCCTTACAAGTGTCATCATAAAAGCTGCTGATTGGATCGCATATAATGGAGCAAAACTTAATGTAGGTGAAAGATTTCCTGAGAATACAGCCATTATTGTAGCACCAAATTGTTTTTTAGCATATTCATATTTTATTTTTTGAATTTCGTAATCGCTTAAATTGTTTGGATAAGGCATCGCATTTGTAGTTCTTTTATCTACATCTCCATATTTTGCCGTTATTATACTTGCTGTTTTAATGCAACTAACTATAAATATATATTTTATAAGAGATTCTGATAATAAAGCATATATATATTTATTTTTAAAATAATCTAATTGTGTAGGCCACAATTCAAGTAATGTTATTATTGTTAAAATAACATGTCTACATGAAAATAATATAGAATGTAACCTAAATTCACGCCATATCATGGGACTTGTAAAATTTCTTTTTTCTGGTAAATGTATTGATAAAGAAGCTATTGGTAATAATCCGTGTATTAATACTGAAGAACATGAAAAAAATTTATTTTCAAATTCTGGAAATGATGTACCATATACTATAGCGTAATAAAAACGCAAAATAAAATTAAAAACTGCTAAAAAACCTAATGTTTTATGTATATGATATTTATCATGATTTGTAAAAAGATGTGCCATTATATATATGTATAATTATTTAATATTTTATATATATTTAATATAAGTTTAATATAACCATCTAAGATGGATATTAGAACACTCTGGAGTATATTGAAATGGGACACTATTTTGAATTAAAAGTTTTTCATTTTTATTATAAATTGTATTATCTTTATCATATAGTTCTTTAATGTTTTTCCAATCATTGTGATTAAAATCACAAGTATCCATTACATATTCTTTAATACTATCAAATCCTTGATTATGTATTTTGTTATTTAACTTATAATCTTCAAAAATTCTCAATAATGTATTACAATAAAGCATTGGACATTTTTTATATCCTTCTGTCTTGATCCAACAAGTATTTCTGAAATGCATTGAATTGCTACAATTGCACATAGTAATATTAATATAATTAAAACTAAATAATCATTTTTTATATATTAAACTAAGAAAAATAACAAGTATTTATTTATAAATTATCTAAAAGCATAGACGAATAATTTACATTATTTTTTTGAATAGTACTATACGAAGGCCTTTGATTGACAGTTCGTGGAAATAATATATACCAATTATCTATTTTTTGTAATTTTACCCAATTAACATCTATACATCCAATATCAGTTTCACTATTATTTATTAATAATCCAACAGCTTCTTTAAAATTATCTATTAATTTATCATAATAATGTTTATTAACTATATAACCAGTTGTTGTAAAACACGCAGACGCTTTATAAATATTATTAGTAATAGGTTTTACACCACCAGTATTAATTGAAGCCGCAAATAATAAAACATCAAACGTCATATTATTTAATTTAATATAATTTTTAAAATCAATGAGCATATTATTATATTTATCTGGTTCTGTAAATAATATGTCATCTTCAACAACTACAACATAATCTAAATTTTTTTCCTTAGCCATTTCTATAACCTTTAAATGACTAATACAACATCCTAATCTTCCATCATCTGCTTTAAATGCTTCAAATCTTTCATATTTCCAATTCATTCTTTTTAGCTCATTCTCGGTATTTATTCTTCTATCTTCATAATCTTTTAAATTAATATAGTAAACATTTTCTAATAAATATTGAGTAGATTCGCATTGTGTTTTACACATAGTCCAATTATCCGGAAATAAATCGATAGTACTATATGTTATTAAATTAGAATGATGCCATTTATCAGGATAACAAATTATTTTATTAATATTATAAGTTGATAAATATGCTCCCCACCAACTGAAAGTACTATTTGCTATAATATGATGCTCGCATAAGCTCATTAATACCAATTGTTCCCAATCTTCTATGTTATCCCCTGTCTTATAATATGAACTATTTGGGAAAAGCTTCTTTAAAGGGTTAATATATGTATTTAATACATAATCATTATCTTCTTCTTCGCAAAAATAGAGAAATTTAATATTAGAATTATTTGTTTTTGACTCAATATATTTAATAGCATTTATATAATAATCTATAGGAATTATAATATTATTAACATTATGAACTTTAATAATATCACCAATTCTAAAATGTAATGAAATCATTTCGCCAGGATTTACATTTATTTTTAATTTATTTATTAAATTATTTTTTATATTATTATAATCTATGAGTTTTAATATTTCGTCTTTGTAAGAATCGAAATATTTATAAGATTGAAAATATCCAGATAATTTAATATTTTCAGTTCTGGAAATATTAGGTAATTCATTATATTGGTTTGATTTTTCTTCATATACAGGTAAATTTATAGGATAATTACTTAAGTACTTATCTAACTTACTTAAAAAATTATTCCAATAAACATTTCTAAAAGTGCAACTTGGACTAAATGATTTTCTTTCTATTACAAAGGGGTTATTATATTTCATTGAATAAGCAATGATTGTCATTATTTGAAATAATTGATTTCCTAACCCTCCCATTATATCGATTGATATCATTTAATAAAATATATAAATATATATAAATATAAATAATATATATTTATATATATTTAAAGTAATATTGATTATGTTTGCTAATATTGTTAGATTTATTAATTTAAGTAACGAAACTCCTATTATAATTTTTGGAGGTACAGAAATAAAAGATGAACCAATATGCGAAGATAATAATCATGCTAAAAATTTATCAAATTGTATTGATAATTGGGTAATTGAAGATACATCAACAAACTAAAGTAATTATATAAAAATATATCGCGTAATATATATAATTATGAATAGAGCAATTCAATTATCCGCAATTAGTAAGGGTGGTCCATTTGGTGCTGTAATAGTAGATAAAAATGGAAATATAATTGGAGAAGGTCACAATGAAGTAACTTTAATAAATGATCCTACGGCGCATGCTGAAATAGTAGCTATTAGAAGAGCTTGTGCAAATATAAATAATTTTAATTTGGAAGGATGTACTATTTATACAAGTTGCGAACCTTGCCCCATGTGTTTATCAGCTTGCTATTGGGCAAGATTAGAAAATATTCACTATGCTAATGGAAGAGAAGACGCCGCAAATATTGGATTTGATGATCAATTTATATACGATGAAATAAAAAAAGAGATGGGAGATAGAAAAATTCCAATGATATCACATGATAATAAAATTGCTAAAGAAATTTTTAAAACTTGGTTTAAAAATACAAATAATATTAGATATTAGAGTTTATTTATATAATATATTTATAGATTGTATGAGTAGTGATTTTGAAAGAAAATTGATAGAAACAAAAAGAGTAAGAGAAAAATATCCAGAAAGAGTACCTGTAATAGTAGAAAAGGCTAAAGGATGTAATTTAAATAATATAGATAAAAAAAAATATCTCGTTCCACATGATTTAACAATCGGACAATTTATATCAATAATAAGACAAAGAATTAGATTATCTCCGGATAAAGCAATTTTTATATTTATTAATAATGTATTACCATCTACTTCAGCTACGATAGGAAGTATATATCATGAAATGAAACATGGTGACGGATTCTTATATATTTATTATAATGGCGAATCTGTATTTGGATGATATTACTATATTACTTAGGTAATATGTATTATAGTAATAAAAAATATAATATTTTTTTCAATGTATATTTATAAATATACAAAAATAAAAGGCAATTTATTGTTTAGTCATTGCTAAAATAATTAACATAATTGTTACTAATATCATAGGTATTAAAGACAATAAGGATATTATCCATCCCCAAGTATGACATTCACCTTTTGTCAAACAAGTTATATTATAAGCTGTTATAAATATCATAATTAAAAAAAGTATATATAATACTAAATAGAATCCGACACCTTGAACATATATATTAAGTGATATACATACTATAGTTAATATCATAGTTATTAACAAATATACCCATGCTTGAGTTGAATAACTTGACATATTTTTATAATCTTTCTATTATTATTAATATATTTTAGATTTTATAGATATTTATGAAATTAGACTATTCATAATAGCAAAACACATTGAAGTTCTCGGTTGCATTTCATTAATAGGATTAGATGCGAAGAATTGAATTAATGTTTTAATATTTTTAACATCGTTACATTGACACAAATAATAGTAAATATTTGAACAAGTAATAAGTTTCTTACTAAATATATTTGTTTGAAGATTTCTCAATTGAGCCAAATGATATTGAATAATTGGTGCATATTGTTTATCCAACTCTCTATTCATTTTGTATCTTTTGTATGTAGGATTATATGTCGTCGTTGACTTATAATAATTATATAGATTATCTTTGATAGTCGAAATAATAGTATGAACAAGATATGTAGGGTCAATTTCTTTACTATTATTATCAGTAGGCAATTGAATATTCGGATTATAGGTTGCAATATAATCTTTAATAGTATAATTTTGTTTATTTTTCATATATACTTCTAAAATATTCATCCATACATTTGGGTTACAAGGATCTGTTTCTTCTCGGTGATTAATATAATCCGAAGAAATTTTGAATAGTTTTGCCAATCCTTCACCCGAACTCTTTTTAATGATGATACCATAGCTCAAATTATTATTAATATAATTATAAGCTCCGGTAATATTTTCAAAGAATGACGGATATTTAACACCAAGATTAAACAACTCTTGAATAGATGAGCTATTAATATCGTACTCTTCTAATGTAACTCTGTTTTTAGTATTAATGTGAACGAGCTCTTTATAATTTTCTCCTAATACGCTTGTATAATCGATAATATGTTTATTTTCACTATGAATTAGAACAAATTCATAAGCATGATCTTTATTCAAATTAGAAACAAACATTTCGCGAAGTTTTAGAGATATTTCATCATATGTTCCTACCAAATTTGCTGAAATATCTGGATTTTTACTATACATTTTATAAAGTACTTCATCAAACATAGCTCCGTGCGACAATACTGGATGGGAGAATTTCGAACTATTAGCATCTGGACAACTTGAAGTTCCGAAATACCACCTATCCTTATAATAATAAATTGTAATAATAGTACCATCATATGCTTCATAATATTTATCAGTTTCATTATATAGATTTTTTACATATTCATCATAACTAATTCTGCGTGGAATAGAATTAGCATATGTTACAACAATATTGTTATTACAAGATAAGGTAAAATCTAACACAATACTACGACATTCTTCATATAGATTTTTATATTCTAAAACATTTCCCATTTTATAATTATTGTGAAGTAGAACAAGCTCATCATTATTTTTAAATTTCTTAACTTTAATATTAGGCCAAAAGTGATATTTTTTTAGTACAGAAATTAAATTATTAGCATATGTAGCGTTACTATCATAAGTATTATAAGTTGTAAGAATTAAATCTTTAAGAGTTTGAGGGGGGACATTAGAATTTAGCTGTTCGCCGTTCATTATATTAGATGCTTTGTTAAAAAATATATATATTTAATTGTTTATATCAATTTTTATTTTTTGTGGTAAAATAATATTAGTATTCTTCTAAAAAATAACGAAATTAACAATAATAATAAAACATGTATAATGTTGTTAATAATAATAAAAAAGTATATATTCTGTATAATATTTTTATATCAATATAATCATTTGTTAAAATATATGCTCCTATTATTATTCCTAATATAGAACCGCATGCTACTATACTTGCTATTTTAAAATCAAAATAGCCCTTTTTATAATAAAAATATAACCCTGGTAATGCATTGGGTATACTATTTAAAAATAGCGATATTGCTACTGCTTGTTGGAATGATAAATTATAATACATTAGTGCAGGGATAAATAGGATCGCCCCTCCCCCACCAATAATTCCAATAGTAATTCCTATAAAAATAGAAATTAAAAAAAGTTCAATTAGCATCTTAATATATTTTAGATATTATATTATAAAAATAAATATTATTTAATATAAATATTTAATACCTATTCTTTTTTAGGAATTTTACAATATTTATCAAACCATACTTGACCTACTTCTTTGGAAGCTTCCTCTACAGATAATTCATTTTTAATAATTTTATTTCTCATATTTAGAAAATATTCTAAACTTGCATAATCGAACCCATCTTCTTTTGTAACCATAGAGTATAACATAGGGTAACGTTCTTCAAAAAAAGTTAGACAATCTATATCTTGTTTCATTTTATTCAAAAGTTCTTCATGGGAAGAACATTTATTTTTATTTTCTGTCATATATAATATAATTTCTTGGACGATATTTTTAATATCATCGCTTGATAAACCATCATTTAGAAAATCAGCTTCCTTTCTTTTTTTTGATGATTTGGCTACCATTTTTTATTTAATAATATTATATGAGATTCAATCCTTATATAAAATTATCTATTTAATATAATAGAATAATGACAAAAGAATTAGATTATGCTGTTTTAGAAACTGATAATATTTTTGTACAACCTGTACAAAAAAATGCTGGCTTATATACCGGAGACGTTTTATTTAATAAAAAACCTTGGGGGAATAGTTATAAAACACCCCCAGCAGAACCTGATGCTGTAGCATATGCTGCGCATTTTTATGCAAGCCATCACATACCATCTGGAAATAGACCAGGAAATAATACTTTAAATACAAGTAAATATAAAAAATATACAGCAAATAATATAGAAGATAATTATAATTTTAGTTGTCATGTTAATGTTTAGATAATACTTTAGATAATAATATCTTGGATATTAGGAATACATTCAATGTCTTCCTGTTTGTTATTATTAAGACTAATAGCTGATGGTTGTATTTTTTTAATAATATCTTTGTGATTTCTTAGAAAATTGCAGATATAATTATATGTTTCATTAACTTGTTCAAAAGAAACTCCTCCTGTAATTAAAATACTTCCACTTTCAAATAGAGCACCAGTAACTTTTTTACATTCATTTATTTTTTCTCCTTTTCCTTTTCCATAACATTGTTTAGGGCATGAACAAATACCATTCTTAAGCGGATTACATTTATTCCAAAAATATTCTAATTTAACTCCTTGATATATACCTGGTTGAAAAGAACATTTATTATTGTATAAATTACTAATTAATATTTTATGGATCTCTTTCCTTTTTAACCCAAATCCTACACTCAAATTACTATCACAATATAGTTTAAAATCTGTATTAATCATTCTAATTTTGAAATTTTGATATTTTAAGTTTAATTCATAATTATCTTCTCGATTATTAATAATATCTTTATCAATATTATTATATATATTGTTGATATTATCTATAATATGATTAACTATAACTTCTGTATCAGTTGTATTTTTAATACCAGTTAACTGAATATTTCCATTCTTAAATATTTTAATATTTGGCATATATCCGTTATTTTTACAAATGATGGTAACTTGGTTATCAAATCTATTTTTTTTCATTTTATTTTTTTTACTTTTTCGCTTTTTTTTGGGGTATACTCCTCTTGATAATTCTTCCCCTTCTTTCATATATTGAACCCATACTATACCATTATCTTCATTATTATTATTAATAATTAGAATATTATCAAATAATATTTTCAAATTTAAATTAATGCCTTCACCTATATTTGCGTTACAAGTAATAGTTGATACACGATATGGTGAAAAATATATATCTTCTTCCTCTAAAGCCATTTATATCACAATAATAATTATTATAATATTCTTATATCATTTTTTATTTTTTTTCGTCTCAATTTTATTATTCATATTATCTGTGATATTTTTAAGATATGATGTATTTACTATTTCGTAATTATATGTTGTAGAAATCATAGGAGGGAGATTAAGTAAATGAGTTTTATCATTTGTTAAATGACCCTTTCTGAATTCTTCTATAGTTAAAGGTCCATTAAATATATTTAATAGAAATCTCGAAGGGGCAGGGCGAATCGGTTTTGTATGACCATAATGTTTACTTAACATTTGTATAAGACTATTTATTTCCCATACTTTGTCACTTCCACAATGAGAAGAAAAATTATAAGCGTTAGCACATTCGAGTGAGCAAAAATTTCCAAATAATATATAAGTATTTGAAGTTATATTATACTTATATGGCATGCCATATATTCTTTCTTTAATATCGTGGCAACACCAATAACAATTATTAGTGGATTTTATAATATTTTCATTATCATTCTTTTCTTTATAGTACAACCCTCCGCACGTTAAATTGTCATTATTACCTTCTTTATAATCGCTTAATTGTCTGCTATAATAAATATTATTATCATCTTCTTTTACATTAATCAAATTATCTTGAATAGTATTGTATATATTCGATTCATTAATATAATAACAATCTGGTTCATAAGGTTTAGGAATTTCTAACGTTTCTTCATTTATATTTATTTTAGTTATATCATTCGCAGATAGAGGCAATTGTAAAATAATATCTTCGTTTTCAACTAAAATGACATCTTTAACAATAGTATTCATCAAACCCTTCTTTTTTTCTATTGTAGATTTATCATCATTCTTTTTATTTTTACGAGGCATATTTAATTATAAACGCTTATATTATTTATATGTATTTACTTCTTTTCATCTACATAATTTTTAAAATATGTGATACCTTTTATTATATCACTTGTATTTATAGGCAATGCCATATTAGTTTTTTTTTCAAAATTAGTATTCTTTTCAATAATACATTTTTCTTTAATTTCTCTTATCTCCTTACTTAAAGAATTTATAGTATCTATCAAATATTTAATAATAAATATAAAAACTATTATAATTATAATAGTAAATAAATCCATAATTCTTATAATTATAAAGAATATAAAAATAAATTGTAAATAAATTGTAAATAAATTGTAAATAAATTTTAACTATATTTAAAACCTGCTGTACCATTTGATATTGTTAATATATTAACATCTAAAGCATAAATTACAACTTCAAAACCCAATTTATTGTAAAAGATACCTTTTTCGCCTAATATATCATGTATATATTTTACTCTACTATTATACGCGAGATTTTCCTTTGTCTTTAAAAATAATGATGTAGTTACACGGGTATTATCATATGATCCAGCGCTAATCTGTTTTTCCGGAAATAATGAAAATGAATAGCAGTATAATCCTGTGCGAGGAATATTTGTATGGTATTTGTAAGGTACAATATTATTATAAAATTCAGCATTATTGTCTGTACGAGATATTATACCATTCCATTTTATTTCTATATTTTCTAATATTCCCATATTTTCAGTATATTCGTGTGTTGCGGTATAATTTATATAATCGTTAAAATAATTAACTACATCACTTCTTCTAACAATCCATATTAACTCTTTTATATGATGAGACGCATTAGTTATTTCGATATTTTTATTTCTTTCAAGAGCATCAAATAAAAAATGTGTTCTTTTGGGAGTACTTATTACATAATCTATATTATTTGCATTTAGCAACATTCTACTTCTTTCTACACTATCTAAAAATACATACGAACATAGTATTTCATTTCTAACATCAAATTTAGCATCAGTAGGACTTACAAAATCAACTATACTTACTTTTTTAGAATGAACTAATTCATATAAATCAGGACCAACATACATATTTAAAATATCACTCCATATTTGATATAATCCATTAAATCCCTTATCTATAATATCTATTTCAAGTAATATTTCGATATTTTGTAACTTTAATAGAGGTAGAGCTAAAGAAGGATTTTTAGTAAACCAAAAGTTTAAAGGAACTTGAATTTGTCTTCCTTTTATACTTGGGTTATTATTAGTAGAACTATATATAGATATAGGATATGTAACGTTATATAGACGATTATTTATTATACTATATTTTGGAACAAAACTGAAAGGATTAAGTAATTCATTGACATTACCTATTAATTTATTATTTTTAACACCTTCTTTATTAGTTAATTCATCCCAGATATTTAACCATTCCCCATATAATGTTTCAATTATTACACCGCCAAGTTTAAATCTTGCTTCTTTTATATAATTATAACCTAAATTAGGGATCCATCTAAATCTATAATCATTATTAGAATAAATATCTGGTATTTTAAATGTGAAAAATAAATTTGATAAAAAATCAGAATATCTGCTAATTTTGAAATTAAGTGTAGCACCTTTTATAAAACCAGCATTTGCGTTTCCTTCTGGTGTAAGATTAAATTGTTCTATTGAGAAATTTGTATGTTTATTATGCGAATATTTATAATAATTAATTTGCGGATTTTGTGTAATAAATTGCGATAATTTTCCAATTAATACAAGTTGCATTAATCCAGCACCCATAATTTTTAATTATGTATTATTCTTAATAATATAAATTGTTATTATTTATATATTTCTTCTTATAAAATTTTCTAAATCTTGTTTTGTTCTATTACCTTTATATTCTTCAGCAATATCACCATTATTAGTTATTATTATTGTAGGAAAACCAGTAATTTTATATCTCTCAACTCTATCAGAATGTTCTTTATTTTCATATTTATTAAATTGTATATTTGTACCAAATGTTACTTTTAATTCTTCCCATATTCCAGAATCGTTAAATGTAGTGCAATGAGAACACCCATTCATATAATAATATTCGATTGATTTATTTCCTGTCGTATTTCCTGTAAAATTCTCCATCAAACTATTTCCGTTAATATAATACGAAAGCATAAATATAGAAATTAATAAAACTACTATTATAACTATCAATAGAGTTATATCATTAAATGCGTATGTCGATTTTGATTTTGCCATATATAAACTTCTAAAATATTGTTAGATAATAATTAAATCAATTGTGTATTGTTTTTAGATATATTTTTATATTGTATTTTTAAATTATTATTTGTTTGTTCGCAAATATCAAATAATATTAGAGAATAAAAGGGAATACTTGTATTTTCATTATTGTAATAGCGTGATATAAAATCTATGAAAATAGTATGGTCTATCAGTAAAATTCTAACATCGAGTGCTTCATATTCTATATTATTATCGTAATTATCTATTATAAATACATCGTAATTATTCATATTTAAAATTTTTTTATATTTATCTGTGTCATAGCATACTACTATTGTTCTATATACTAAATTATTATTATATATATCTTCTAATTTATTCAATATTGAACACATATTACTAATATTATGTGTTTTTGCCTTATGTATATTATTTACTTTATATGTTTTTATAGATTAAAAAATGAGTACATAATTAAAAAATATTTAGAAATTTATAAAAACTTTTGAAACTTTAAGAAAAATAAAATTATGTACTCATTTTAATCTTCTTCAAATAAACACAAATATATATCTCTAACTATATAAGATTATTTAATATAATTAAGATATAATGAGCGAAAAAATTGTTAAAATTAATATAGAGCTATTTAAAACAGAATATAATAATATCGTAGATATACCTTCTAATATTTTAGAAAAGGTAGCTGATATTAAAAACTCATATAGTTGTTTTAACTCGTATTATGATCCTAAAATGATATGGGCTAAAAAAATATTTAATAATAAAGATAAATATAACAAACCGAAAGTTAAAAATAGAGTTCATATAATTATTCCTGAATTTACAAAAACTTCGGAGACTAAAAGAAGTTTAATAGGATATCTTAACAAATTATCTAATAAAAATAAAGATTTCATATATGAAAAGCTAAAAGATATTATTGATAATAGCAAAGATACATTAGATGAAATTTTTTCTATAATTATTAATTATATTAAAACAAATGACGATAATATATATAGTGATATTTTAGATTTCTTCGATAAAGACTTTTTAACATCAAATATTAATATATATTGGGATAATTATTTAACTAATAAAGAATGGAATCCGCCTACATATATATATGAAAATAATCTATTATTACTAAACGATGAATACAATTTATATTGTGATTATATTAAATGGAAAAAAAGTATTCATAATATGAATAAAGTATGGGTTAAATATAAAGAAAGCGAGTTAATAATATTATTAAATAATATTTGCGAACACATAAATTATATAATAAACGAAGATGTGCATAAATATATATTAGATATATTATTAGAACAAATATATAAAATATTATGTATTAAAAAATATCCAGAAATTATTGATAAAGTAAAAAATATTGATTTAAAAAAGTTCGATAATTCAACAAAATTTTTAATTTATAATATTATTGAATTATAAAATCTAAAAAAAATTATTTCTATATAATAGTATAGAGCAAGAAATAGTATAATGAAAGAAAGTAATAGCCTGTCTTTTTATAGTAGTGTAATAATTCAAGCAATTTTTGCAATATTATTGTTAATAATCCTAAGTTATATTTATAAATTAGAAAATATGGGTTGTGAATGTTCAGAACACCCGAATAAAGATTTTATTAAAAACTTTACAATAATCGCTTTAGCATATTTCTTAATAACCGCATTTATATCGCTAAATAGCGTTGCTAAAAGCATGGGATATGTAGTTGTTCAATTACTTTCTATAGCAACTTTCATATTCTTCTTAATGTTTGTAGTATATATATACTATGCTTTTGATTATGTTAGATATTTAACTAATGAGAAATGCAAATGCTCAGAAGATTTAAGTAGAGATATTATATCTGTAGGAACTATGATATCTCTATTCTTATTCCTAACTCTCTTATTCACTATAATAATAATACCTATATTATTAAGCACTTTAAGCAATTTATTAAATAAAATCGAAGACTTCGAAGAAGAAGTTGAAGATACTATAAGTAATCCCATGAGATCTTTAAGAAAAACACCTGATAGAATAGTAAGCTCAGTTAAAGATGTCGCGAGCTTTGTAACCAAATCAGCTAAAAAGATAACTAATTTAAGAAAAAATAGAAAATAAATTAGAACATAATTAATTAACCAATATTTTATTTTTATTATAATTAAATATTTAAAGTACGCGCCCCTTTTTTAGGTCTTCCTCTCGCTTTTAATATTTGAATATCGGCAGTATCTTCTATAATTGATGTAATTTCTTCATCGCTTACAGACAAAGTCTCAATATTATTATCACTATCGTCTATTGATATTTTATTATGAACATTTCTTATAATATTATCAATATCTTCGGCAGGTTTTTTTGAATTTTGTTGTTCGTTATATTGGTGCATTCTTTGATTCTGAGAATTTTGCATTTGCGGCGATTGTTGATACATTGGCATTCTTGATTGTTGTGGATCGCTATTTAATGATCCAAATAAATTACTAACCATATTAAATAACCCCATTCCTTCATTTGCTGAACCCCTATTTTGAGACATCTGTGGCATTTGTTGTTCTGTATTACCTGTTATATATTGTTTAGCAGCAGCATTTTGAAATTGTTTCATTAATTCAGGATTTGATTTTAATACATTTTCAATATCAGGAAGAGGCTGTTCTTTAAACATTCTACTTGTTAAATGAAACATAAAAGCACTTCCTGAAAGAGATAAGAATAGTCTTAGTTCGGGAGCCATTTTTTTACCACTTGCCTTGTATTTATAATGCAATTCTTCGAAAATATCATCATAATCATTAATATTTTCATTGACTTGTTCAGACCATCCATCGAGACGAATTGATAGAGGATCATATCTGCTATTTAAATATTCTGTACCAGATATAAAAGCCATTAGCATTTTTTGTTGAAAACGTACACTGCCGTCAAGTTCCTTTTCTCTTATAATTCTATTATATTCAGATCTCATCTCTTCAATTTCAGAATTCATATTAAATTTAAAAGGAACTTTAAATCCCTTGGATTCTAATCTATCAAGTTGATATAATATTTCTCTTTTTTCATTTAATTCTAATTTAAGTAACTCTTTTGGACTTAAATATTTTTGCTGTTCAATCTTATATCCCTTTGAACCTTTTCTATTTTCTCCATAATCACCTCCTCTTTCACTATTTGATTTGCTACTTACACCGCTTCCACCACTATCACCGCTTTCGTTACTTTCACCACTATCTCCGCTTTCGTTACTTTCTCCACTTTCATTACTTTCACCACTTTCATTACTTTCATTACTTTCACCGCTTACACTACTATCTCCACTTACACTACCATGATTACTTCCTTTATTTTTAGAACTTGAATAACTTATACCACCATCATTGTCGTAACTATTAAATCTATTTACCTTAACAACCTTGTCCTTATTTTTATAAATAGAACCCATGTTTTTTATATAATTCTGTTTTCCACCTGGAGAACTTGCTCGCGATGAGCCTGCTGAAGATATTGATATAACATCATCGCTAATTTTTTTTCTATTAAATAATGAATTATTTATAGCATTGTTAGAAGATATATCGCGTGGAATATTAAAATTAAAAGATTGATTATTAAAACTATCTTTATTTATCTCTATTAAATCATCATTTTGATTATTAAGAGTAGAAATTAAAGCCATATTATATATTTATTTTGATATTAAATGTTTATATATCTATTATAATATTTTAATAGGTATTAATACGCATATTCTAAGTTTATTCAGTATTATGCATATATATTTTATTATAATTATTTATAATATCTATTTTACTATTACTTCTAATATATGAAATAGCCTGTAAACACGCATCACTTAAATCATCTTTTTTCTTATTTTCATTAAAAATCTTTTTTAATATCTCGTCATCTTTAATATACTCTTTACATAATTCTATACTCATCAATTTATTATTCTTATATTTTTCCCTTCTAAACCCTTTTTTATTTTTAGGGTCATTGCTATTTTTTTCTATATTAATTATGTAATTATGATGCTTAGTTTTTAATGACGCATTTATTAAAATAACATTATTAACCTCTTTATCCCAATATTTAATTAAACTGAAATATCCATATATAATATGCTGTATAGTTTTCATAATACCATTTAAATTTGAAGGTTGATTTTCTATTAATACATAATCTATGATATTTATATTATTCTGTTTAAGTTCACCTATTACATTATCCATTTCAACATAAATTCTCTCTGTAATATCTTCAACGCCTTTAATTTCTTTTTTGCTTTCTGCAAGAGCTATTATACGCCATTCAATTATTTCAAGCTTATTTGTTAAATCGTCTTTTTTAATTATACACAATGCTAAATTTTTAACACCAATATCAAAACTTACATATATCATTATATAATTATTATACTACTATTTCTTTATTACGTATTGGCAATACTCTTTTGCATTATTTCTATATTTTTAGAATTATAATGCCTTATGCTATAATTTTTTATTAATATTACTAAGTCTTTCCAAAAAGTATCATTTACATATTTTGAATTATATTTATTAATTTTCTTACATTTTTTATACAACCATTTATATATTTTCTCTAAACAAGTATCTCCGTCATATTTTCTACATATTCTTTGTTCTTTTGTTAATTTAGTTATATAATTTTTAATGTAGTTATTATCTATTTCATCAGGAAATATATCAATTAAATTATTAAATTTAATATAATTATACGAGGGACATATTAATAGATTTTCCTTATAATCTATAAAAGTAGGATTATTATCAATTATTAGAAGATGTTTTCTAATATCGTAAGATGATGGTGTTTTTATATTTTTTTTAATAAGAGGTAATATTTTAGTAATGGATTTTTTTATATTACCATCATTGTCCAAAATACAATTATCTCTTGTAAATAATGGTCTGTCGAATTTAAAATTATTATTTTTTTCAATTATCGCAATTTCCTTATTTGCCCATTTTTTTTCTGAAGCAGTATAAATATAAAAATAAGACCTTTGATATAATTTTTTCATAGATTGAATAAAATAGAAAAAATGCGGTCTCATAAGAAGCGATTTATTGTTATAACTATTATTTAATGATTTTTCACACAATATTTTATATTTATTTAATTCTTTTTTATTATACAATTTCATTAATTCCATTATATTATATATATCACATTGATATGTACAATTACCGATTATTGTACCATCTAAATCAATTACAAATATATAAGGTTCTATATTATTATTCATTAATAAATCTAATATACTAATATATTAGAATATTACATTATAATAGAAAAGGATTATGAATTCTTATGAATCGTACAAAACAATAAGTAATATATTGAGTCCTTTATCTAACACTATGGATTCTAAATATATTTCTAAAAAGTCTGAAGATATATTTAAAAAAAATATTAATAAAAATATTAAAAAATATTTTCAAAATAAAAACGTAAAATATAATTTAGAAAACAGAATATTTTATTATAATAATATAATTGAAAAATTATCAAGTATCAGAAATAATGAATGTTTAAATGTAGTTAAAAGATATAATGCAAATTCATATAATTATTTTATTAAAAATATAATAAGTCTTGAAAAACGTATTGGAAGTTCCAGTAAATATGGATATATATATATTGCTAAAATTAAAAATGAATTTGGAAAACGTCCTATAGCAGCAAAATTAATGGTTCAAGATTTTAAAAATACACATGAAAGTGAATTAAACAAGAAGATTTCAGATATAATAATAAAAAAAAAAATATCAAAGCATTTTATACTTACTTATAAAGTAATAAAATGTAATCATGATTCTAATAATAATTTACCAGATATAATTGATAACAGAAAATATATAATGTTATTAAATGAACTTGCTCATGGTGATCTAAAAAGTTTATGTAAAAAAAAAGAATTTTTTATGAATGAAGATATCTTATATAATGTTTTTTCACAAATAATGTTATCAATATTAACATTTCAACATTTTGGATATATACATAGAGATTGTCATTGGGGTAATTTTTTATATCATTATACAAATACTGATAACAGAGATAATAATAAATATTACCATTACAATATTAATAAAAAAAACTATTATTTAAAATCATGTCCATATTCTATATATATATATGATTTTGGATTATCCAAGAAATTTATATATGCTGATACATTAGATATTTCTGAAGATTATGTAAGATTATTACCAGCATTTATTAATAAAAATACTTATTATAGAACGTGGTTATCAAAATTTAATATACCTCCAAACTTACCATCTGATGATTTTTCAAATTTTATAATTAAGTTTGAAAAAACTATTACTAATACTTATAAAAATAATAAATATTTACAAAATTATAATTTTATAAATATTATATCAGATACATTAATAGATATATTACTTAATATGCCGAATAATATATTCACAGATAAAAAACCATTAAATATTAATATAATTAATAAAAAACCTTATTATATTAATAATAAGATTAAATTAAAATAATTTTATATACTTCGAGAACTGGAGAATATTATATCTAAATCTATTTTTTTGATATACTTATCATATCTATCTTCTATATATTCTGTCATACTTTCAAAACCTGCAAATATCATACTATCTATTTGTTCTTTTTTAAGTTCAAATTTCATACCTAATCTGGTAAAATTAATATTTATTGTGTTATCCAAAGGCAAATTTTTAGGATAATAAAAATTTTTTATTTTACTATTATTAATTTGTGCTATTAATACATCTTTTATTCTTAATTTATTTAATATATTAAATAATTGTTTTAATATATATATTAAACTAATATTTTTTGTTTTCTGCATTTTTCTTTCTTCTTTTTGTAATACCATTCCTATTATATTATCACACGGAACATCGTCAAATATATTTATTGGAAAATTATTAGTAAGGGCACCATCATAATAGTAATCATCTATATATATTGGCTTAAATAATAGTGGAATACACATTGAAGCACAACACGCATCAAATACAGATATATCAGGTGTATTTTCAATAGAAAAAATTTTATTTTCACATGAATTTATATTTGTAGAAGACATATATAAATTAATTCCAAATTTCTTTGATATATCCTTAAATGTTACATTATCATCTAAGTGGGGATATTTATATTTAATAAATTTTTTTAAATGAATTATTAAATTTTCCATATCACATATTCCATATTCTGTTAGTAATTTAATATAATTTTTAATAGGAACATTACATAAATCATAATCGCTAACTATTTTATAAATAAGGGTTTCCATTTCTTCTATTTGTAATTTAAAAGCAAACATTAGTCCTACAAATGACCCTATAGAACATCCTGCAATATGTGTTACATTTTTATGTAAGTTATTTAAATATAAATATCTTAAAGCACCTACAAACACTACTCCGTGCATACCCCCTCCAGATAAAACTAAATGAGTTATATTCAAATTTGAATTATCATTCATAATAATATAAAATATATAGTTTTTCTTATATAGACGATTTATATTCTTGAATATTTACATTATAATATAATAATGCTTCTCTTGATGCATTATTTTCTGCATCCTTTTTCGTATTTCCTGTAGAGGTAGCAATTATAGAACCATTTTTATCTTTGATACAATATGTAAATACTCTAATATTATCCTTTGTAATAATATTTAATTCTTTAAATTGTGGAACATCTTGTAAATAATGTAACATATGAGAAACAAGCATATCCTTATAATTATTTTTAATTCTTATTAGTTCGCAGAAATCTATATAGTTTTCAATAATATAGATAATCCAGCTTTCAACAACATAATATCCAGCACCACTAATAGGAGTCAAATTAATACTTTTTGGGAGAGATACTTCATCGCCTTCTGTTTGAAAATCTAAATAAAGAGCTCCTAAAAATGCTTCAAATATATCTTCCATAATCTTATAATTATTTCTACCACCTGTATCTTCAACCTGCTTTGAAATTATAGCAAATTTAGGCAAACCAATTTTATCTGATAAATATCCTAACATTTTTCCATTTACTATTTTTGTTCTTATTTTAGATAAAAATCCTTCGTTTTGATCAGGAAATCTAAGATATAAATAATTCGTAACTATCATTCCCAGCAAAGAATCTCCTAAAAATTCTAATCTTTCATAAGACATATCTTGCAAAGGTAAACAATCTGGAGGGCAATTAATATTACTTTTATCGAAATCAATATTTTTCATAGTACAATACGATTTATGAACAAATGCTATACGATATAAATTAATATTTTTAATTTTTAAATCTTTTAAACCATTATCGTTTAACAATTTATCTAAATCTTCTTTTTGTAATAATATATTTTTATTATTATAAGGTTGATTTTCAATACAAATTTCCATAGTTTTATTATGAATATTCTCAATTCTTTTCATTCTTATAATTTATATTAATTATTATAATTATAATATATCATTTTTTATATTTATATATATATATAAATATTAAATGTATTTTTCTTTTAAATAGAGTAAGATAATTATATGAGTTATCTAGCTAATGATATAAACAACCCTTCTATTCAAATAGATTCAGTTGGAATTGGGTTACAGCTTAATGACGAAGATGAAGCTAAAAATTTAAATAGATTAGATCTTGAAAAATATAAAGAATTTTTAGTTGTTGGAGAAAAAACCTATAGTATAAACACCGCTGATACAATAAATACTAAATGGAATTTTATTGTAAATGATAATGGCGTTGCTATAAATACATCGAGAAATCAGGCAAATTGTAATTTAACACACGATACGTCTTTATACGTAGATAAAAATATACATTGTTCCGGTATTATTAAAGCATCTGGACTACAATTTAGCAATATTATATTAGATAATGCAAACCCTATTACTTGTAATTTAGTTAAAGAATTTATAATTAAAACAAATGAATTAGCATTATCACAGCCATTTAAAAAAAGTATTTATAATACTGAATTTGCTAATAATTATAATAGTTATAATAATTATAATATTACAAATTTATATACACCTGGATACGTAACATTCGGCGGTGAAGCAGACACTTATAATAATACAAACCCCTTAAACATAGTTACAGCACCAAATAACAAATTTGAAAATATGCATATTTCAATTAGAAATGATACGAACAATGATTATAATGAACCTGTGAGAATGTGTATAGGCATTATTGGTGGATATAAAGAATCGCCTGCTATTATTTCAACAACAAGAGGAGTACCTTTAGAATTTCATGTAAGTAAATCTGCTGAAAGTATAAATTCTTCTTATGGAAATAGTGCAACACCTATATATAATAGCACAAGTAATGTACCTGCGATGACCATAGACGCTAATCATAATGTAGGGATAGGTACAAATATCAGTTCAAAATATATATATCAAAAAAAATCAATGCAAAATAATAAAACAAATATCGATGAAGTTGAAGATTATGCCAGATTAGATGTAAAAGGCTTAGTCGCTTTTGATAATATTTTGATTAAAGATTATGTTTCAGGGCTTTATAAAAATACAGATGATATATATATTAGAAATACTGGAATAGGTATTTTAAATGCGACACAAATAAATGAAGGTAGTTTTACAGGAAATCATTATTCATTTAATAATAATTTATCTGTAAGTAATTTACTTAATACTGAAAATATAAATGTAAGAAGTAATGTAGAAATTTTAAAAAATACAAAGACTGGTTCATTAAATGTAGTTAATGATTCAGTCTTTAATGGCGAAGTTATATTCAATCAAAATGTTAATTTTCAAAATACTGATCTTTTATCAATTAATAATATAAATCTCAATATTGAAAATGATATATTTATTAATAATCGACGCTTATTACCTATAGATTTGAGTGATCCATTTACCGGATATACAAAAACAATCAATAATAATGGTAGCAATTTTTTATTAATGTACATAAGCAGCAATATTGCTTCGCTTGATGCTAATAGTAATATTAATTTTCCAAAAAAATTAGGTTTAGGTCTTACACAAAATGATACTTTTGAAGGAGTTTTGAATATTGTGAAAGGTGATAATAGTACAAGCAATACATTTGATATAACTCTTAAAAATACAGCAGCAAATAAAAATTATGTCGCGAATATAGGTAGATTATCTCGTTTAGATTATAATGATAATAGTTTAATTATTAATACAAATCCTGTTATCGCGAAAAAAAATAATATATATTTTTACCCTGAAACTGATATTAAATCTTTGCCAAACAACTATTTATCATCTAATATTAATAATATATATCCTACACTATCATTATTAAAGAATCGTGTAGGAATTAATAAATTAAATCCAAGCTCTAATTTTGCTCTTGATATAAATGGCAACATATCATCTGTTGAATATTATATATATGCTGATAATAATTATAAAAAGACTAAATCATTCATTTATAATAAAGACAAAAATTATTTTAATGTTTTTGATAAATTATGTGATAAATATTGTATAAATTATGCTGAGAGTGGTGAATTTGCGATAGATATGAAAGGGCTAAATGTTAAAAAAGGTATTAATACTGATTACTATTTTCAAAATAATATTTTAACAGAAACATTAAAACGCGCCAGCAACGATTCCTGTTTTTATACAAATAAACATATATCTATAGGTTGGAAAAATGAAGAAAATGTAGTACCTTTGCAAATACGTAATATCAATACAACAGATTATAATTATTCAGTAATTCGCATTTATAGAGGAGAACAAGGTGCAGGAAAATTTAATAATGCTGATTACAGCGGTATCGATATATGTGAATATGATAGAGATTTTAATTCAGATAGAAATAAAGAAAGATGGTTTATATATAAAAATCATAAATATAATGATAAGGATTCAAGAAATAAAAAAAGTATAGGACCTTTGCAAATAGGTTATACTGATAAAACAATAGAACCTACATCATATGGTATGTCATTTTATTATAACGCGAGTAATTCAATGTATCATATAGATGTTAATAATCCAAATTTAACAGAAGATGATACATCTGCTATGACTATTTATGGAGATCTATCTGTACATGGTAATATCAATATATTAGATGTTAATGGATGTAATTTTAATTTTAATATGAAAGGCGTATCATCTCAATTAAAAAAGGTTGAAAAATACTTAGATAATATTTCATGTAATATTTTTAATAGTGCTTATAGTAATTTGCCAAACGATAAAATAATAACATCATTTGATATCTTTAGACCCAAAGATAATATTATAATAGACCCAATCATTGATATTGAAATACCTTTAATAGTCAAAAATGTTAATAATGGAAGTGATATAAAACCAGTATCTAAATTTATTACATATTCAAAAAGCGATATTAGTTATTCTACTATAGAACTTGCTATTTATAATAGCAATCTTTATTATTATTATGACAAAGATGATATGAAAAATAATATCAAAAGTTCTATTGAGATTAGTACATGTAATGATAAGAATAATAGAAATACTATATTAGATTTTAATATATTAAATAACGGAAGTTATAAAAATTTTCTTAAATTTATTAATACAAATAGTGCTTCGGGTGATATTGTAAATAGTATAGCACATATTGGTTTAGGTGATAATAAAAATTCAAATATTTTATTACATATTGATGGAAATTCTAAATATGGAATGCAGATAACTAATAAATCTTATCCAGCAAGTATTAATTTAGTAAATACAGAAGGGGGGAAAGATATATATTATAATATTTCTGGAGGAAATTACAATAACAATAATAAATTTAGTATAGGAGTTGATGCTAAAAACTATAGTAATTATGATCCAAATATTAAAAATATATTTACTATTGATACTTTTAAAAATAACGAATTAAGAAGAGGAGCTCGCTTTGGATTCAATGAAGATTTTGGTAATATTACTAATTTAAATAGCACAAATAGTGCTACCTTTGTTATTAATAGTGAATATAATAATGTATCTACGGCAATAGCAAATAGATATACATATGATCATATTTATAGTGGTTCCGTTAATATTGATTATAAAAATATATCATTATTAAAATCATCAAATTGGAATAATACTATTAAAACATATAATAATTCAATAACACAAAGTATAAATATATTTCCAGATACAGATCTTGATAATAATAAGATAAATAGTGATGATATTTTAAAAGAAGACTTTATAGTAAAGAAAAATAATACATTATCATCTACACTATTCTATACAACTATTCATAGTAATATTATTTATACAAATAATTATAGTAATTTAATTACATCATATGATAATTATAGTAATTATAATATAATTACTGAATATTTATCTCAAATTAGTAGATATGATAATAATATTTATAATAATATAATTGAAATAGTGCCTACTAAACTTATTGAAAGTGTTAATGATGATTTAATATCCGAAGAGCATTATGTAGTAGAAAATATAGCACATAATATACAATATACATTAGCTAATCGTGATATGGAAATAAATTATCAATATAATAATAAATATAAAAAATCATTAAAAATTAATTATAATGTTCAAATTTCAAATGATACTATAACAAATAGTATTATAGATAATAGCAATTATATTAATGTAAGTAATACCATTATTACTACATTACTACCATTTGATAATAGTAAGCATATTACTAATATTTTATATAGAGATATAAATAAAAGTAAAATAGTTATTGATGAAAATAATGAAAGTTCTTATTTAGAATATTCTAATTTATATTTGAAAACAGTTACAAATAATATTATTAGATATAATTCAAATTTGAATTATAATGAAAAATATTATTCAATACATAGTAATTATTTAAATATCAATACATCAAACACATATATTGAAAAACTTCTCAATAACACACCAGTATTTAGAGTATCTTCAAATATCACAGATAATAAAATAATTATTAAAACATCTAATTATTCTATAAATGAAATTATAGACACAGATAACAAAGGACTAATATTACTTAATTCAAATGTATTTTTAGATACTTTTAACATTTTAGGATATACATGCAATAATACTTTAATAATAGAAGATTATATCAATGAATATAGTAATATTGATACTAAAAAATTTAATATAGGAGTTAGAAATTATAATAAAACTAAATATTATCCTCATATATCCTTGATAAATAATATTGAAAATAATGATTTGTCTATTCGTAATACACACGATATATATAGTTATGATGGAGTTTTTGAAATAAAATATAATGACGTTTTGGAAAATGATTTTACTGCTCTTAGAATAGACGAAAAACGAAATTTACATATAGGAGGTGATATATATACAAATACTATAGATATTGCTTCAGATATAAAAATTGGAGGACATATTTATGATGTTCATGGAAATAATTTAATTGAATTACTTAATGAAAATTATTATAAAAATTATGTAATAAATGCTTCTAATATATATTTAAATTTTTCAGGAAGTAATGGAGTAGAAATTAATGTAAGTTCAAGTGAAAAATATGACGATTATAATTTATTATACATTAAAGATTATATTAGTTCTAATGTTTATAATGACATATTTGTATTGAGCAAATCTTCTAATTTAAATATGGATAATTTTAATTTAGATTTATATTCTGATTTATATGTTCATTGTAATGTACATATCGGAGGATATGGTGACAAAACATCTTTATTAATACAACAAAGAGGTAATGGTAATATCATAAGTGCTTCAAATCTTTCAAGAGAAGTATTTACTTTAACTAATAATGGAAGCCTTGGTTTAGGAGTTACTGACCCTCGAAGTGTCTTAGTGAATATGAAACAAATCAATGGAAGTAATATCATAAGTGCTTCAAATCTTTCAAGAGAAGTATTTACTTTAGCAAATAACGGAAGTCTTGGCTTAGGAGTTACTGATCCTCGAAGTGTCTTAGTGAATATGAAACAAATCAATGGAAGTAATATCATAAGTGCTTCAAATCTTTCAAGAGAAGTATTTACTTTAGCAAATGACGGAAGCCTTGGTTTAGGAGTTACTGACCCTCGAAGTGTCTTAGTGAATATGAAACAAATCAATGGAAGCAATATTATAAGTGCTTCAAATCTTTCAAGAGAAGTATTTACTTTAGCAAATGATGGAAGCCTTGGTTTAGGAGTTGTTGATCCAAGAAGTGTGTTAGTGAATATGAAACAAATAAATGGTAGCAACATCATAAGTGCTTCAAATCTTTCAAGAGAAGTATTTACTTTAGCTAATAATGGAAGCCTTGGTTTAGGAGTTACTGACCCCCGAAGTGTGTTAATGAATATGAAACAAATAAATGGTAGCAACATCATAAGTGCTTCAAATCTTTCAAGAGAAGTATTTACATTAGCTAATGATGGAAGTCTTGGTTTAGGAGTTACTGACCCTCTAAGTGTGTTAATGAATATCAAACAAATAAATGGTAGCAACATCATAAGTGCTTCAAATCTTTCAAGAGAAGTATTTACTTTAGCAAATGATGGAAGCCTTG